TTGAATACCTTGTAAGCCTTGGACTCCTTGAGAACCTGTTGCGCCTTGAGAACCTGTTGCGCCTGTAGTTCCTTGAATACCTTGTAAGCCTTGGACTCCTTGAGAACCTGTTAGGCCTTGTGCGCCTGTTGTACCTGTTGTTCCTGTTAGGCCTTGGATACCTTGTGTTCCTTGAGAACCTGTAGCGCCTGTAGTTCCTGTTAGGCCTTGTGCGCCTGTAGTTCCTTGTGTTCCTTGCGAACCTGTAGTTCCTTGTGAGCCTGTTGTTCCTTGTGAGCCTGTGTCGCCTTTATCGCCTGTTCTTACAAAGGTGACTATAATGTCGTCTGAGTTTGCAAATGTGGCTGGGTTTCCAGACACGTAAGAACCAGTTACGGTGAACCAGCCTGTGTTGTTAGTTAATGCTGTGATAGTAAATAATGCAAATACACTGGCATCAAATTTCTTTGCAATTCTAAAGTGACCCTTAATAGCAGAACTAGAGTCGTCAATAGTGTTAAGGAAGCTGGATACATCGGTTGTTGCATCATTACTTGCATCAACATACATCTGAGTTGCAGATGAGATTGTAGCGTTGTTAAATCTTATAAAACCGGTGCCTGGGTCAGCTGCTGTAGTAGTTGTGCTGTAGGTGTAGTCGAAGGTTGCTCCACCAAAGTTACCATCTCTACCTGTAAATCCTTGAATGCCTTGGACTCCTTGAGAACCTGTGGCACCTTGCGCACCTGTGGCGCCTGTAGTTCCTGTTAGGCCTTGGATTCCTTGTGTTCCTTGCGAACCTGTAGTTCCTTGTGAGCCTGTGGCGCCTTGCAGACCTTGCAGACCTTGGATTCCTTGTGCGCCTGTAGTTCCTTGCGCACCTGTTGCGCCTTGAGAACCTGTTGCGCCTGTAGTTCCTTGAATACCTTGGTTTCCCTGAAGACCGGTTGTACCTTGGGTACCGACGTTACCGGCTCTAGCAAATGAAATAACTAATGCTTCTGAGTTGGAAGGTAAGGTTCCAGAGTAGATAGAGATAGGTACTGTATGCCATCCAGTATTGTTGACAACTGCTCCATTAACAAAAGCCAAAACATAGGTATTATCAGAGTTTGTATTTGACTCAATTGTTATCCAGCCTCTGTTAGAACTTGTTGACGCACCCCATGCGTCAATGTATGCACTAACGTCTGCTCCCTCAACAGTAAGTGAGTCAATATATAGTTGAGTGACTGAACCTACTGTTGCGTTGTTAAATCTAATTTTTCCTTGCCCTGGGTCTGCAGCTGTGGTGCTGGTATCAAAGCTATATCTGACTCCACCTTTATCACCTTGAGTACCAGTTGTTCCTTGGGCTCCAACTGGACTTATAGAATCAAGTGAGCCGTCACCCTTTACATACTGAGCAGAAGTTCCACCTTGAGTGATGAACTTATCGGCGTTGATGTACTGGAAGTAGTCAATGGAGTTGGTGGTGCCGCCGGTTCCTGACGAGGCAACCAGGGTCGAGTTTGGCTTGTCGTACACGCAGTTGAGTATTGAGTAGAACCCGTTCAAAACGACTGGTGCGACATTGTTTAGTGCGGAAGTCAGTAGTTGACAGTTTGCTAAAGTAATCACACTTGAGGCAGCCGATGTCACGGCATTGGTCACAGCAGCAACGACTACAGAATCTACAAGGCTTAGAGTTCCAGCAGTTAGAACAGGAGCAACGGTGACAGCACTTTTTACAATCACATTGGCACTAGCGTTGTTGACGGTTATGAGGTTTGGGTTACCACCAAAAATGGCGACTAGACCAGACCCAGTGATGCTTGCGGCAGCAAGGTCACACAAACGAAGGACAACGTAGTCAGCATTGCTGCTTTTTGTGAAAGTTCCAGAAATTTCACAGTTTAGAATGTTTACGTTTCCCGTGCCCGTTGGCGTGGTCACGGTCAGGTTGGTCATCTTTAGCCCAGAGATGGTGCAGCCAGTACTCGTGCTCACCGTTCCAGAGATTACGATGTTTCCACCAACAAGACCAGGTCCAGTTATGGTTGTGTACTGAGTAGTTATTGATGGGCTTTCAGTGTAAGTTCCTGGATGAACAATAATTGTTTTACGTTGTGAACCTACTAAAGTCAACGCCTTAGTAATAGAAGCGACTGGAGTAAGCAAATCACCATTACCAGTAGTATCATTTCCATCTACTTGACTAACGTGAATTTCGTAGTCGTAGCCTGTGAAGGTTGTGCCTTGTGCACCTTGAATACCTTGGATTCCTTGCAGACCTTGTAATCCTGTTGCACCTTGAGTTCCAGTTGTACCCTGTGCTCCTGTAGTTCCTGTGGCACCTGTTGTACCTTGTGCACCTGTGGTGCCTTGAGACCCTGTTAGGCCTTGTAGTCCAGTTAATCCTTGGATACCAGTAGTTCCCTGCAATCCTTGAACACCTTGAACACCTTGGTCACCGTTACCTCTAAACTCGACTACTACCGAACCGGTACTTATGCTTCCAGAGACGTAAGCAACTGGAATCTTGTAGTATCCGGTGCCGTTAATTATTGACCCAGTAATGTTAAAAATTATTGAGTTGGTAATTGCAGAGGCTAATAATTGAATTATCAGCTGGCCTTTTATGGCTGATGTCGAGTCATCAAAGCTGTTGTACCAGGCTGTTTGGTCAGCGGAAGCTAAGTCGTTTTGGTCGATGTAGATAAAGGTTGTTAACGAGTCGGTGGCATTGTTAAATCTCATGTTTCCGCTGCCAGGGTCGCTATCAGTGGTAATAGAGCTTAAGGTGTAGCGAACTCCGCCTCGAGCTCCTGTGGCGCTAGTTCCCTGGATACCTTGCGTACCTTGATTACCTTGGATACCTGTTGTGCCTTGCACGCCCCCAGTACCTTGTACTCCTTGATTACCTTGAATACCTTGAGTGCCTTGAGCTCCAGTTGCGCCTTGAGTCCCGGTCTGACCTTGAATACCTTGAGTGCCTTGAGCTCCAGTGGTACCTTGCAGACCGTTGGTTCCTTGAGACCCGGTTAGACCTTGAAGACCGGCTAGTCCTTGAAGACCGTTTGTTCCTTGCGCGCCTGTTGCGCCTGTAGTTCCTTGCGCACCTGTTGCGCCTTGAGAACCTGTTGCGCCTGTAGTTCCTTGAATACCTTGTAAGCCTTGGACTCCTTGAGAACCTGTTGCGCCTTGAGAACCTGTTGCGCCTGTAGTTCCTTGAATACCTTGTAAGCCTTGGACTCCTTGAGAACCTGTTAGGCCTTGTGCGCCTTGAACTCCTTGGAGACCTTGCAGACCTTGAATGCCTTGTGTACCTTGCGCGCCTGTAGTTCCTTGCAGACCTTGCAGACCTTGCGCGCCTGTGGCACCTTGTGAGCCTGTAGTTCCCTGAAGACCTTGAACTCCTTGGAGACCTTGTGTTCCTTGTGCGCCTATTAGACCTTGGATTCCTTGCAGACCTTGAACGCCTTGGATTCCTTGTCGACCCTGGACTCCTTGAAGACCTTGAGTACCTTGAAGACCTTGAACGCCTTGCGCGCCTTGTGGTCCGCCAATCCCGATTTCGACGTGGTTAGGTTGTTCTTGGACGATAACCTTGTTTACGTCGCGTGGGTTGACTATGACCTTGTTTGGTTGGTCTTCAAAATGAGATGTCATTACCGGGTTACCTCGGCACTAACCTTAAAGTTTCCCTCTAGGATTCTGTCCACCACTCCTGTTGAGGAGACAAGCTCTAGGTCGTACACGTACAGACCAGGAGTTAGAGCAGCCGTAGTTGTTGCTGAGACTAGTAGATTCACCTGGCCTTTTGTTCCGGCTGTATTTCCTAAAATAATTCTTCCATTTGCTGTTGTCAGCTCTAGAACTATTGACGTAGAGGCTACGGTAGCACGCACCTGCATTCGTGCCGTATAATTACCTATGTCATAAGGTTGACGAGCAGAGTCAGTCCAAGTAATTGTGCGGCGAAACGTGGTGCCTTGACTACATGTGATGTTGTAAGTTCCAGCTATAGAGCAGCTCATCTAGTTGTCCTTTTGCGCGGAGAGATTGGGCTAATAACCCATCGTTAATTATCACACAAAAAGCGCAAGGTGTCTAAGAAAAGTGCCACCTAGACGTATAGAGTCGTTAGGATTATGGAGGTTATAGAGCATGTCTAGCACTCAAATTATCGAGCACCCAGTAGACACGAAAAATAATGAGTCGGAGCAGTTTGCGCACTACGCGAACGCGGCAAAGGTGACCGAAGGATACGTGATGGGCACGGAGGTTAGAGCTCTTTGCGGAAAGGTGTTCATACCCTCACGCGACCCAGAAAAATTACCAATCTGCTCTGAGTGCAAAGAGATAAAAGAGCTCTACTCTTTCTAGGCTAAATGCACTTTCACTGGATAAAAAAGTGTTAGGATAGTCTTCTAATCCTTTACTTTACACAGACAGTGGTGCCTCATGAGCTTATTTTCTTTCCGCCTAAACGATGACTTTGTCAACGAGTACAGAACCAAAAAGTCGCCTTTTGGCTACCGCGACGCAGCCGACAACTCGGTAGGCGAAATCACCTTCCTTAGGACCTATTCCCGTTTAAAGGAGGATGGCACCAAGGAGACCTGGGTTGATGTCTGTGAAAGAGTCACCAATGGAACTTACTCGATTCAGAAGGACGAGTGCCGTGCACGTCGTCTTCCATGGAACGACTCAAAGGCACAGGCTTCCGCTAAGGAGTTTTTTGACCGTTTATTCAACCTAAAGTGGTCTCCTCCTGGACGCGGTCTTTGGGTTATGGGAACCGACATCGTAAACAACCAGAAGAACTCGGCTGCTTTGCAGAACTGTGCCTTTGTGTCTACTTTGGAAATGACTAAGCAGAACCCGGCAAAGCCGTTCGCATTTCTGATGGAGGCGTCGATGCTTGGTGTAGGTGTGGGCTTTGACGACAAGGGCGCTGACAAGGGCTTTGAAATCTACGCTCCTGACATCAAGGACGCGATGGTGTACAACATTCCAGACACGAGAGAGGGATGGATGGAGTCTACAGTATTTTTACTGAACTCCTATCTAAAGCAAAATCACCCGGCTATGGCTTTTGGCTATGAGCAGATTCGTCCTTATGGCGCGCCTATCAAAACCTTTGGTGGAACGGCTGCCGGTGCTGACCCGCTAAAGAAACTTCACCACAAGATTAGCGAGCTATTCGCTGGACGCGCAGGTGAAAAACTTACCCGCAGAGACATAGCTGACATTGGAAACCTAATCGGTGTTTGCGTTGTTTCTGGAAACGTCCGTCGTTCAGCTGAGTTGCTGATTGGTCGCATTGACGACGAGGACTTCCTAAATCTCAAAAACGCTGAACGCTTCCCTGAAAGAAACTCCTACGACCCTGAAAATCCAGGTTGGGCTTGGATGAGTAATAACTCCGTTGAGGTTTCTGTTGGAACTGACTTTGCGCCTATCGTAGATGGCATCGCAAGAAATGGCGAGCCGGGCGTGATTTGGATGGACGTATCGAAGGCGTATGGCAGACTTGCTGATGCTCCCAACAACAGGGACTGGAGAGTGGCAGGCTACAACCCTTGCGCAGAGCAGAGCCTTGAAAGCTTTGAGATGTGCACGCTTGTTGAGACTTATCTAAACCGTCACGAGAACTTGGAAGATTTTAAGCGTACGCTAAAGTTTGCGTACCTCTACGCAAAAACTGTAACTCTTCTGCCTACCCACTGGGAGGAGACCAACGCCATCATGCAACGTAATAGACGCATTGGAACTTCTATCTCCGGTGTCGCGAACTTTGCTGACAGGAAGGGTCTCCCTGTTCTACGTCAGTGGATGGACGAGGGGTACTCGACTATTCAAAGATACGACAACACTTACTCTGAATGGCTAGGCGTTCGTGAGTCAATCAAGACCACGACTGTCAAGCCGTCGGGCACTGTGTCTATCTTGGCTGGAGAATCTCCAGGCGTGCACTGGACACCAGGCGGTAAGTTCTTCAACCGTGCTATTCGTTTCTCGAACACGGACCCGATGCTTCCACTATTTAAAATGGCTAACTATAGAGTAGAGCCTGCTGCTGAGTCTCCTGACACTACTTCCGTCGTGTTCTTTCCAATTAAATCAGACGCGGAACGCGCAGAGCGCGACGTGACTATCTTTGAGAAGATGGCACTTGCTGCCACCGCTCAGAGATACTGGTCAGATAACTCTGTTTCGGTGACTATCTCCTTTGACCCTGAGAAGGAAGCAGAGCATGTTGGCACTGTACTTCACATGTACGATGGTCAGCTAAAGACAGTCTCATTCCTACCTTCTGGAAACTTTACCTACCCGCAGATGCCTTACACTCAAATCACTGAGGAGGAATACGTGGCTGCCACGGAGAAACTATTCCCGATAGACTTTGTTGGAGTGTACGCGGGAATGGCAGCTGACGCTGTAGGCGAGGCATACTGTACCACAGATGCTTGTGAGGTAAAATTAATTACGGAGAACACGAAGTAGTAAGAGGAGAACGACGTGCCAACGTACGAGTATAAATGCGAAGCGCGGCCTGAGGACCAGGAACATCGCTACAAAGAGACTAGGTCTATCACAGCTGCCGAGCCTAGAAAACTTACCTGTAAGGTTAAGGGCTGTGGAGCCAAGCTAATAAAGATCTTTTTTGCTCCACCTATCAACTTCAAAGGTGGAGGATTTAGCACCAAGGAAGAATGGCGATAGCTCGATTGTACAGTGCGGGCTCTTAATGTTAAAATGATTCTAACGAATACGTTAGGACGACATGAGCATTGAGAACTTAGTTCCAGAGGACTACCCTGACTTTTTTGCTCAAGGAGAACCTATTTGCTCGCAGGTCGACCCGGAGGCTTTCTTTCCTCAAGAAAAAAATGGAAATAGGTTATCAAGTTACTACGACGAAAGAGGAGCAAAAGGTCTTTGCTCGACTTGTCCATATAAAGTGGCTTGCTTAGTTTACGCACTTAAATACGACGAGGCTGGTATCTGGGGTGGAACTACTGAGGGGCAGAGAAGACTAATGAAAAAAGATGCAAAAACTAGAGGCGTTTCTTTTGAAGAAATAGCGGTTGAGATACCATAGTAAAATGTAATTAGTCCTTGGGAGAGGGGTGAATCACTCACATCTATCCTAGGGAGAAAACCTTGAAAGTACTACTAACAATCCTCAAGAGAACCATCGCTCTTGTAATCCTAAAAGTCAGCGCTGTTTTGGCTGCTGGTTCTATCGGTGGCGTTGAACTGTGGAAGTCAGCATTGATCGCTGCTTTCGTTGGAATCATGGAAGTCGCTGAATCCTTGGCTCGTGCTTATGTTGTCGATGGAAAACTAGACCAAGACGAAATCGATGTTGCTTTTGCTTCTTCAGCAGAGGCGGCTTTGGCTGAAACTAAGAAAAAAGGCTCAGCTGAGTAAAAATAGCCGCTTAGCCTGATACAGTTCTTATGTTGCATAAACATGCAACTTGGCAACCAGGCGTACTGATTACCAAAATAACTAAATAAAAAGCCCCCTAGTTAGCGCCAGGGGGCTTTTACTTTAACGGGATTTAGTGATTGTTGCGCTGACGACTTCTATTGACTCCATAGTAAAGCGGGTAGGAGCCAGTCATGCCGAGAGCCGAAGCCAGTTTACCTAGAGAAACTCCGCGGTCGTACTCTGTGGCGAGCTGGTTGTGGTAATCAACGGTTCCGAGCTTTCTTGCTTCCTGCACTCTCTTGACCGCTGCCTGGAACTCGCTTGGCTCCAGTTTTGAGTGCGTTCTAGAATCTCTCATTGGAGAAGCGGCCATCGAAACTCGACGACGTAGTGAAGCGTAGGTGACTCCTAGTTCCTTGGCAAGTCTTACTAGACTGCCGCCCTCTTTTGAGTACTCTATAAGGAGTTCAGTGTATTCTCTGCTTGCCTCGTGGGCAGGTGATTCTGTGGTGCGGGCTCCATAGGCCTTGCGCGCAAGCGGCAAGAGTTTGGCCAATCGCTCTGTGTACTTTTGTACGAGCATGTCACTCATTTGAGTAACCGTCCTTTCTTCTTGGTGAATGATTTTGTCGTGATTATCTCGACTAGACCATTATAATCTACCTAACTCTAGGCAAAGTTATAAAAAAGAAATTATTCTAGAGCATTGCGATGTCAGCGGCCTGTGATACAATTGAGGAGTAAGGAGCATTGATTATGGCTAAAGGTAAGAAGGCGGCAGCTCCGGCTCCGCAAAAACAAGGCGACAACAAGAGTCGCAACAATGGCAAGGCGCAGAAAAAAAGACCTAAGGTATTTGACAAGATAAGACGTCGCCTAGTCACCAATAAAGACGCGAGCTAAGTTGAACGACTACGGGGACTACTGGAGCAAGAACACCTTTGCGGCGGCAGAGAGAGTTAGGACCATTAGAAGTCTGCTAAACCTAAAAAACGCCAGCAGTGTTAGATACGCCAGATTTGGAAGCGCTGGAGATGGTGGTTACGTTTTAGTAGACGACATCCCTTCTGGAGTCTCTTTGGTGTCGTATGGAGTTGACGTAAACGTAGACTTTGAAAAGCATCTAAGCGACCTAGGTTGCCAGGTAGTGATGTACGACGACTCTGTTGACGGACCGCCGATTGAAATTGACGCGGTGTTCCATAAGAAGAGAATTGGAGTCCACGCTGGAGAAATCAAGATAGATGAAACTCTAACTGATAACTGTATTCTAAAGATAGACATTGAGGGTTCTGAGTGGGACGTGCTGGCTGAGGCTAAGGACCTAGGCAAGTGCCGTCAAATAACTATAGAGGCTCACTGGATGCTTGACATAGTGTATGACGCTTTCTACTATAAGGTAGTTGAGGCTCTTGAAAATCTAAACAGAACGCACTTTCCAGTGTGGCTGCACGCCAACAACGACCAACCACTGGGAGTTATTGGCGGGCAACCGGTTCCAAACGTCTTTGAGGTGTTGTTTCTCAATAGAAAAATCTACTCGTACACGGAGGTAGTAGACAGATTCGTTAAGCTAAATGCTCCAAATAATCCGGCGTTTCCGGACATATGTTTATCGTTTCCATAGAAAACAGTGTATAATCGTATTGCACCAAAAATTGACAACTAAATAGAGAACAACAAGGGGATGACTGGTTTCGACAGTTGTCTTGATGTTAGTGAAGCAAGCCGAGACGGCCACGCACTTGTAAGTGTGGCAAAAACATAAATGCTGAATCTCGTTCCGCATTCGCTTTAGCAGCGTAATCTAATTACAACGCTTCGGCCCCTAACAAAGCACTAGTTCTAGGTGGGCAGTTAGGTCTTAAATAAATAGAACAAAACAAAGACTTTTCCCACGGAGTCTTAAAATCGTGGTAACGTCTAGACGGGTCTGGTAGGTTGTCCGTCTAGTCGCACCTAATCTACCTAAGCTTGTAGAAGAATAACTGAACGTCAATTGGACCGGGGTTCGATTCCCCGCATCTCCACGCTTGTAGACAAAGGAGCGTAAAGCGGTCTACCCGTCCTAGGCAACGGAAATCTCCAAGGACTGGCATAGCCAAGGTGCTATGAGTCAACTCTCGAAGTTGGTAGTGCAAATCTACACAGTCCACTGCCACGGTATGGCAACTAGCCGTGGATAACTCCGCCTGTTGTTTCGTCATCAGGAATAGTTGCACTAATGGTTCTAAGTGTTACGGCAGCACGGCGGTCTCCAACACCGCAGGCCTGGGTTCGACTCCCAGAGAACCGGCGAAGCTCATAGACATAAACTAATTAGCTCATGGAGCACTTGTCTATTGACGTGGTTAGGATGCATCCGGTTGCAAACGGTCTCCTATAAAGCGTCAGATCGCGCCGGCTGGTTGAGCTAGGAAGGTGCCGGCGGAACTAAATGGGGATGCTCCTCCTCTGCTTCGGGAGAGATGTTTGACCGCTTCGGCGGCAGGCGTGAGAGAGGTCGGTTCGAGACCGACGTAGTTCGCTTGTATAATAGTAAATAGAAAACCTAGCACTGCTCCAATATAAAGCACGATAGTACAATAAGATGATGTATAAACTTAGGTTTATCTTTATAGGATAGACACTAAGGAATGACCAATAGACATAAGGAGACCAATGAACAACGAGAACAACTTTGAACAGCAGATGGAGATAGATGACATCGTAGATGGCATCATGGCTGATAACGAAAAACGAGTGCAAGAGATGGCAAGTAATCTTGTGAAGGAAATAATCAAGCAGGAGCACGCTAGAATCGCTGAGATAGTTGAAGATTACTTTGGTTCAAACCCGATGACACAAGAAATCGTCGACCTAATAAAAGGTAAATCTCCTAATGTGTAATGGAAACTGCGTCTGCGGACAAGAAGCCAACGAAGACAAGACCGCGAGCCGTGGCGCGGCTATTCCAGTAGTTAGTGCTGCAGAAATGAGCTGGCTTAGACAAGGACTTGAAGAGGGCAAGTATCGCGAGCGCGAACGCCTCGTGCAGCTGCTACAAAAGGAATTCAACTCATCGACTACTCTCGATGAAATTATAGAACTTATCAATGACGAAACAACAAACAACAACACAAAGGAGATACAAAATGAAAAAGACAACAGCTAAGCAAAAGAGCACCGAGGCTTACGACTGGTTCGTAAACAAGTACACCAAGCGTGGCTACCGTTCATTGAGCCACTTTGCCGAGGAGACTGGCATGCAGAAGTCTAGCCTAAGCAGATACTTCCACCTTGAGCGTCAGATTCCATCTGGCACAGTTGGCAAGCTTTGCGCTATCCTAAACGTAAAGCCTACTGAACTACTAACCGTAATCGGCGCACTAGACTAGTGAGCAGTGGCATACCTGGTTCGATGACGGACATTGCGTTTGGCGCGGGGGAAATTGCTGCGCGTGTCCGCATCGCCGGGTTGCTGCGAGCCGAAATTGAACGGGTTAGTAATCCGATGATGGTTGACCGCGAGTACCTAGACGGGCTTGAGGCAGCACTTGAGATAGTTGAAGAGTTTAAGGTTGCCGAACATGGAAAACGCTAAGGCCTTTGTTCTTGGATTTGAGGCTGGAGAAGCAGCCGAGAAGGAGCGCATTGTGAAGTTGCTGAGTGGTATTGCTTGGGCAAGTATCTGTAAGACTAATGATGAATCTCGCGTGGTCGGCACTAGAGACTTGATTGCTCTTATCAAAGGAGAGACGAATGAATGACTACCCACATGACCCGGAGCAAGAAGCTATTGATATTAGACGAGGAATTGTTCGTCAACAGCAAGCTTCATATGAAAGCTTTATTAAAACAGAAGAACGTACTCGCATCATAAACCTGCTAGTAGAGAGCAGTAAATGCACTTTGGATGGTGGGCATAATCAACTTGGCTATTGTTTTTGCGAGGCTGTAGAGCTTATTAAGGGAGAGAACAAATGAGCGGTATTGAAGCCTACGATTTGGGTAGAGAAGATGGGGCTGCTGAAGAGCGCAAGCGCATCCTGGATTGGCTTGAAAAGAATCGTACAGGAATTGAAATAGACGATGGCGTGTTTATGTACCGAGACCACTTCCGTTCTGAAGACATCATTGCCTTTATCAAGGGAGAAACTGAATGAGCGAAAAAGTAAATACACATAGGATTTGGGAATGTGTCAAAGACGACGTGGACTTAGCCAAAGAGTTTGGTGAGCACGAATTTGAGACGCAACGCTTGGTGGTGCGGACTGCTCACTCTTACATAATGCGACGAGACGACCTGCACCTTCAACTAAAGACCTTGTACAAAAACATCTCTCAAACTGAACTTACTGATGAAGAATTTGGTGAGGCTATTGCATCACTTGAGCATCTTACCAAGGAGGCAATGCTTTTGCTACGCAGAGATGAAGAAATAACTGAAGTAATCTGGAAGATGATGGAGCCGATAAATGAATGACAAAGTAAGTAAAAAAGAGATTCTGGTATTTGCTGGGATTTTCACTGTGATGATTGGAGCCCTGATTTACGGGTTCTTTTTCGCAGGTGCTGGACAGGTAGACAACTGCTGGGACAAGTACACGACTGAGCAGGAAGCAATAATGAACTGCGAAACTCACGGACCAATTGAGGAGGACTAGATGAAAGAACTAATAGTGATGATGGAGCCGATGGCAGAGTCTAGTGATGTCGGTCTACAAATCTTTGGCGCCGTTGTGGTGTCTGTATTTTTGACCACGCTGGTAGTCTCATTGGCGGCCGCTGTAATTAACCGGGCTGAAGCGATTAGACGACTAGAGCAGGAGATAAAGAGGTTAACAGATGTCATCGCCAATAAGTAAGCTGCCTGACAAGATAAAGATTGGTCCACAGTACTTTACCGTAGAGCAGAGAAACCGTAACGAGGACGCCACTCTTAACGATGGCGCGTACGGATACACTATTGACGATGGCAACATAATAGTCTTAGACCAAGGCGTAAGCAAAACTAAGAAACAGGTCACGCTGCTTCATGAAATCATGCACAGCATTAGGATGATAAACGACGCGTTCCCTAAGCCGGGCAAGGAAGATGACTTTGAAGCGTGGGAGCACTTCTTTATCGCCATGTGGGAGTCTAACCTTTTGATGGTGCTAAAGGATAATCCAAAACTAACTGATTGGTTGCTAGACAAAAATGAATAAAAAAGATGTAGTCTTGGCGCTTACTTTTTGGGTAGGCTATACTTCTATAATCGCTGGACTGTACGCGGCAGCGGCTAACTGGGAAGCACATTCTATAATTGGCGGAACCTTTTTTGTGATTATCTCTAGTTGTCTTATAACTGCTTTGACAGTTGGAAGTCAAAACAAAGATAGAGATGACTGACGCCGCTACGAGTGGTGACCCAGGAATTGCGCTACTATACGCTCGTGTCTCTACGCAACTACAGGTAAATGACGGCGTCTCTCTTGACGTTCAAGAACGCTCACTGCGAGCCGCGGCCAGTTTGGCTGGGTTCGACAAGATGGAACTTGTCCGCGAAGAGGGTCGCTCAGGCAAAAGCATTAGCGGACGACCAGCGCTTACTGAGAGCTTGCGTAGATTAGACGCAGGCGAGGCACAGGCGCTGTTCGTGACGCGCATCGATAGGCTTGCAAGAAGCACCAAGGACTTCCTGTCAATAGTTGATAGGGCAAATACAAATGGCTGGCGCATCGTGATGTTAGACCTAAACCTAGACACCTTGACTTATCAGGGAAGATTTGTAGTGACCATCATGTCAGCGCTTGCTGAGATGGAACGCGCCATCATCGCTGAGCGTCAAAAGGACGTGCACAAGGATAGGCGAGACCGTGGAATCAAGTGGGGAGTGGACATGGGTCCGATGAACAAAACCCCGCAGGAGATAAAGGATTACATCGCTAAACTGCGAGCCGCTGGCATGAGCTACGCTAAGATAGCGGATAGACTAAACGCAGACGAGACACCTACTCAGAATGGAAGACGTTGGTACGCAACAACGGTGAAAAACATCTATGACACAATCAAGTGAGGAAGACATGAAGCTAAAGGTAAAGCGGTTCAAGGAAGCTCGGGCAGCTGAAAGAAAACGTGAGTTTGAAAAGGCTAAGAGAGAACGTAAGAAGAAAGAGAAAAATGAAGGCTAACTACAAAACAAAGGACGCCGTGGTCTATCACGGCAACTGCCTTGACGTACTGAAGACCTTGGCTGATAACTCAGTTGACGCCATAATCACCGACCCGCCTTATGACCTGACCGGAGGCGATGGCTCTAAGGGTGGATTCATGGGCAACAGTTGGGACGCCACTGGAGTTGCCTTTAGAAAAGAAACTTGGGAGGAGTGCCTGCGCGTACTAAAACCTGGCGGGCATCTACTTTCGTTTGGAGGAACGCGAACCTGGCACCGCATGGCGACTGCAATCGAGGACGCAGGCTTTGAGATTCGCGACAACATCATGTGGATTTATGGAAAGGCATTTCCAAAGTCGCACAACATCAGCAAGGCTATCGATAGGAAACTGGGAGCCGTCAGGCAGGTAATCGGAGTCAACAAGAACGTAGTTAGAGAATCAAAGAAACGCGGAGGAAGCGACTACACTGGTTTCACCAAGGCAAACCCTGAGATTACGGCCGCAGCGACAGACGAAGCTAAACAGTGGGAAGGCTGGGGCACTGCGCTAAAGCCTTGCGTTGAGCCGATAGTTCTTGCGCGCAAACCGGTTGAAGGCACCGTCGCGGAAAACGTTCTGAAGTGGGGAACAGGTGGAATCAACATCGATGGTTCGCGCATTCCTGCTGGAGCTAATGAAACATTCGAAAACGTGACAGGGCAACCGATTACAAAACTTGCAACGCGACGAGCCGGCGAGACAGATGAGGAATATGAGAACAGAGTCAACAACTCTCCAGAGCAACAGGTCGCGCTTGATAAGCTAAAGAACATTGGAAGGTTTCCAGCGAACATCATTCTTGACGAGGAGGCCGCTGCCTTGATGGATAAGCAAAGTGGACACAGCAAATCAGGTGGTGCGATAAATCGCTGGAAGGGAGGAGCACGACCTTGGGGAGGAGCTGCGGGCAAGGAGTACGAATCTGTTCCTGGTCCGAGTGACGAAGGTGGAGCATCGAGGTTCTTCTACGTAGCGAAGGCTGGCGCCAAGGACCGCAGTGAGGGTCTAGAGGGATTCAAAAATGAGCACCCGACCGTCAAGCCGACTAAGCTAATGCAGTACCTCTGCGACCTAATCACGCCTCCTGGAGGTACAATTCTAGACCCGTTTACCGGGTCAGGCTCAACGGGCAAAGCTGCTCTGCTAAACGGATACAAGTTTATTGGAATAGAGATGACTGAGGAGTACCTGCCAATAATCGAGGCAAGACTTAAGCACGCGGCTAAAAACAACCGTGTAAAATAGACGAGACAAAGAAAGAAAAGGTGCAAGATGACAGTTAAAGAAATACACGCAGACGACTTTATTCCTGAGGTAGTCCGGGCAGGTGGACTTGTTTTAGTAGACTTCTGGGCTCCGTGGTGCGGACCGTGCAAGATGATGAACCCGGTGTTTGAAGACATCGCTACAGAGTACGATGGCGCAATCAAGGTCGTAAAGATAAACGCCGATGAAGCTCCAGAGATGACTCAGGAGTTTGGAATCAGTTCTATTCCGACTACCATTGTTTACAAAGATGGAGTAAGAGTGAAGACTATTGTTGGAGCAAAGCCTAAGCCGGGTCTACTAAAAGAATTGCAAGATTTTATGTAAGCTTGTGTTATAGTTGTATTGGACATGGTGTTGCTGTTGTCCTTCCTTAAAAAGATTCCCTCAGGTAGTTGCCCGCCTGAGGGATTTCTTTTTAAGAAGTGATTACGCCTTCTTGGTAGGAACTACCTTCTTGACTGCGCCAACAACCTTAGCTGCTACAGACTTCTTAGGAGCTGCATTGAAAAGCTTTAGTGGGTCGACTAGACGCTCGAATGGAAGCAGGTGAGCTTCTACTCCTGCGAAGTTCTTTCCCATTGTTGCAACGGTCATGTGTAGGTGAGCTCCTGTTGAAGCTGAGCCTGAAGGGGTGTTCTTTCCTCCGCCGACTAGACCTAGTACAGTCTGTCCACCGACAACCTTGTCACCCTTCTTTAGGGTTGGTGCTGCTGCAAGGTGAGCGTAAAGAACCCAGTGCTTAGCGTCTGCTGATGAGTGAACGATGATGTGACCAAGCACGTCTGTCCAGCCAACAAGTCCAACGGTGCCATCGCAGATTGCCTTGATTGGACTCTTCTCCTTTGGCGCCCAGTCCTGTCCTCTGTGTGGACGTCCGTTGCGGTATGGTGCTAGGTTGCCGAGCTCGTCTCCGCGAAGCTTTGGGTCAAATGGTTCGTAATAAATTACGTCTGCCATGTTTTTCTCCTTAGTAAATGAATGGGGGTTTGCGGTTAATTCTAACTTAGTTCTTACTCGTCGTCTTTTTCACGACGGATAGGAAACGTTAGCACCCAAATTAGCAAGGTGATTCCAATCAACTTGCCAACTATTTCTCTGGCAGAGCCTTCTAGAAGAACCCAACCTAGCGCGAGACCTAGTAGGGTCCAAGCCTGGTCGAGCAAATCCTTGAATAGGTCTGCGATGAACTTTGTTATTTTCTTCATGTTACTGCTTTCTTCTAAATGAACCGCTTGAGCTAGCTGAAGCCATAGCGGCTGTCTGTGCGATTTGTCCAACGACAAGTGTGGTGACCACGAGTGTTTGTGCCTTTTTACGAGCCTTAGGTGAGATGTCGGCACCAACGTTTCCAACTAAGTTGAAGATTGCAACTACCGCCTTGGCTGCCTCTCCAACACCTGGAATAGAAGCCAGTGTTTCGTCGACTACGATGTCGTCCTGTTGGGCAGCTAGGAGCAACGCGTCAAGAGCTTGCTCGTATTCGGCGGAGCCTTCCTCGGCTGTTTCAAAAGTTTCTAACGCTGCCACTACAAGTTGCTCTGCCTGCGCCTCGGTAAGTTCCGTTGGGTCTACCTGCGCTAGGTCGATCTCCATAAGGTTATCCGCGGACAGGTCTTCAGGAATATCGGGTGAGCCCTCTGGTTCTGGAGCTGGGATGTCGATGGTTGCCTGCGCTTCTTCGAACGCCTGTGGAATACCTGTTGTGTCGACTGCGTCGTACGAGGAGGCGAGGGTGAGTGTTGAGGTAGACAGTGAGGTTTCAGCGGCTGACTTATCCAAGAGCGCAGTCTGTTCTAAACCTTGAGCCGAGACCAGTTCTACGGAGACGGAATCGACGTTGGTTTTGATGTTGTTGGTTGTTTGGGTTGTGGCTGCTAGTTCTGACTGACGGGATTCCACCTCCGTGGTTGCTGCCTTCTCGTCGTTGACCGCCATGGCTAGGGACGTATCCGCGATTGCCTTATCCTGTCGCGCGGTTGCAAGTGAGAAGGCCGCCTGCTCGTTTTCAGACTGCGCGGTGGCCTCATCATCAACGGCGCTAGATAGTGAGGAGGTAGCCGCGTCTACGTTATCTTGAGCCGTGTTGGCAGCTATGGTCGCGCCTGAGTGCTCGTCTGTAAGAGTATTGTACGCCTGCTGGTTCTCTGAGACGACTTGGCTTAGCGGGTCGACCTCGGCGGACAAGGCGTTGAGTACACCCGCTGTATCGATGACGTTGTAGTATCCTGTCTGCGAATCTTGAGCCGCCTGCTGCTGGTTAGCTTGAGCTACAGTCCAGGCTTGCGTTGCCTCCTGCGCTGTCTGCGTTGCCTGGTCGTACTCCTGCTGCGCAAGTTGAAGAGCCGGGAGCAGAGACGGGTCGTTGATAAAAGGAGTGACCTGACCAGGAACTATCTCGGTGGTGTAGTAGGTTTCCTCGACGTAGGTGGTGACCTCTTCGTAGACGGTTTCTGTGGTCGCGGTCGTACCTAGGTAGGCGGCAGGAACAAGTTGATAGCCTGTTTGAGGAGTGTAGTAATAAAGCCAGACGTTAGCTCCGCCACCGTTCTCGTAATAATAAAGAGTGATGCTGTGGGTAGAACCGCCCTCTAGGTAGATTGGAGCAGAGGTAGAACCGCCACCTCCTTTATCTCGCCAGTCGCTGATGATTTGAACTCCGTCGATTTGGAGAATTGTTCCGTCGTCCGCTGGAGAGTAGAACTGGTAGCTGCCAGAGGTTGGGAATGAGATGTTTCCAGTAAAGCGAACGATCACGTCCTCGGAACGCCCTGAGCCTAGAACCTCTCCTCCTCCCCAGTTGAAGTTGACATCTGGAACTGTGACCGTGCGGATAGGTCTTTCATTCTGAGTAGGCAGAGGCGGAGCGTTGTTATAGCCCTGTCTGTTGAAGACGTCCGCCGTTAGACCACCTGTAAGAGTTGTGACGGTGCGAGGAACTAGAGTCATGGTTGGAACTAAGCGGGTGTGCGCTTGCTCGTAGGTGAGCGGACTCCAGGCTGGGTCCTGTATTAGATAGGTGTCGTAATCAGACTGGCGCTGTTGCAGAATTGCTTGTTTTTGATTTAGGTTTTGCTGAGTCTCTTGCGCGTTTGCCTGAGCCGCTAGGTACTCGCCATAGACTGTATTATAGGTGTCTAGTAATTGGTTATAGCGGACCACTACGTTATCGTAGTTTGACCTGGCAGTTGAGACCTCGAGCTGCTTGGCAGACAGAGCTTGTTGAGCCGAGGTCAGTTCCTCGAGTGAGACGCCTTTTCTTGAGAGGGTGTCAGATAGATAGGTGTTTGCTTCCTGTAGGTTTTGTTGAGCCGTGGTGAGGATTAGACGGGCTGTCTCGGTCTTAGCCTTCGACTGCTCCAGTTTGAGTGACGCCTTGTTGGCCGCTATAGTTCTGACGTTTAGTTCGCTGGTCGCTCCGGATGAGACCTGCTCGGCCTGGACCCTGGCAGAGGTTGCGGAGTTGAGAGCCGCGAGCGCGTTGGCTGCGTTTGAGGTAGCCTGGTCGAGATTTTGTTGGGCAAGTGTATAATCGACGTTTAGAAGACGGAGCCTCTCCTCGGTCGCAGTTCTTGAGGAGACCGCCTGGTTGTAGCGGGTGACGATCTTTGCTAGAGTCTCGGCCGCAGTTTGATAGGCAACTAGTTCCTGGCGGAGCTGTCTTACCTTACCCTCAAGGACCCTTATTTGACCCTCAAGGACCATAACCTTTTGGTCTAGGGTTTCCTTATTGGCTGGGTCAAGTGGACTCTGAGAGGTCAGATTTGCAAGTTTTTCCTGGTAATTTGATAGAATAGACTCAGCGGCGGAAACATCCGCCTCTGTTATTAGATTAGGAGTCTGTGATGAAAGTTTCGTTTGAAGGATTCGACCTTGGAAGCTACCTGCTTGGAGTGGCAACCCCGCTTGTGCTTCTCTTTGTAGTTGCCGTTGTACAGGGAGTCCGAGCGCTGATACGCTCTCGTTCATAGCCATGGCCGACTGCGCCATGCAAAGCGGCGTAGAGAATAGAAGCACTGTTAGAGCAATCTGCGGTGCTTTTTTCTTTAGTTGTTTTGAGCGCTCTCCCTCGCCCCTGTTCGGGCGGAGTCTCATTTATACCTTTGCGTTAGTTAAGAAACTCGAGTGCGCCGGTCACCATGACTGGTGAACGACTTGAGTTGGGCCGTCTGGTCGATTACTCGAACCTCGGTGAATGTGTGCATTCCGGCGAACTCGGTCTCAGTATCATTGTACATGAGTTTAGAAACGACGACTTATGACGAAGACAAGCGACGAACTTGCTGTGAAATACACCAAACTTGTGAATCTCAACCTTAGAGACGGCGACGGGAAATCATTGGCAGGAGAGCCGAAAAACTGGGCTAAAGAGGTAGAAAATAGAGAAGTGGAGCAAATGAGTGGAAAAGTTAACATTAGCTATACTAAGCGAAAAAATGCAGAGAAACTCTGCGTTGCTGCATAGTACTCCGAATCTTGTGAATGTTGTGAAATGATTGATTATTTGATACTGAACTATTTTTACTATTACGCGTGGTGTATGCTCTAGGGGGGTCAGAAATAATAGTTGAGTATCAGAGTTTCAATTGATTCAGGTTTATTCAAAACTAGTATAGGATAGATTTGTGAATCTATGAAACTGTGATTCTTTGAATAAGGAGACAAATGGAAGAGACAACAAACGAAGCAGAGGGCTTCGAGTTCCTAGACATCAGCTATAACGACGTAGTCGAGGCTGAGAGAGAAATTGGAAAAGGAGACGGCGGGCGAGACAAAAGAATCTGTGTCTGCGGTCACCCAGTCGGCAGGCACTCAAATGCGTCAGGAATCGTATACTGCAAGCCGTCAAGAATGGAGTGTCCATGTAAGGACATTAGAGCGGTGATTCGAGTTGCGGACGCGAGAAGCTTCCTAAGAAAGACAGAAGGAAGTGGAGCACTGCACGCGTTAGGTCGAGGAATCAAGGCAGCCGTAGACGCCAAGCAAAAGGTCGAGTGGCTGATTGAACAACGGTGCGACAGATGCAAGGAGCCAGGCAAGGTTGGTCCAGTAGCGGTGACACAGCGCGGAGTGATAGTTCAGAGTGCCACTGGATACGACGCACTATTGTGTGCTAAATGCCGCCAATCTGCGTAGTTCCTGTTATAATCAAATAATGACAACAACTACGGAGAGACATGCAGATAAAACAAGTAGCGCGTCCTAGACTAAAAGGCGGAAGACATAGGCCTTCGGTTGAGATGCACGTGTTCCTAACTCAGCAAGAAGTGGAGCAACTTGGACTTGACCTTGTGACAAGCAAGGAAGCCGCAAGAGCCTCTAACCGAGCGGTGTCAATGATAGGCTATTGGGTCCGAAGAGGATACGTAAAAAAGTATTATGTCTTTGGAAATGAGTACAACTATCAGGTTGACCTAGATGAGGTATTGGAGCAAGAGCAGCTAGGTCGAGGCAGGATTAGAAACCCTCACGACAAGAGCTACTATCTACCAAGCAACAGACATAAAGACGGGAAATTCAAATGACAAAGCACAGAGGCGTAGATATAGACGCTCCTCTTACATTCGAGCAAATGGACAACTTCGTGGAGCTAATGGAGCTAAAGGGCAAGAAAGTGACGTTCATCTACGCGGCCAACACGTCAGGTAGCATAACTCCATTTACCACAACTGGAATCCTCAACAGAGTCGAGATACACAACATCTTTTCATCATCTGCAAAAGACTACATGGTTTGGCTAGACATGCAAGTCGGAGACAACCCAGCAGCAACCCAGCAGCAACTGAGTTGCCGCTATTGGAAACTACTCAAAGAAATACCCTTGGAAGACTAGGAGAGCAAATGGCAAAGAAAACAAGTGGAGCAGACACCTGGCACGGAACAAGAACGGTTATCTGGAACTCAGTTCCATGTGGCTGGTGTATGGACGCAAAGATTACTGGCCAGGACACATACCATCGCGGATGCAAGCATGAGACAGCCTACTATGAAAAGCTTTATCTATGCTCCTGTGACTGCAACTTAGAGTGGAAGCCTAAGGCAGTGGTCGTGAACAGAGACGGAACTCTTGGAGAAGTCCCCGCCGACCTTGTCATCGAAGACAAAATGGAGCGGAAGAGACCTGGAAAGAAGAAACCAGACGAGGCAACCACAGAAGTGGAGCAGTCTGATACTACCGACGAGATAGACGAATCCATAGTAATCGTAGTTCATTCTGATGAAGAAAGCACGAGCAGTTTAGAAGAGCAACCTGACGCGGATAATGAATCTGTTTCTGAAGAGGCAAAACCTATCTCAGAGAGCCCTCACTCCGAATAAAACTTCCGAGAACAGTATACGATTACAACTACCGCGTAGTAGACGAATGACTTAAATCGCCTGCGCGGTTTGTCGCATCGTAGGCTCGCGGTCGTTCGCGGAGCGGACGGTGCCCGAGACTCTCCCCAGTAGGTGCCGTCCGTTCCGTTTTACATTTGCCTAATGGAAAATGATAAAGAACTTGCTGCGTTCGGTGCTCCAGTCGAGGAGACTCCAATTATCGAAATCGACGAGCCAACGAACCTTCGCCCCGACCTCTCGGAAATCGGCATCGTGGAAGCGGAGCGAGGCGTCTGCGAGGACACCTACGAAAACCGCTCCATTCTTCGCCGAGCGAAGATGGGCTGGGACACCGTGTACGCGAGCAATGGCGTGCCAACCGGACTAATCATGGCTCGCTCAGACGCGATGAACAAGGAGCGTAGGCTCCTCTCACTCGCCGAGAAGAAACCGATTATGGTCGACCCAAACGATAAGAACTCGGATTACCTAACCGGCTTGGACCTCATCGTGGAGAGTGCCTCAGACTACCTCGTTCCGCCCTGGGTAATTGGAGCAACCAAGATGTGGCTAAAGGAGCAGGACGAACCCCAGCTCTCAGCTAAGAGAAAACCCACCGCACTTCCTCACCGCTGTCGCGCGGTGAAGGACGACGGAATCCGCTGTATGCTTTGGACCTCCGGCCGCCCGAAGGACGACGGCCTCTGCCGCGTCCACCTCCGCACCCAGTCTCGGAAACCGAGCGATGACATCGAACGTGCCCGCCAGCGGCTTATGCAGTCCGCTCCATTTGCGGTGAACGTCCTCGAGGAACTAATGGAGACCGCGGAATCCGAGCCTGTAAAACTTAAGGCGGCAACGGAGATTCTGGACCGCGCCGGGGTAAGAGGTGGTGTAGAGTTAGATACGACCGTAAGTATCGACGTCCGCCCAGCGGCCGCGGTAATCGCGGAACGGTTGCAACGGCTTGGTCTGGCTGCAAGTCAGGCAGCCGCCAGGCTCGTGGATTCAGGAGTCGAGGTTCCCGTAGACGCAGAGATCGTGGTTGAAGAGGAGAAGGAAGAAGAGAATGAAGGATAGCGAAATCCGAGAACTTGCGGCAACGGCTCGCGCCCTGGCGGAGGTCCTCACCGGGGACGTCTCCCTAGCGTCCACCCGGGAGGAGCACATCCGGCTTACGGCTCGTGCAAATGAAGCCCAGACCCTAGCCACTTCCCTGGAGGAAGTGACCGATGAACCTTAACCTTCGGCTAGAGGTTCAAGGTTTCACCTCCTCGAAGGTTCTCCGCTCCAAGTTTGTGGAGCAGGCGCTCTCATACGAGGGGCAGCAGGCAATGGAGCGTGGAGGGATTTCCACCTTTGGTTCCCGGGTTGGCTACGGCAGTGCGCCCTGGGACGGTGCATTTGTAGACGTTGTGGGCCGCGAGGCGGGCGTTTACCTCCCGTCCTGTGTTTCCACCTCCGCCGCGCTTTCCGAGTTCATACTGGACGACCGGGTACGTTCTCGCCCCAGGGTGGGCGACCTAGTCTTTTTCGCCGTTTCGTCCGAGGCGTTTGGCCAACCCCGGCTCGGAATCGTGGTTTCCGTGGAGGGATGGGAGCGAAGCGGCAGGTTCATCACCATCGAGGGTAACTCCTCCTCCGGCCTACCCCGGAGCAACGATCTTCCTACCGGGGTCTTCCGCCGCACTCACTTCAACACGGAGGTTCTCGCCTTCGCTCGCCCCAGATTCCGAGCCTTAAATTCCGTGAAACCGGTTTCAGACAAGGTTGACACGCCTGTTGTCAACTTTTCCTACCTCACCTCCTCGCGGAAGAACAAGCACATCCGCGCCGTTCAGCTCGCCCTGGCACAGGCCGTGGGCTTACGCGGGTACGAACCGGGGAGCTGGTGCCGGCTCACGGTTAGCGCCTTTGCGCGCTACCAACGCCGCATCGGCTTCGCCGGCAGGGACGCGACGGGCGAGCCAAACCACACGGCCATAGCGCGCCTAGCGGAGCAGACCGGGTTGTTTGTTATCGAAAAGTTATAATCTTTTTATCAAATGTGCCACCGAGCTGCGAGAAACCTGTTATAATGTTATTACGCGGAAAAACAAACGCGGGTTGGAGAGACGGATGGCAATAAAGAAAACCATTTGGATTGTGGACTACCGGGACGAAGCCGGGAACGCCAAGTACGTGGCACGGCAAGCCGACACCGAGGCGGAACTCCGCGGGCTGATAGCCAGGGAGTCGCCGGGCTCCAAGGTGGAGCGGGTGTGGCTCTTCATGGAGCCGCAGGAACCGGCCGCAACCCGGGAGCCGTCGGAGACCTAACCGGGCATTAGTTTTCCGGGCGAAGTCTCCAAGGGGTTGGAAGTTGGGCTCGGAATTGGTCGCGGGTTAACCGGGTTCAGTGAAACCCGGACCCGCGGCTCACACTTTCGCCGGGTTCAACCCGGGGAGCACTCGGAAAGCAGCCGGGCTGCCAAATTCCGAGCGTTTGCAACCCGGGGACAGGGGAATCTCTGCCGGGCTGCCTTTTTCTCGGAAATGCAACCCGGGGGCAGGTAAACCTGCGCCGGGCTGTGTTTTTTGCAACGTGCAACCCGGGGGGACTAAATCCGTGCGCCGGGCATCACTTTTCGAAAGTGCAACCCGGGGGGCACGGAATTAGCGACGGGCTGCCTTTTTTGAAGTGCAACCCGGGGGGCACGGAATTAGCGACGGGCTGCCTTTTTTGAAGTGCAACCCGGGGGAGGTGCACAAGTGCGACGGGCTGTGTTTTTGGGTTGCTCCAATATTTATTATGAAATTTCGCCTTTTCAGGCGAAACCAGGTTATAATCGAATCATGAAGCCAAATCCCTAGGTTTCCAACGATAAAAAGACAAGGAGTGATGTCTAATGACAACACCAAGTAAAAAATTAAGTCCTGGACTTGCTACTTTTATAGAAGAGCGAGTCTTTAATTCTCTGCTTTTTCGAGAAGAGATCCAAAATATTCTGAAAAAGCAATCGCAACCTTTAACAATTCCAGAAATCAAGGCACTTGTTTCAAAGGAAACTGGGCGCAACGTTGACAAGATGACAATGTACACGCACGTCAAAGAGCTCATCAACGAAGGAGCTTTAGTCTCTCGCGTCGAAACTATCGAAGAGCGTGCATTGCGCGCCAAAAATAGGGTTACGACAGGAAAGTTTGCGACTCTTTATATTACTCCGCGCACTTGGAGCCAAGACGTTCCAGCGCGCACTGTAGCTGAAGCAGTCCCTGGAGTAGTTCTCTCCTCCACCAGCGATCGTCGTCCAAGAAAACCAAAGGCGAAAAAGCGTGGTCGTCCAATTGGAAGCAAGAACAGACCTAAGACCGAAGCCAAAACAGACAACCTGCACGACCTCGTTGCGCAAGTTGTTAAGGCTCACCAAACTTCTATCTCGCAAGAGCTGGAGGAAACCAAGGGAAAACTGGAGTTGGTGACGAAGACTCTCTCCGAGCTTCTTCAAAAAATCAGTTAGCTCCAGTTGAGTTATGGTGGCTTCTAGGAAACTGGAGGCCACCATTACTCGTATCGAAGTCATTATCGTTGAGAGCGAAGAAGACCTAGCGGAATTGTCCGCAGGCGAAGACATCGACATTCTCCCTGGAGAAGAGTGCGCGCACTGCGGAGAAGACATCGACGACTTCGAATCCGGGGACTTCGAGCCATTTGTCGTCGTCATCGACTCAGATGACTCATTCTGGCCTCTCTGCGTCGAGTGCTCGCTCCCGGTGATCGATCCAAAGGTTCACTAAACTTTTTTTGCAAATGGGAATAATTCTGCGGAGATTCCTGTTATTATAGTCATAGGTAAACGACACAAGGAGACTCAATGATTAAAGAGAGACCTATTCAGCAGGACAGATTATTTGTCAGCGGAATGAACATGAATCCGCAATTCCCAAACGGCTCGCCGCTCTATCGAATCGAGCACGTTGGCTACATACTTTCGAAAGAAGACGAACCTTGGAAATACAGAATCGTCACGAGCAATAAGTTCACGGCAGACTGGGACCTCTCAACAAAGCACGAAATCTTTAGAGAGGGCACGGGAACTTGTCTTGGAGTTTTCAACGTTGTTGGGTTCATCAGATTCTATACGATGGAGACTCGCGGTTATGTCCCTACGAAAAAGATTCCACACTGGATAGACAGAGAAGAGAAGCTATGAGATATCGCACTGTGCTTGGCGAAGCAATCTACAAAATTCGTTTAGAGAAGAATCTCACGCTAAGAGACGTTTCACAGAGAGGCGCTCTCTCAATCGGACATCTTTCTGAAGTAGAGAGAGGAATGAAAGAGGCAAGCAGCGAAATCCTAGAAGCGATAGCGACAGGTCTCGATATCTCTCTTTATCAAATCATTATCGAGGCAGGTTATCGCCTTGGTGAGTATGAAGGAGCTTTTGATAGAGTACCGGAGACTTTTGCGGTCGAGAAAAAAGTTTAAAAAATCTTTGCAAATGGGAATAAAAGCAGAGCTTTTCCTGTTATTATAGTTAGGTAGCAAAAAGACAAAATGACAAAAGGAGTCGCTATGACAGACAGCAAAAAACCAGAAATGATGCTCGAGCTTGAAGCGTTGGTTAGAGCAAAAAACCCTCAATACACAACACAGGTGACTTACGCGGCGCTGTTTGGAATTCTCGCTGCGTTCATCTCGGAGGAAGACTTCCAGAGAGCGATAGACATCTGGCCTAAAATCGACGAGAAGAAAGCGTAGAGATAAATGAGCGAAATCAAGTTGAGAAAAGCACAGTTCTATAAGGACGCAAAAGATAATCGCTACGTCTGGGACGCAGTAGAAGCTTGGACAGACAGTCCGTTCCATCCACTGCCTTCGAGCAAAGTGGTCTGCAAGGTCTGCGGAGAGCAAACTCCTCGCATGCTCATGCAATTCTACACAAAGCCTCTCGTCTTCTTTTGCGGAGAGCACTTACCGGAGAATCTTGAGAAATGGTACCGAAGAGGTCCGTAAAACTTTTTCAAAAATCTTTGTAAATGTGCAGCATATTTGCTAAAAACCTGTTATTATAGATAAGTAGCAAAAACAACTGAATATCGAGTAAACGAAAAAACGACAGAAGGAGCTCACATGAGCGAAATCAAAATCAGTAAATTGGAAAAATCAGTGTACCCACGAAAGTACGAGTACAAGCAGCAGAGAAGCGATCGACCAGATTCACCATCACGAGTCTTTTTAGACTTCGGTGAAAATGTTTGGGAGCACTTAGAGAACAGACGCTCGAGAGACTACAACACTTTGCGTCCACTCGTTGCAGAGAAGCTTCGCGAAATGGGAGTCGACTTCGAAAAGCTAAGTTGGAATCGATACGCAGGATGCGACATGTGTCCTTGCTCCGGTGGATTCGTTTTGAAAGACGGAGAGAACGGAATCGACTACTGGGCGAAATTCGAAAGCGTCGAGTCACCAGACGTTTCAGTTTGCAGTCATCCAACAGAGTGCTTCGTTGAAGCGACATCAAGTTGCGGAGTCTGCCAAGAAGTTTTGGAGGTGGTCGCATGAGTGAAATCAAAGAAGTCTACGTTGGAACTTTAGAGACTTCAAGTTTCAAGTTCCTAATCTGCGGCGACAGCGAAGAGCACGTGATTGCTCTCGCTGAAGCAGCATGGAACAAACATCGCGCAGACACTGGAGCGCGGTGGGAATGGCAAGATGTCGAAGACAGTCTTTACATCTTAAAGATGCAACCCGGACAAGTTCAGAAGAACTAGAGAGCGAGACAAAATGAAAACATTCAAATTAGTGTCAGACGAAAAATCAAACGCAACGTACAGAGTAAACACTCTGCGCACAACGCGAAACGTTCTCACGCAAATCTTCGGAGAGCCTGAGGAAGTCGAATCGTTCGATAACAAGGTAACTGTCCGTTGGACGATCGCTATCGAAGACTCAGTGATTGTGACTCTGTACGATTATAAACGCTATGAACTTGGAACTCCTAGGCTCAATGAAGTGTATGATTGGCATGTCGGAGGTTTCAGCGATGAAGCTTACGATGAGTTGCTCTCTGTTGTATTGGAGCAGTTCAACGAAATCGTAAAAAAGAAAGCTGAAGAAGAAGATGAGTGATTACGCTAAAGAGCACATTTGCGAAAAGTGCTTCCTAACCTATAGCAACTATCAAAGACACATGGAGCTCGAACACGGAGAAGCTGTCGTTGACTCGAGTGACGAAGAAGACGCGTCGAAAGAGGACTAAAAACTTTTCGAAAAAGTTTGCTCTTTTGGGAATAAAATCTATCTAAACATGATTATAATAGATAGGTAATAAAAAACGGCAAAAACTAGTGATTATAACAGAATGATAACTTTCAAAAAAAGTTTGCTAAATGAGCAGTTTTATAGCAAAAACCTGTTATAATGATTAGGTACCAAAAATAAACGACAAAAGGAGTCTGCACATGAGTGTAAACGAAAACGAAAAGTACCAAACAATCAGCTTGTCAACTGCAGTTGCAAATGGCGAGTACTGGTCCATAAACGACATCAACGACCTGCGTTCAATGAAGGCAGCGAAGATGGCAGCTGTAGAGATCGCTCGAGCACTCGGACGAACCTACTACTCAGTGAACACAAAGCTTATTGAGCTTGGACTCACAAAGAGACAGTCAAAGCCAAGAGCAAGAGTCATCAAGAACGTCTACACACAAGCGCTTCCAACTTGTGACAACTGCTTCATGGTGTTGAGTGCTAGAGTCCACGACTGCTAGCACTCAAAAAAGATTTAAAAATCTTTGCTAAACGAGCAGTTTGTTAGCAAAAACCTGTTATAATCGAATAGTACCAAAAAATAACTAAATACAAAATGACAAAAAGACAAAAGGAGTTGGTCAGTATGACTGAAACAAAGTGGGTTCTCTTGAGTGAATCAGATGGTGCACGCGGAGACAACGGTAAGAAGAAGGTTTACGAGATCGTTGTCAAGGACAACATGTTGTTTACCTCATGGGGAATGGCAGAGAAGTCGACTCGAGCATCGAGCACGAAGTTCTTTGGCAGTCACAACGCAGCGATGTCAGAAGCTCTTGAAAAGCTTTCGGCGAAGACTGCAAAGGGTTATGTGATTGCGTACAAAGCGTAATCACTAACCCGAGCACCAAAGCAAAAGACAAACGACAAACAGAGGAGTTCACATGAGTGAAAAGATAAAAGTCACATTGGAGCTAACCGAAAAGCAACTCGCGCTTCTGCAAGAAGCAATTTACGACGCAATGGATTCGGACAACTGGGAAGGCGACGAAAAGTTCGTTGACGAGATGTTCGGTGAAATGTACAACACAGTTACTAAAGCTTTGAAGGGAGCTAAATAATGACGACTAAAGAAGACATCATGGTAAGCAACTTATCCGAATTCAAAAGAGTCCTGGCGAAGCCTGGAGTCACTTTGACAATAACGTCATGTGTTCACCCGGTGACGGAAGCAAACCTTCCTCACAAGTACTTGAACGTCACAAGACGCATTCGAAAACTGCAGAGCAATAGCTTTGTGTTGGAGACATCACCAGGCATGAACGTAAGTTGGGGAGACTACGACAAAGCTTCCCGCTGGTCTTTTGACGAAGACACAGCGACAGTCAGATACGACCACATAGTTCTCACATACAAAATCGGAATAGGAGCATAAGTATGAGCGAAAACAAAAGCAACACAGTGCGGACGATAAGAATCTCCGCAGACAGCAAGGTGGATGAGTTGGCAGTAGACTTCTCATCCTTAGAGGACACTCAAAAGTTGGTTGGTGGATTACTACAGGTAATCGACTTCTCACCCACACTGAGTGCCTGGATGAATGAAGAAGGTAAGCTGATGCAGCTACCTGTCAACCTGTCAGCTACAAAAGTCTGGGAGTTCTTCTTTGGATTCTCAGATGTCTTGTGCGGAGACGTTCTCTTCTCTGGAGGAGTAGACAGCGACGGAAACGTCGTAGGCATTGGAGACCGAGAGATTGCGATGCTGCGAGGCATCTTGGCTGGAGGTAACTAATGAAGCTGCGTAAAGAAGTGAAGACGTTTTACGGAGACGTCGAAGTCGCGAACGCTGAAGCGCTATCACACATCGCAGATGTCTCTGGAGCGCAGATGAGACACTGGCTCAAGGATGCAAGGTATTCGGATGGCAGACCGCAACCAGTCATCGTAGAGAACTCTAAGAGCATCTACTACAATCTCAACGAAGTGATGCAGTGGCTTGAGCCTCTCATTGCCAAGACGCGAAGTCGTCAGCTGAGTGGAGTCGGAAGGCCGAGAAGCCTGAGAACTCCGGTAACAAAGCAGTTATAAAACTTTTCAAAAATCTTTGCTAAATGGGAATAAAAACAGGCTAAAACCTGTTATAATGATTAGGTAGCAAAAACAAACGACACAAGGAGTCAAAATGGCAAGAATGAAATCAATCAAGATAACCACAGCAACAATCGACTTCGGCGACTGGAAGCTCGAGGCATCTGGTCAGCTCGAAGAGTTTTACGACTGGAGATTCACAATGAACTTCAAAGGCGTAATCTCAAGCAGCGACTGGACAACGAACGAGTACTTCAGCGACCAGGAAGAGCTCGAGACTTACATGTGGGAAGAAGTCGAGAGACTCAACAAGAAGTACTCATCTTGCGTGTTCACCGAATCAACCGAAGAGGTTGAGGACGAGGACTACGAAGAGGACGAAGAGTAGTCCTCAAAACTTTTTCAAAAAAGTTGCAGAATGTGCAGCTAATTTGGAGAATACCTGTTATAATGAATAGGTACCAAAAAATAACTGAATATCGAAAACCTCACTACATACACAATGACAATAGGAGTCTAAATTGAGTGAAATCAAGGTAGCAACAAAGGCAACAAAGGTTACGACAACCGTCGTATCATCATCAACCGTCGCAACTACTAAGGTAGTTGTAGACCTAACTGGAACAGATGTCCAGAAGTGGACAGACCAGTTAGCTCAAGCTCGCGAAGCCATCAAGGCTTTTGAGGCTATGGAAAACGAAGCTAAAGAAGCTTTGCAGTCACTGATGGGTGACGCAGACTTCGGTGCAGTTGAAGGCATCAACGTCGTTCAGACAATGAACGGAAAGTCAACTGGAATCGATCGCGCCATCTTGAAGGAAGCGTTCCCAGACGCATACACTGCAACTTACTGGGAGAAGCCAACCCGCTGGTTCAAGGTTCTCTCCAAGTAATCTGAGGAGGTTGCCTGACGGCGAAAGCCGTCAGGTACCTGCCTCCAAAAAAGTTTTGCAAATGTGCAGCATAGAGCACGAAAACCTGTTATAATCGAACTACGGTGAAAACCAAATACAAAAAGACGAAGGAGTTCAAATGAACGAAACGACAAAGAACAAAAAAGCAATGTACATGGAGTTCCAAACTGGAAACTTCATAGTTCAAATGCTAATCACACCAGAAGGTGAGAGACTGGGGAGCACAGTTCCATTAGTAATCTACCGTCGACGTGTGAGCAACGACTCACCAAAAAGCCAATGGAAGGGTTATCCAGCAGTCACTAAAACGACTCTTGGACAAACGGTAGACACAAAGTCTGCGGCACTCAACATCGGAAAGATGAGAGTCGCTCACATCGATTCTCTGCTGAAGCAGCTTGAGACTCGTGGCTACAAACTAGTGAATCAGCCATTCGTGGTCGACTTCACTCAAGAAGACTTGGCGGATACTTGTGCACTCAAGACTCCGTACAAGGTTTTGAACAGAGTGCTAAAAAGCAGAACTTACTTAGGTTTCGCAGAATTACCAAAAACTGTTGCAAAATAGGTTATAATAGACCTAGGCAACAAACAACGAAAAAACGACAAGGAGCATTATGGAATATTTAGAGAAGCAATACAGTGGAATCACGGAAGCAATGTACGCAGTCGCAGGACAAGGCGTACACGCAGAGGCAACAGACTACATTCCAGCGAAGATGGTAATCGCTGCTGGTACAGTAGACGTCAAGGTCGCAAAGAAGAAGGTGGTTACAGTGACAGAGATAGCGTCACTCACAGGTTTAGTGAAGTATCCTAGACCAAACGGTGAAGACTACTTTGCTCGTCTTTGGGGTGGACACTCAGATGTCGAGGCAGTTCGCAAGTCAAGAGCGAAGAATCACTTCGTCTTGCTTTACGGAGCACCAGGCTGTGGAAAGACTGCTTTGGTTGAAGCTGCTTTTGGCGAAGAGCTCGAGACAATCATCGGAACCGGTGACACCGAAGTTGGAGACTTCATCGGTGGATACGTTCAGACTCCAAGCGGAGGATTCGACTGGGTCGATGGTCCACTTGTTAGAGCTGCAGAGCAAGGTAAAGTTCTGCTAATCGACGAGATTGGTCTGATCGATCCAAAGGTGCTTTCGCTGGTGTACGGTCTGATGGATGGACGTGATGAATTAGTAGTCACTGCGAATCCAGAGAGAGGCACAGTGAAGGCCAAGGACGGATTCTACGTGATTGCGGCCACTAACCCGAACGCACCAGGAGTGAACCTCTCTGAGGCTCTCTTGTCCCGATTCAGCATCCAGGCGGAGATGTCAACAGATTACTCGTTGGCAAAGAAGCTCGGTGCTCCACAGTTGATTGTGACTGCGGCAATGAATCTCGCGAAGAAGCAAGCGAGCCAAGAAGTGTCTTGGGCTCCGCAGATGCGCGAGCTTCTAAAGTTCAAGCAAATCAGCGAGGACTTTGGAACTACATGGGCAATTTCGAATCTACTCGCTTGTGCTCCGTTTGAGGATCGTCCAGTCGTCGCAGACGTATTGACGAGAGTCTTCGGTGAAGAGTTCAAGCCAGCCAAAATCTAACGCGTAAGCTTCGGGTCGTTTTTCTTCGTCGTTTCTCGACCCGAAATGACAGTCGGTTTTTTCGTTTCCCGACTGTCGGAGGGAGGGGACTGTGTCCATTCCGGTCTCCTCCTTCTCAAAACTTTATATAAAAAGTTTCCAAAAATGACAGATTCTAGAGTATTTCCTGTTATAATCGTATTAGGCAAGTAAGAGACAGAACGAAGGAGAACACATGGCTCACTTGAAAGACGGAACAACAAAGGCACAGAACACGCCACCGCAGTGGTTGCCTGTAGGTGCAAACATCGGTCGAGTAGTAAATGACTGGGCGAACCGAGGAGACCTAGTTGTCTATCTTGGTCCAGGCGCTGGAGGACCTGCTCCAGCATGTTACACTCCATCTCTCGCTGAAATTGAAATCAACACAGACGTAGCGTTCGGAGCTATCACAGACCCGAAGACAATCGGAGACCTATCTGTTCGCAAGAATCAGTACAAGTATCCAAAGGCGATTGGCGCTATCATGCACGAATCATTCCACGCACGCTTCACTCGCTGGGACTTGGTTGCGGCAGCTAAGGCTCTTCAACCTGATGAGCTTGCTGCTCTGCATTGGCTGGAAGAGACTCGAATCGAAAAGTTTGGACTTAGGTCTATGCCGAAGAATCGCGCGTTCCTTCGCAGTTGTGCTTTGGAAATCGTTATCGACGACATGCACGAAGGAATCAAGTCAGCGAAGTCAGTCGAGGCGGTTGCGCAGATAGCAGCTTTAGTTCTCGCAAGAATCGACGCAGGAGTAATCGATCGCGTTGACGTGTACGCACTGGCTCCGATGATTGAGTCGATGCTCGGTGAAGAGCTACTTGCAAGTCTTCGTGAAATCTGGTTGGAATTCCAGGAACACGATGAGCACGCGAATCCACTTCCACTTTACGACTTAGCTCGCGAATGGGCGAAGCTCGTTAGAGAAGTAGCCGAAGAAGGAGAAGGCGAAGGCGAAGGCGAAGGCGAAGGCGAAGGCGAAGGTTCCGGTGAAGGCGATTGCGAAAAACCTGGCAGTGGCAAAGGTAAAGGCAAGGGTAAAGGCACAGGAGACTACGAAGTACTCGTGCAAGAACTTGTAGATGCTCTCAGCGAAGCTGCCGAAGACGCAATCATCAACGCTCAATCAGAACTTGACGACCAGGAACTAAGTGACGACTACAAAGAAGAAGCAGACATGCGAACTCGCTACAATCAAGAAGTTGCGAAGAACGCCGAAGTCGCTAAGAACGTTTTCTCAAGAGCCACTGGACCAGGCAGTGGACAGGCAACTTCATCAAGTCTTATTGAATCTCGCGTGCCAACATCTAAAGAGAGAATTGCGGCAGTGCAGGTTGCCAACGCGTTGAAGAAGGCAAAATACCGTGATCGTTCAGAGACCACAGTGTCATCTGTGATTCCACCTGGACGTCTGCGTACTCGCACTCTGGTGCAGGGAACTGCGGCGAAGACTAAAAACCCGATGGCTTCTGTTGAGCCATGGCGTCAAACAAAGCGTAAGCACGTGGACGACCCAGAACTTAAAATCGGAGTGATGGTTGACATCTCTGGTTCTATGGGTGGAGCGATGCAGCCAATGGCTTCTGCAGCTTGGATTCTTTCAGAGGCGACCAAGCGAGTTCAAGGAAAAGCAGCAATGGTCTACTACGGTAGCAGCGTCTTCCCGACTCTAAAGCCTGGACAAAACCTAGACAAGGTGAATGTCTACTCGGCTCCGGACGGAACTGAAGAGTTCGACACAGCGTTCAGAGTTCTTGACGGAGGTCTGAACTTGACTGCTGGGACAGGAGCTCGTCTGCTCGTCGTAGTTTCCGATGGACACTACACTCCTGAGCAGACTAAGCTTGCGAAAGCTGCAGTGGCAAAGTGCGCGAGTGCCGGAGTTGGAGTTCTCTGGATTACGTTCCAGCGAGATGGTGGAGTAATCCAAAACTATCTGAATGGAAAGCCTGGAACAAAGTTAGTCCAAGTTCTTGACAAGGACTTCACCAAAGCAGCGATGGAAATCGGTGCGGCAGCTGCGCAGGCATTGACTGCAGCAGGAAGATAAGAGGAGAGCAAATGAAAGAGTCAAAAAAGTATACGCTGGTTGAGTACCTACTTGACGGCAACAAGGTTGTCTCTGCGATTCATTACCGAGACTTTTGGCAGTTCATGCGTGAGCATCCAGAAGCTGTGATAGTGAAATCTACCGGCAAATAGATTTTGGTCCTGGGCAACCTACTCCTTCAGGTTGTCCAGGCCAAAGCTCTCAGAGGTCCAATGAGACCACGAGACACGGAGACCATAGTAGTTGCCATCCGGCTAGTTCAAGGGTCTCACGGAGGCTCAAAAAATCTTAAAAAATCTTTGCAGAATGGGAATAAAAGCGGAGCAAAACCTGTTATTATAGATAGGTAGCAACTAAACGAAGGTAGAAAAACATGGACAAACAAAAAGTCAATGGGGTCTGGGAAATCAGAACGAAGAACGACGACAAGATGATTCTCAGATTCAGAGCGTATAAGCAGAGAGACATCAACCTCCAACTCAAGAAGGCGGAGATTGGATTGAAGATTCCAGCCGACAACTTGGTTGCGGTATTCATAGCCGAATGGCTAGATTAGTGAGAAGGCGCGAAGACAGAGTGCTGGTTCTGTTGGCCAAGGATTCTGACAGTCTAGAGGGACGCAAGGGAGTCTTAGAGCTGGTGTCCTGTAGACGCGGTAAGCACTGTGAGATTCACGGACAAAAGCGTTTACAAAAAAGTTATAAAAAGTTTCGCAAATGTGCAGCAAAGTAGAGCGAAACCTGTTATAATCGAATAGTAGCAAAAACCAAATACAAATGACAAACGACAAAAGGAGTCAACATGGCAACTGTAAAAAGCCTAATCGAACAACTTCAAGAAATTGAAGACCAGAACCAACCAATCATCTTTCAGTACTACATCGCTGAACACTTCATCGACCCGGAGACAAACGACAACCTGGAGCCAAAGCGCTTTGAAATAGTTGCGGAAAACGTCGAAAGAATCGATGGACTTTGGGAAGACATCTACGAAGAAATTGCAACCAACGTAATGGCATTGGAGAGCGACAATGAGTAATCAAACCACAATCGAAATCACAACTCAACGCTGCATGTTTTGCGGAGACAACTCCGTGATGACAGTTGATGCGGCAAGTTACGTGGCATGGAAAGATGGAGCATTGATTCAGGATGCTTTTCCAGAGTTCGACGCAGCAACAAGAGAAGTAATCAAAACTGGAACTCACGGCAAATGCTGGGAGCAAATGTTCGGTATTCCGGACACACTGTAGAGACGGAGAAACTATGAAAGAAAAAATCCTAGTTGAAGGCACAGAAACAAACGCAGCTGCTTATCCAAACGCACTAAATGGTCCTTGGACAGCATCTATTCACCAGATACTTCACAACGACGACAGACTCTGGTACGTCATCGAGTACACGAGTCCAAACTACGGTGAAGGCAAATACTCTTGCACTTATAAAGGCGGAGCGACCCTCGAGTTGATGAAGCAAGCTCTTGCCGACCAGATTACCAAGGTCTCAGAATCTGATGTCACGGAAGACACTCCACGCTTTGGTTCGTGCACCTACTGCGACCGCAAAGCGACTCCTGCTGGATACCAACTAAGTTCTCTACTCCCTTGGGCTATTGAGGACGACAACTACGATGGTTGCCGAGGTTGGGACTAAAAATAGTCGAAAAATCTTTGCTCAAATGCAGCTTTTGCTCTAAATACCTGTTATAATCGTATTAGACAAAAAGACGGAGGATTCAAAATGGCAAATACACACGCACATTCAATCGAAAACAAAAGCTACATCAAGGCGATGCGCGAGATTCGCAGAAGCAACGCGGCAGGATTACACGCCGACAAGCGAACACGGAGAGCACGCACTCGTTCAGCATCACTAACCCGCGCAATGCGCGATTACAACTAGGAGAAAAAATGACAGAAAACGAAAACACAAACGAACTGGTCTCGCTAGAACGCGAGCTAACCGAGACTGAGGCAAGAAGCCTAAGTCGTGAGCAGGTGGCAACTCGAAAGAAGCTGAAGTGGGAAAACTATCCTGCTGTCCACGGACACATCGTAAAGCACATCACCGAGCTCGAGCACTCTCCTGTAGAGTACTACGAGTGGTTTTGGACAAAGGCACCAGAGTGTCCTAGTTGCGGTGGATTCATTCCAAACAATGAGAACCCTGGGGCTTACATGGGAGCAATCTCACGGAAAGATAACAAGACCGAAATCTGTTCTGCTTGCGGAACGATCGAGGCAATAGCAGACTTTTACGAAAGTCAGAAGGCAGGTAGCAATGAGTAGCGAAATCAAAGAAGAAATGACTCTTGACGCATTGATGAGCAAAGTTCTGGAGATTCTTCCGGATGCGATTCTCTCTGAAGAATCTGGAGAAATCGTGATTGCCACTGGGTTGCGGGAAAACTCTCCCGGTGACGTGCTGACTCCAGCAGATGTCATCGATGGAGATACGGTATCCTCAACTCACTACTTCACAGACGATGGAACCTACGGCTCCGTCGATGGGATGGAAATCATGGACACCTCGGCTTGGACTTCAGAGGACTGGGAACGAATCGAGGAAGCCGGAGACTCTGCTCGCCTCGCTGAGGCAAGAGTAATCTCAAGTCTCAGAAAAAAGCAAAACGAAAAAGAAGGCGGTAACTAATGTTCGATTACGATTCATGGAAAACCAGTGGGTACGGAGACGATGAAGTTGCAATGACTGTCTCCTTTGAGTGCGACAAGTGCGAGCATCAAAACGATGACATGGAAGCTGTCGGCTCACGTCGAAGTGACGAAGTCTACGTTGAATGTGAAGAATGCGGTAAAGAAAACTGCGTTAGCGTCGGTGGAGACTAGTTACAAAAAAGTTATAAAAAACTTTGCAAATGTGCAGCTTTTTGCTCCAGTTCCTGTTATAATCGAACTAGAAACAAAAAGACAAACGACAAAAGGAGCTCAAATGACCGAATTCGCGGAATGGCTAGAAAAGTCAAAGGTAGTAGCTGAAGCACGCAAAACCGAAATCTGGAGTACGGAGAACGGAGAACTTGTATGCGTAGACAGTAGCTGCATGGGAAACAGGATGTACACTGAAGTCACTTCAAGTAAGCGTAAGAAGACTACTCAAGATGGTGGATACTTACTTGACGCTCGCGAAATCGAGTACATGAGAAACTTCTTAATCAATGAAATCGGAGAAAAATCTCCAACCTGCACTTGCGGCAGGGTAGAAATCAAAGTCGCTGAAGCAATAAGCGTCAGCTAAACAGAAAGAAGCAAAGATGAAAATCTACTCACTAAAAATCACACCTGCTAACGCAGACCACGCTTCACCTATTTACGAAGTTCATTCTTGGGAAAAGGTAGAAGAAATCATCAAATCGACAAAAGAACTCTACAACGGAGAATTCACTTTTGAAGTCTTCGGTAGAGTAGAAGCTCGAGTAGCGGAAACGGAGACACTATGAGTATGAAAATATACTGGGACGAAATGTCTGAAGCAGAAATGAAAAAGTCTGGTGCCGAATACCACGCTTGCAACAACAAAGCCTGCGGACACACACCACTCATCTGGCAGCAAGCCGTTGGAGACGCAGTCTGCGAAGGTTGCGGTAAATGGCAAAATGAAGAAGAAGAAGAAGAAGAAGAAGAAGAAGAAGAAGAAGAAAGCGAGAAAAGCGAATGAGTGAAAACCAACCAACGCAAGAAGAAATCCTATTCAATCTAACGCAGGCTCTGCAGAACGCCAACGCACTGCTTGGACAACTAGAGCAAACTGACTTGGTGAAACTTCACCGCAGACGAATCGGCAAACTTTGGTCTTTCTATCTGAAGAAGCGAGTCGCTGCAGCGCAAAAAATAACCTGGGGCGAATGGCTTTCTGACGAGGCGAACATGGCCAAGTTTAAGGCTTGGTTATTTAATGACGAAGTCGACGAAGAACTTATCTCTCTTAGCAACGGAGAAGAAGGCGAGAAAAACCAATGAGAACTATCGGTCGTTTCTTGATTGCGGTAGTCACCGCACCAATCGTACTAATCGCCTACGGACTTCTCTGGGTTCTTTTGATAGGACTCGGAGCAGAGGATAACGGAATGTTCTATTCGAACCTTCCATTCATTGCAGCCGGCTGGATTACAACGCTAACTGCGTTCCCGTGGCTGATGAGATTAACGGATTCCATCGACAGATGGATGGAAAACCAAGCACGAACACCATACAAAAAATAAGGAGAGACAAAAATGTCTGAAAAAACCAAAGCAGCACCAAAAACCCGTTTAGAGTCGCTTCCGCGCCTTCCAGAAGGCGTGCAGTTGCCGGAAGGGTATGTACCTGCCTACTACCGTAAACGCGCCAGTCTCGCGGTCCTAAGGGCCTTAGACGGCAGCGGATACAAGGTTCTTGAGGTACAAACCGGAATCATTCACGACGCAAAAACCACAAGAGAGACATCTCGCTTGATGGCACAAATTGGCCGCGACATTAGAGCGGTAAGAGAAGCATCTAAGCCCGCGAAGGTGACAGTTTCAACTGAAACCCTGGTAGAATCAAAGGAAGCCTAAACTTTAGGTCCAGGAGATAACCAAAACCCCTGAACACAATACGACCGAGTACTAACTCACGGAAAGGTAGGTCGGAATGAAAAAGAAGAAATGGTTATCGTTTGTGCTGACTGCGTTGTTCACGCTAGCTCTTGCTAGTGGAAGCGATGCGGCAGTAGGCACGGAGGTCCGAGCGTCGCAAGACGTAAAGGTAAAGTCTGTGCCTTCAAGTGAAACAACCCAAGCGAATTTCGCTTTCGTCCAGAAGCTAATAAAAGCATCGGAGAGAAAGAGAATCGCGCAAGTCGTGCGGAGGCTGAAGTACTATGTTGGTAAAACAAGATACGTATTTTCTGGTGACACTCCTCAAGGCTGGGACTGCTCGGGTCTCGTCCGCTGGACGTACGAGAAACTAGGAGTCACTCTAGAGCATTCTGCTACAAAGCAGAAGAACTCTGGAACCCTGGTAAAAAACCCTCTTCCCGGGGATATCGTGGCCTTCAGCTACGGTAGCGGAAGTAGTTTCTACCACTCGGGTATCTACATCGGAAATGGAAAAGTTCTTCATGCTCAACAGGCACGCGGAACATTCATCAGTTCGTTAGATAGCCCGCTCTTCGCAGGTAATAAGATTACCTTCACGCGAATCATAATAAACCAATAATCCCGTTCAGGGGAATCTCCGGTCACCGTCGGCTTCTGTCGGCGGTGATCTTTTTCGCCTTGAAGCGCAAAGTCACGCGGAAAGCACCCTTGCTAGAATCGCACTATGAATCTGAAGGGAAATCAAATGAAAGACAAAATCTCACCTATCGTAGCGGATACATCAGGCTGGTACCGTAAAGCTCAGGACGCGGAATTGTATTGCGGATGGTGCTTACCAGCGAGAGCAGCTCTAGCTCACCAAGCGCACCCTGAACGAAAGTGGATTGCCACGGAAACCGGCGACTTCCTAGTTCTCGTCGGAGACGTCTTGGACAAAGTCTCTGAGGCAGAAAAGAACCTGCATCGCAGCTGCGAAAACGGATAGTTCTAAAAAAGTTATAAAACTAGGTGTACTTTCTGCCAAGTACCTGTTATAATGATTATACGGTAATCATAACGACAGAAAGAGGTGAGTGCCATGGAAATACAAGTAGGAAAAATCTCGACTTGGTTAAGTCCAAACGGAGAAGTCTGTAGAGTAAAAGTAGTTTCTGTAGAAGACGGAAGACAAGGTAAAGTCTTTACGGGCTACAGAGTGAATGAGAAAGACGAGCCTTTGCAAAACGAAGCAGGCTTCTTTTATCCAACCTTCTCCGGAATGGCAGAATCTCTCGGAGGTTAACGGCAAATTGCAACTCGATGCGGTAAAATAATACAAAGAAACCAATCGAGGTAGAAATGTCTGAAAACCCGCAAATCGGAAGCAGAGCGGTAGCAAGAAACTTAGTGATGCGTCTTCTACAGCAATACGAAAGACATCAGCTAAATCCGCTCGACCTCTCTTATCAAGAGCTAGCTCACATAAACTACGCAATAAAGCTTGCAGACCTGGGAAGAGATTCCGAGTCGCTGAATGACTTTGCGGAAGCAATAGAAAAACTCTTCACAATCTTCACTCCAAAGTTCGAAGACTAAAATAAGGAAAACAAATGACGCAACACGGTTACGACAAAAGAAGCTTTGAATCTGGCCAGCGCGATGGCATTCGCCGAGGATACAACTCCGCTATCGACAAGATGCTGGCGGAAATAGACAAATGCACGGAGCTCGCTCGGGGAAATAAGAAAGCCACAAAAGAAAACATAAACCCTCTGACGATTCTTTCGATGCTCCGAGACTTCTGCGTTGACTTGGACCAAAATCTTTACGAAGAGTAGACTTTTGGGCTAAATGCCTGGTATAATAAACTTGCGATTCACAATTTACACCTCAAAAAAGGAATGATACAATGAGAACTGACCAAAAGCTAGAAGTGTTAGCGGTTGATTGCCACAGAAACGGAATCGACGGCTTGCCATTCAAGGTCGCTATCGTTTACGATTCTTTTTACGGAGATAAGAAACTTGTAGTGATGTTTGAAGAAAAGAACGCTACCGCGGTGTTCAGTCTCGATAAACTAATTGCGGAAGCGGACATAAAAAGCATCTCTAACTCTTGGCGCGGAGACATTTACGACGAAGCTCTAAGAAAAGAGCTTTGGCCAAAAGAGAGTGAGAAAAATGCTTGAAATTCTAGGAATACTCATCATAGTAGTCGGCGTCGTTCTTTTAGTGTGCCTTGTCGCAGCAGGATTCTTGATTCTTATGGGAACTGTTGCCGGTTTAGACATCTACGACCACGATGAAATCGAAGAAAACGAACCGACTGCTCTTCTCGGAGTAGTTTCGCCAAAAAACCATTCAAATTCAAAAGGAGACATCAATGCTTAAACTACTTATCGCCCGCTTACGCGAGCTCGTTTGGCCAGCGGTCATTTCCGTGCTACTAATCGCGGTGTCCTTGGTCATCGTCGTAGTTTCTCCCGGGTTCTCAACTGGGGCAGGAGTCTTTGCCTTGGCTGGAATTGGGTTCGCAATCCTGGCTCAGAGGGCCTAAAAAATAGTTCAAAAATCTTTGCAAATGTGCAGCTTTCTGCTCTAAAACCTGTTATAATAAATAAGTAATAAAAAACGAGTTCCTTTAGGAGGAAATTATGGCAGATACAATGATTCAAGCAACCGGACCTCAGGTCAACTTTGTGAAGGTTCTTTTGGCAGAACGAGTAATCGATGACGTAGACTGGGCAGAAGAGATTGCGGCAAAAATCGACGAAAACAAACTAAGCAAAAAAGATGCAAGTCAGGTAATTGACAAGTTGATAAACGCGAAGAGAATCCCGAAAGACCCTGTACTTCAGAGCGTTCTTTCTTCAATTCCAAAATCAAAGTACGCAATCCCGACTTCAGAACTTGACGTCTTCGTAGAAGAAAAAGTAAACGGAGACTTGTTGTTCGTCGAAGTCAAAGAGTACATGAACATACTTTACATGAGAAAACTTCTCGGTGCACCTGGCGGATTCACAAGAACCAAGCTTTCAGTTTCTGACGTGAAAGAAATCGTAAACATCATCGCTGCAGACCCTGTAAAGTACGCGAGAATCTTCGGTGAACACTACAGCTGCTGCGGTAAGTGTGGAGCAGAGTTGACAGACCCGATAAGCAGAAAACTGCAGTTCGGACCAACATGTCGAGCAGAGTTTGGACTGTAAAGTCCAAATTCTCGCTTCGGCGAAAGCAAAAACCAAATGACAAAAAGAAAGCGAGGTAGCTCATGTGGCTATTTACGGAAACCGGATTCATGAGTGCTGTGAGACATCGAACGTCTCCAGACAACCTAGTAGTTAGAGCAAGAGACAGACAGTCTCTACTCGAGCTTTCGGAGTTCTCTAAAGAAGAGATACAGTTTACTCCGTATGCCGACTATCCATACAGAGTCATCGTTCACGAGAAGCAACTAAGAACTTTTATGGACGACGCTCTTAAAAATCTGAAGTACGATAACTTCAAGAGTAGAGTTCAGAAGACTCGCGGACTACAGTTCGTCGATGCTCTGCAGGATGTCTGGGCAACAATGCACAAAGTCGAAGACTTAGAGTCTGCAAACCGCTGGGAAAAGTATCCGGTGGAAGAGACTCTTCCTGGATTCGACGATTCACCAGACCCTTACGATTACGATTCATTTCCAGACTGGGAGCCGGATGAAAAGTCCTAAAGTAGCGGCTGCGTTGGTGCTTGCGTTTGCTTTTGTAAGCGCAGGTATTCAACCAACTGTTCCGCAAGAAATAAAAATCGTGCAACAAAAAGAAAAAGAAAAAGAAAAAGAAAAAGTCTCCCCGGTGGAGAAGTTTCGAAACGCAAAGAAGCTAAACGGAATCCAACTCGCGGCAATTTTAGCGCACGTTGGGTTTCGCGGGAACTCGCACAAAATCGCTTGGGCTCTTGCAATGAGAGAATCTCACGGGAACCCGTTATCACACAACCGCAACGCTGCTACGGCTGATGACTCGTATGGGCTCTTTCAAATAAACATGCGTGGATACCTGGGTAAGGCAAGAAGAGTGACTTACGGGCTCTCTAGGGACTCTAAACTGTTCGACCCGTTGACTAATGCGTGGGTAGCGTATCGGATGAGTAAAGGGGGCAGAGACTTTGGTCCCTGGGGCATAGGCCCGAACGCCTACAGAGCGAACCGGGGAATCGGAACCATCTCTAAGCATTTTGCGTCTTATCCTGGGTATCCAAAGACAAAAACGGTACACAGCGGTAAGAAATCCAAATAAAATCTTACAAAATCAAGTTTTGGAGAAAAAATGTCTGAAGAAATCGTAAACCCTGAAGAAAACATCACCCCGGAAGACACTTCAGCCCCCGAAGAGAGCCAAGAGCCGGAAGTCCAGGTGGATACCCCGGAAATCCGTGAAGAGGCTGTCACCCCGGAAGAGAGGCCAGTTGCGACCCCGATTCCGGCTCCAATCCGGGTCTCCGTTCCGGAAAAACCAAAGCAGGAGAAGAAAATTGCAGTTCCTGTTGCGGTAAGTGCTGAAGAAATAGAAAAAGTAGTAGAGAAATCTACAAATTCGGTGATTGTTGGAACAGGCGACAAGGACGAAGTTAAGTTGTCGGCAATAGTCTACAAAAACTTTCAGTCAACTCGTTCTGTGAGCGTTTTCCACGTTCAAAGAAGACTTTACGAACTTGGATACCAGGATTCTGCTTCAGACAGAAGAGGCTTTTTCGGAGACAACACAAAAAACGCACTCACCTACTTTCAAAGTGCAAATGGCTTAGAAGCAAGTGGACTTCCGAACGCTGAAACTCTAACTCTTCTCTTCACCGGAGACGAAAACGTTTCTCTAACTTTAGACTAAGAGATTCTTCTATCCCGATTATTATTATACCATACTTTTAGCTAAAAGTTTCTCTATTTATCAAACAGTTATAAAACTTACTGTTTTTAGTCTACGGTATACAATTGCATCATCATGAATGCGATTACAAAACAAAATCACAAGCTTCCAACGACTGTAGCTTTCGTCTTCAAAGAAATCGCCACAACGCGAGAGCTAAGAGACAACTACATCTCTGTTCTTAGAGAAAATGAATGGACTTTACAGTCGATTGCAGATTGCTGCGAACTCACTAGGGAGAGAGTCAGACAGCTTGCTTCTCGGAAATCAGACCCCGGAGTAGTCTCCGAACTCATTCGCCTTGGGGCTGTGATTCCGACTCCACCGGAGAAACCTAAACGGGAAGTTGCCTTCAAGCCGGAAATAAAACCGGAGACCCTAGAGAAATTGCTAGAACTTCAGCCGCTTGCGCAACAAGTTCGCTCAAATAGCACGAAGTTCCGGGAAGAAGCTGAAGTCTACACGGCTCTTTTGTTTGACGCGTATAAAAACCAGGGAGTTTCTCTGTATCGGCTTGCAAAACTTCTCGGAGTTACTCATGGGGCGATAAGATTTAGGCTGGCGAGATACGGATACATAAAACCTCAAGGCGGAAGCAGCAAAGTTTACGCTCTCGTAAAATCAGAAAACAGGGTGAAAATCTCAAATGGCTAAAAGCATTATGGAACAGTTAGCTCTTTTGCCGGAAGCGGAGAGATTAGAGATTCTTGCGGGCATGGACCCTGATACTTTGCTGTGGGATTGGTCGGTATGGGGAAGACCAGAACAGCAAGCGCCTCAGGGTGAGTGGTCTATTTGGATGTATCTAGCCGGAAGAGGCGCGGGAAAAACGAGAGCTGCAGCGGAGTGGATTCGTGAAGAAGCAAAGTACACTACAACTGGGCAGAGAAGATTCGCCCTCGTTGCGAGAACTGCAGCAGACGTTAGAGATGTCATCGTTGAAGGTGAGTCGGGAATCATTTCCGTTACTCCGCCTTCCGAACGCCCTCTTTACGAGCCTTCGAAACGTCGACTCACTTGGCCAAATGGAAATACGGCAACTTGCTTCACAGCTGACGAACCTGATTCACTCCGTGGACCTCAGTTTACTCACGCTTGGGGAGATGAGGTTGCGGCATGGAGGCAAACTCCGGACGCTGCCGGGATGACTGCTTTCGACAACTTGCGCGTTGGAACTCGTTTGGGCTCAAATCCAAAAATCATGATAACCACTACACCAAAAAGAGTGCCCTTGCTCTATCAGCTTTTAGAAGAAGAGAGAAAGACGGGAAGAGTCGTCGTAACTCGTGGGTCGACTTTGGATAACTCAGGGAACTTATCAAGCTCTTACATCGATGCTATCACAGGAGTTTACGCTGGTACGAGACTCGCGGCTCAAGAGCTTTACGGTGAAATGTTAGATAACGTTGAAGGCGCTCTGTGGACTGAAGAAATGATCGATAAAGGAAGAGAAACTGTCTTTCCAATTGGATCTCCATTGAGAGTAATCGGTGTCGACCCTTCGGTTGCCGAGAACCCTAGAGACGAATGCGGTATCGTTGTCGTTGCTTCAACTGCAGAAAGAGATTTATATAAACGACACGCTTGGGTTTTAGAAGACGCAACGATTCTCGGCTCGCCAGAAACTTGGGCGAATAAAGTAGTCGCCATGGCTCGTAAATGGGGATGTCCAGTCGTTGCTGAAGTGAATCAGGGAGGCGCATTAGTTAGAAACGCAATTAACGCAATCGACCCTAACATCAAAGTTTTCGAAGTTCACTCAAAGTACGGGAAAGCTCTTCGCGCAGAACCGGTGACTCTTGCTTACGAACAGAACAGAGTTCATCACGTAAACTACTTACCCGAACTTGAATCTCAAATGTATTCTTGGATTCCGGGAGAAGGAAAGTCTCCAGACCGAGTCGATGCTTTAGTTCACGCGCTTACTGCTCTGCTAATTAAACCACCGCAAGGTTTCGTCGGTGGAAAGATTACCGCAAAGTCAGTTGCTCACAGAAAGTTCGATACGGGAAGAGGCGGCGGAGGAATCTTCAAAGTTCGCTAAGAGAGATTAAAGAAATCGCCCTCTTTCGAGGGCTTTTTCTTTTTTCTCTTTCGCTTACTTATTCGCAGCGATTGCGCATGGGTAAACTTTTACGTCTCGAGACCAAATCCACGGGTCGTCGTAACCATTCTCTTCGCTCATGTCTTCGTTGAAGTTTTTCTCTGCGGTCGCTAAGTCAACTTCTTCGTAGTAGACATCGCTGAACTTTCTAGCTTTTTGCAAGTCGCTGCAACCAACTCTGTGGCAAACATCTGTTCCGTCGATTTCTCTGATAACTGCTACTGCTTTTGTGTTTTCGTTTACGTTCATTTGTTTTCCTTTTGTCATTTTGTTTTTGTTTCTAAGATTATTATACCATACTTTTAGCTAAAATACTGCACATTTGCAAAGATTTTTCTATTATTTATCATTTTGTTATAAAGCTGTTTTGCGGTAGATTTGCGGTAGTTTCTCTTCGTTCTCTTCAAGCTTTCTCTCAGCTTTTTCTCTTTTAGAGAAGCTTCTCTTCAAGCTCTCTGCTTCTCTCAGATTTCTCTTTTTCCTTCCTTCAGCTTGAACCTTTTTCTCTCTCTCTCTCTCTCTCTCTCTCTCTCTCTCGTTAAAAAGAAAGCGACCGCTTTTTCGGCGATCGATTTCTAAGTTTTCGACTTTAGATTTCGGAGACTTTCTTTGCGAAGATTTCATACTCTTCTTTTGAAGTCAAGAATCTCTTTACGCATTCGTTTCCAAGTCTCTTCACTTTAGCGTCTGCTTGCTCTTCTGCGAACGGAACTAAAGAATCTGTTTTCCAATTCCAACTAACTAACCAACCAGAATCTTCTGTCATCGCCTTTGCGCAATGTTCGCACCAAGTTTCAAAGTTGTTTTTGTAGTTTCTCTTCATGTTCATTTCGTACTGAGTGTGAGCTCCGAATCCATAACACTTGATTTCGTTTACGGTCATTTGCTTTTTCCTTTTGTCGTTTTGTTTTTTGTTTCTAAGATTATTATAACAGGAACTTAGCAAAATAAACACACTTTAGCAAAGATTTTTAGACAAGTTATCATTTTGTTATAAAGTTGATTCCGGCTTGAACTACGGTGAAAGTTCGCACTTCGATGAGAAGTTTTCTACTTTTTCTGAAGTCTTTCGATTTCAAAAAGTTCTAAGTTTTCTGCGAAAGCAAAAAGCTTGAAGAGAGTAGAGTTGAGATTTCTCTTTTCTTAGATTTCTGAAGTCTTCAGATTTTTCTTCGTTGAGAGAGTTAAAAAGAATCGACCGCATTTCTGTGATCGATTTCTTCTCGCTTTCGCTTATTCCCAAATGCTCGAGAAGTCAGTTCTCTCTTTTTTGTTCGTCAAGACGATTTCTTGTCGAGTGATTGGATTTTTAGCAATGATTCCGTACTTGTATTTTGCATCTTCTCCAAAGACTTTGACGTTTGTTTCGATAACTTTGTACTTTGTTGAGAAGTAGAAGACTGTGTCTCCAACTTTCTTTTCTCCAAGTGAGAACATTGCTCTTGCCAACTTGTTTAATTCTGGATTGCTGTTGTAAAGTACGTTGTCTTTGATTACTTCGTTCATTCGCTTTTCCTTTTGTCGTTTATTTATTTTTGGTACATAATCATTATAACATGAACTTAGCAAAAATACTGCACATTTAGCAAAGATTTTCTACTTGTTATCATTTTGTTATAATCACTATTCCGGCTTGAACTACGGTGAAAGTTTGCGGTAAAAGCTCACACTCTCTGAAGTTTCTGAAGTTTCTGAAGTTTCTGAAGTCTTCAGATTTCGCTTTCACTTTTGAGCTCTCTGTCGAAAGCAAAGTTGCGATTTTGAGTTCTCTGTCGAAAGCTGAGATTTTGTTTAGAGCTCTCAATCGAAAGCTGAGATTCATTTTTCTCTCTCTGTCGATTTCTTAGTTTCGATTTAGATCTCTTTATCAAAAGTAGAGATTCGATTTCTGAAGTCTTTAGAGTTCTTTAGATTTCTTTCGATTTCTTAGAAGTTTCTAAAGTCTTCAGATTTTCGATTTTGTTTTTAGATTTCTCTTTCGATTTCTGAAGTCTTTAGATTCTTTAGATTCTTTAGAAGATTTTCTAAGTTTTCTAAAGTTTTCTGAAGTTTCTAAAGTTCTCTGAAGTTTTTCTTTCGCTACTAAAGTTCTCTGAAGTTTCTAAAGTTCTCTAAAGTCTTTCGATTTCTTAGAAGTTTCTAAAGTCTTTCGATTTCTCTTTCGATTTCTGAAGTCTTTCGATTTCTGCTTTTCTCTTTTGACTTCTCTTTTGATTTCTGAAGTTTTTAGATTTCTTCAAAGTCTCTGAAGTCTTTAGATTCGTTTAGTTGATTGCGGTAAATGATTGCGGTGAATTCGAACTCTCTTCAAAGTTTCTGAAGTCTTTCGATTTCTGAAGTCTTCAGATTTTTGATTTTAGTTTTTCGATTTCTGAAGTCTTCAGATTTCTTTCGCAACTTTAGATTTCTTTAGATTTCTTTCGCAACTTTAGATTTCTTTCGCAACTTTAGATTTCTGTTTTTCTTTTTCTCTTTCTCTTTAGAGTTAAGAAAGAAGCGACCGTTTTTCAACGATCGCAACTTTTGTTGAGTGATTTCTTACTTACACAACGTAAGCAAGAACGTATCCACCATTCAATTTCTCTTGAACTTTTTCTTGAGCGATTGAAAGTGCACTTTGGTTTGAGTAAGCGTTTACAACTTTGTTCTGTCTCTGTGATTTCTCTGCCATTCCCCAAGACATTGAAACTTTATTATCAACAACGATTACTTCATAGATTTTCTTCTTGCCATTTAGTCCACGGTTTCCGTCACTGACCTTTAGTAGACACCATTTCTTTTCGTTCATTTTTTTCCTTTTGTCGTTTTGTCGTTTATTTATTTTTGGTACATAATCATTATACACTATTTTTAGCAAAATAGCTGCACTTTAGCAAAGATTTTTGCTAAGTTATCACTTTGTTATAAAGAGTTATTTTGCGGTGATTTGCGGTGATTTCTTGATTTTTCTCGTATTTTTGAACAAATGTTCAGGTCGCTAAGATTCATTATAATCAACTGTCTTTTGTTCTTGACTTTGATTTCTCTTTGTCATTTTGTGGAGCAATTCTGGGCGACATGACAAAAGGGCACAAAAAGCTACAATGAGCGCAAAGTCTCTTCTTTTCTCAATTTCTCACTTTCTTCGCACTCTCTCACTCTCACTCACTTTCGTCGACTTTCTCTTCTTTTCTCTCGCTCTCGCTTTCTCTCACTCTCTCACTCTCACTTTCTCTCGCTATTTTTCTCTCGCTCTCGCTCTCGCTCTCTTCTTCTCTCACTTTGGCTCACACAAAAGCTCACGCAAAAGCGAAAGACTTTTCGACTTCTCGCTCTCTTCTTCTCTCACTCTAAGCGCTTTCATGAGCTTCTTTTTTCTTTAGAGAGTCTCGGCTGTGTGGAGTGAGCGCAGTTATAAAAATGTTATCATTAGAGTTGTGTGGAGTGAGAGAAGTCGTGTGATTGTGTGGTGTGGAGTGTAATGAGAAAGTTATAATTGGTCGGTTTGGTGATTCGGGTCTCTGTTTGGGTCGGTTTGGTGATTCGGTGGAGACGTTTTCAAGAAGCTCACACACTAACCGCAACCCTCTCTTTCACCAAAGACACCTAACCTTACTGTACTGCTTCCTCTCCTCTGTACACAACCTCTCCGCCGTAGTCAGTTGTACACTCGCATGATACAGTATCTCGCATGGAAGATAAGGCGAGAGTCGCGGCGCGAGGTCAGGCGCTCCCTCCCTCGGAGGCGAGCCTGCTCGCCGGTCTGCAACCGCGAGCCGTAAGGCAGCGCTGCGCGGACCTCTATAAGGCTGGGTGGACGCTTGACGCGATAGGCAACGCGCTCGTTCCGCCGCGTGGTCGCTCCACCGTTCGGTCGTGGGTCGCAAAGAGCACCTCAACACTCAAGGAGACACTTCCTCCTCTTCCTCTACCAACTGCCCGTCCGGCTCATAAAAGTGCACCCACGACCCATCCAGGTATCCCCGAGGCCACGGTCTCCCGAATACGAGAACTGGCTCCGCTTGCCCGGCATTACCGTTCTAGAACGGCGTCCACCTCAACGGCGGCCCGCGCGAACACTGAGCTAACCGCTCTCTGTCTTAGTTTACACGCCAGCGGCGTGACCACCGCTGAACTAGCCCGTGCCGCGGGAGTGACGTACCGTGCAATGGCACGCCGTCTTGGAAGATAAAGGAGAAAATAAAGGGTGAGAATTCTACAGGACACCTTTCCAGCGCTGGTCTCAGTTGCTGGAAGTCCACCGCCCGCTGGGGAGACAATTCCTCCCGGCTCAAGAAAGTATCGCGCCAAGGTTGTTGACCGCGCGAGAGTTATCGTCACCGCGGACCGAGTTATCATTGCCGTTGACGGCACCAGCGACGAAGGTCCGCTTATCGTCTTTAGTCAGCCGTACTCTGCCGGGAACTTTGTCAAGGCAGGCAACGCGGATAACGCGTCAACGGTTATCACCGACAACGGAGCGTACGTCTCCTTCTCGCGAGGACAGGACTGCGCCTGCGGCTCACGTCTTCGCGGCTGGAACCCGTTTAGAGCCATAAGCTCAAGCAGAGACCCACAGGTGTAGAGTGCAGGACCTAGTAGAACTAATAGTCTTAGCCCTCGCTGTTTTTCGCGTGACCCGGCTCGTCACCACGGACTATATAACTGAGCCAATTCGAAACTTTATCTGGAAACGCTTCCCGCCGGAGTCCACGAAAACAGGTTATCTATTCACCTGCGACTGGTGCACGTCAATCTGGGTTTCGTCACTGTTTGCGATTCCTTATACGATAGTTCCAACGGAGACCGTGGCGGTTTCGCTCATACCAGCGTTGTCTGCAGTCGCCTCCATAATAGCCGCGCGAGTTGATAGATGATGTCGACCGTTCCGCAATCTAAAGACGAGGAGTTAACCATTGGGTGTATTTAGCCGAGAGCCACAGCCGCTTCGTGCAAGTGGCGCGACAGGCCGCATAGCTCCTCCGTCTATCCTGTCTACCACCTTTGGCAATGGATACCAAAGTCTTCCGTACTCAGCTCCTCGAGGTCTAACTGCCGCTGCCGCGCAGATAAGACTAAACGATAAGGGAGAGGCCGAGCAGTTCAAGGCTCGTCGCGCAACCGCGGTATCCGCCTGGCAAAACGAGGCGTGGGAATACTACGACGCAATCGGTGAAATCAAGTACGCCTTTAATCTAGTTTCCTCCGTCGTAAGCCGCATTCGTCTATACGTGGCCGTTGTCGAAAACCCGGCCCAGACTCCAGTTGCAGTTAGAAGTGCCGCCAGCGTTGACGGTCGACTAGCCGGAGCCGCCGAGCGCGCGCTTGACCGTCTGAACTCAGCGTATGGAGGACAGGCAGGTCTTCTCAGAGACGCGGCACTAAACCTGTCCGTCACTGGAGAGTGCTATCTTGTTCAAATTCCAGAGCGCCTAGGTTCCGGTATCCCTGAGAGCTGGGACATCCGCTCAACCGACGAGCTCCTAATCGACTCAAGAGGAAACTACGCGATCGCGCCAAGACGCGACCTCACCGTAGCTACCGGAGGCGGAGATAAGAAGGGGATTATCCAGCTGCCGACCAACGCATTTGTTGGCAGAATCTGGCGTGCACATCCGCGCTACTCAGAGGAGGCCGACAGTTCTCTACGCGGTCTGCTAGACATGTGTGCCGAACTACTACTTCTAAACCGCACCTTCCGTGCAACGGCGCGTTCCCGTCTGAACGCTGGTGCGCTCTATCTCCCAGACGGCCTAAGCGTCGCGGCTGGACCAGACCCTAACTATCCTTACGATGACCCGGACGGTCTGACCGACGCTCCGACTCCTGAGGAGATGCAGGACGAGTTCGAGGACCAACTTGTTGACGCGATGACCACTCCTATTAGAGATGAAGATTCTGCCTCAGCGGTTGTTCCACTTATTATTCGTGGTCCTGCGGAACTTGGCGACAAGATTAAGCAGTTTAAATTTGAACGCTCATTTGACCCGGCGTTGGCAGAGCGCTCAGACCGCGTTCTTGAGAGAATCCTTCAGGGACTAGACGTTCCAAAGGACGTGGTCACTGGACTTGCCAACGTAAAGTATTCAAACGCGCTGCAGATTGATGAGGCACTTTACAAGGCACACATCGAACCGATGATGCTGCTTATCGCGGATGCCATTACCGTTGTCTATCTTCGTCCTTATCTTATTGCAAATGGATTTGACGCGGTTGACGTCAATAGACTGGTTATCTGGTATGACCCGTCTCTAGTCGCAACCCGCAACGACCGCGCGATGGACGCGGACGCAGGATTCGACCGCATGGCAGTTTCATTCGAAACATGGAGACGCGCGCACGGATTCTCAGACGCAGACGCTCCAAGTCCAACTGAGCTTGGTCTACGTCTACTTGTCGAGAAGGGCGCGATTACTCCTGAGCTAAGCGAGGCCCTGCTGAACGCGGTCGCACCTGACATCATGAAGGCTGCCCGTGATGCCTCACAGGCAACGAGCGTTGCGCCAATTCCAGACATGGTAAACCAGATGCTTAGCGGACAGGCTCCAGCAGCACCAGCAGCTCCAGCAGCAGAGCCAATCGCGCCAGCAGACGCAGCGCCGCCTCCACCCGAGGAAGCTCCACCAGGATTAGCAGAACCAATAGTATAGGAAAAGGAACATAAATGCTTGACATTCTCCCGGACGACCCGCTGGGTAGGGAAGAGCTTGCCGACGCGCTAGCCGAGACCTTATCTAACGTAGTTGTCTTTCAATACATGGCTCACGGTTTCCACTGGAACGTAAAGGGTCCGCACTTTGCTCAGTTCCACGAGTTCTTTGGAGAAATCTACGAGGACGCTCAAGGTTCAGAGGACGACCTAGCCGAAAACATTAGAAGAATCGGATACGACGCTCCGTCTGCGTTGCCACAGTTCATGGCACTATCAAACGTTCAATACGTTGAGTGTTCAAGTGACCCGCTAGAGATGAGCCAGGTTCTACTGGAGGCCAACTCAGTTGTAATCGACTCGCTAAATGGTACGTTCACAATCGCCAACGCGATAAATGAACAAGGAGTTGCAAACCTAATCGCCGAGCGCATCGACATGCACAAGAAATGGCAGTGGCAGCTAATCTCTACGCTAGGTCTTGACGAAAAGTCAATGGGAAAATCTAAGGCTGAATCTCCTTTAGAAGTATCGGACCACGATTACTCGTTGTTCGAAACGGACGTTCAGCCAGAAGAAGTTTTTGTTCCAACAACGGCTGCGGTTGGAAAAATAGTCTCAGAGGAGCAGGACCTAGCACAGGCTCTTCTTGACATCGCAAATAAGTATGGAAAGTTTAACGAAGACGATACCGGTATCTGGGCTGGGTACACTCCAGCGGCAGAAAACGAAGTTGCAGCCATTGGCGTCAAGTGCAGCAACTGCGTTCTTTATCGTGGCGGCTCAGAATGTGCAATCATCTCTGCTGAAGTAGAGCCTGAAGGCAAGTGCCGCTTTGCGGTAATTCCAGATGGCGTAGTTAGTTTAGACGAAAATCCTATAGAGAAGATGTTTTCTAAGCCACCTTACCTAGCTCAGGACGAGCTAAAGCAAAAGGTAGAAGACCTAGACGACTACGAGGAAGAATACCTAAACATCTCTGATTTGATTCCAACTCAGACTCATCTAGACCCAAGTAAGTTTAAGGACGCTCGCTCAATCACGAAGCCGGTAATCGTTTACGAAGACGCCGACGGATATAAGTTAGTTGACGGACATCATAGATGCGCTTCTAAGGCCATCGCAGGTGAAACTAAGATTATGGCAAGGGTCTACAGAGGTTTAGTAGCGGCAGCTTCATTGTTTACCGCGATACCAATAAGTCCTGACGACATAGAGCTTTCAGCCGATGGCCCTTGCTGGGACGGCTATGAGCAAATCGGCATGAAGATGAAGAACGGCAAGAAGGTTCCTAACTGCGTTCCGATAAACGCCGCCGCGACTGAGTTCGCTGCAACTGAAGATTCCTGTCCACCTGCCACTAGAGACATCGTTCTAAACGTCACCAACAGACAGAACGCCATCGACAACGTTGGCTACGGACCACTAAACCCACTCGAGCCAAACGACGAGTTCTGGCAGGAGAAGGCAGACCGCTGGAAGACAACCCCAGAAGAGTCAAAGAAAAGCATTTGCGGAAACTGTGTATTCTTCGTGAGAACACCGAGCATGCTTAATTGCATTGAAGGCGGACTTGCCGAGGGTGGCTCAGGAGAACAAAACGCCTGGGACGCAATCGACAAAGCAGAGCTAGGCTACTGCGAAGCGCTTGACTTCAAGTGCGCTGCGTCTAGAACATGCAACGCGTGGGCAGCTGGTGGACCAATCACCGAGGAAAAGAGCTCTACTGAGACGTCAGACGACACCGTCAGCTACTCACCTGCCGACGCTCGCAACGCAGTCTACGCGTCTGGTTCTAAGCCTGCGCCAAAGAAGGACCGCATAAAAGGTTCTAAGAAAAACGCCCCAGGCTCTGCTAAGAACAAGAAAAAGGTAATAACCTTTTCAAAGGAAGTAGAGGCCTCTCTTCGCAAGAAGGTCACAGACCACAACGCTAAAGCGAAGACCGAGGGTCGTCAGGCAACATTGCCAATGCTAAAGGCCGTTTACCGCCGAGGAGCCGGAGCGTACTCAAGTTCTCATAGACCAAACATCTCTCGCGCAGCCTGGGCAATGGCAAGAGTAAACGCTTTCCTACACCTGCTCAAGACAGGTAAGCCTGCTAGCGTGAAGTACACCCAAGACAACGATCTACTTCCAGCTAAGCATCCAAAAGCTCCAGGCGCGATTACCGCAAGTATTTTTAGCGAGCTTGCCGTTGAGCTTAAGGAAGAAAATGAATACGCGTCTCCAGAACATGCTATATTTGCACTAGCAGAGTTCTCGGGAATGGGTTACGAGATTATTCCTGCACTTCGCGCAAGCTGGGCAAGAGCTGTTAAAAACGACGAAACACCTTACAAACGAGCAATGAACCTTGCCACAAAGTTGTACAATAGTAATGACGCTGACCTGCTACCAGCAGATAAGAAAGGCACCTTAGAGTGAGCATCCAAAACATAGTCCTACCTCTGTCTCTTCGACTTCGCATTGCCGAAATCGTATCCGAAAAGAACAACTCGGTACTTGCGGCTCGTCAGGTTCCGTTGACCGCTGCCTACGTGGTTGCCAGACGTGCAATCGCCCTGACGGCAAGCCTCGACCCTTCAGTTGAAGGCTACGTGGCAATCAAGGCAGTCACCGCCTTTACCACGCTTGCGATCGACGGTAGGACGTCCCTTACCGCAAGCAGCGGGTTAGACATCTACCGCGACGTGCTTCCAATTGGTCACCCTGAGTTTTCAAACGCGGCCGTCTTGCCAATTAAGACGCTTAGAGCTGCCCGCGCAGAATGGCTAGCCGCAGACCCACGAATCGCCGACGAGTACCGTCCGCTAGTTGCCTCTGCGTTTGGAGCGACTCCTGGCTCGCTTGAACAGCGCCACGCCCGTGCGCGTTTAGACCGCGTCGACTCTCACAGCGTGCCGCTCGACATCGTACTTGCTCCACTAATTGCCGCTGCTAGAAAAATTGACATCGCAGCTCTAAAGGCTCGTGTTGCTGACCAGCTCCGCGACCCACACACTGGACAGTGGATTGAGGAAGGCCACTTTGCGATGTTTGACCTAAAGGGTCCTAGCGGAAAGATTCGCAAGGTGTTCGGTCAACTTGTTGGTGGTAACGACATGCTCGGCTACGGTGAGATTCACGTGACCGATGACCCAGACCTCGGCACCGGTGTAGTCAAGGTAAACAAGGCTAACATTACAGCTGTAGGCGGTATGCTTACAGACGAAAACCTAGAAAAAGCAGGCGTTGACCCACAGGGCAAGCAGAGAGTTTACCTAAACACTGATGCACAGAGTCTAAACGACCTAGCTAAGACCATGGACGTCGCGCCTAGTGACTGGACCTGGGATGCAAACGAAGACAACTCAAACGGCAGCAAGGGAGCGTTTATCTCTGCCGACGGTTTCAAGGCCGTTCCTGTTGGCGAAGGCGGACAGAACGCCAAGACCTTCGACATCTTTGACGCAGATGACAAGCCGATTGAAACTCTGCAGGGTGAAGGTTGGGGAAACATCCAGGGCGGTCTACAAAAGATTCGCCAGGACATGGCAAAGAAGGTGGACGCAGGTAAGCCTGCAACCGAGAGCACCGGTACCGCGCAGATGATTCCTGCTGGAAAGCTCCAGGCTGGAGACAAGGTTGACGTGGCAGGCAAAGAGAACACCGTTGTCTCAGTTAGCAAGCCGTATAAATACAAGGTAAAGCCTACTGACCTAAAGCAGACCAAGTCTGGCTATAGAAACGTGGTAGACGTCACCCTTGAAGACGAGAACGGCGAGCGCGTCACTAAGCGCTGGAACCCTGCGACTGAAATCCAGGCTATTCGTCCAGAAGGCAAGGAAGAAGCTCCAGCAGTCGAAGGAGAAGTAGAACACGGTCTATCCGATACTTGGACCAGCGTAATGAACGGCGCGTTAGGCAAGCGCGAGCAGCAGCTGCGCGACCTTGAAAAGTCATTCCCGCCAGACGCCGCGGCAACCGCTGAAATGAACGAGTTAGCAGCGGCTAGAGCAAGAATCAAATCAGGAGTGGTCACCGAGGCAGACCTTGAAAAGGTCAAAGAACTTCTCAGTCAGGAGGACGGCGCCGATAGCCTGTTTACAAAGCCAGGTTCAACGATATCCCAAATCGACAAGCTTCTAAAATACAAGTTTGGTAAAGACGGTGCTCCTAGGAGCATGAGCCAAGAGTCCGATGACGCCGGTAAAACTCCTATCGAACCTGGCCAGAAGGTTAAGGGAGGCGTTTCTGACCTTCTCGACGACTACGATAAAGAATTACAGAAGAGCGGCTTCGACGTAGGAATGCGCGACGGCACCTGGACATCAGCAGATGGCCGTTTGGAACTCTCTTACGAGGATGACGCATGGAACGTCAAGTTCGATGGAGAACTAGCGGCTAAGGTCACCATATGGGAAGAAGACGAGAACGGTAAGTATTACGAACCCGACGACGACAGCATCTATGAGTCAATTTTCGACAGTCTTTATGGCGAACTAACAAAGGACTTTACCAAGGAAGACTACGTCGACGACATGGTCAGCAGCGGCCAAAGATCGATCCAAGAAATAAAGGACCTTGGAAAACTTCCTGACGAATCTGATGAAGACTTTGGTGCAAGAATCAAGAAACTAGAAGACGGCCTATCATCTTTAGAAAGCTACATACGCTCAGATGACTTTAAGTACCTTCCAGATTCAATGAGAACAGAAGCCTATGGCACCTACACTCCGGGTACCAAAGCCTCTCCTATGGAACAAAAGCTAAACTCGCTATTAGAGTCTGCAAGACACGCTGGTTATAAGTCTCGTGAACTGTATTTGAAAGATCTCTTCGCTAAGAAGAAGGCCGAAATAGACGAAGCTAGTAAAGCTACAGGACCTTCACCTGATGCTGCCGCTGAAGGCAAGGTGAAGGCCAAGAACAAGGCCGAGGCAAAAGGCAAGATGGCCGAGCCTGCCACGGACGCGCAAAAAAACTACGTAAAGGCAATGCTGAAGAACCCAGCAGTTCCAGACGATGTTCGCTCTAGAATTCAGGCTGACCTCGATGAGCAAGGCGACGCGATAAACAAGAACGACATCGGTCTTCACATCGCTGAGCTAAAGAACTACCCGAGCAAGAGTCTGCCGACAGACAAGATGTATAACTCGATACAGCGTGAGCTCTACGCCCGCGGAGCCTCTCCTGAAGAAGTCGATAAGATTCTTGCTGACCTGCCTAACATGGACAAGAAGCAGGCCTCAGACCTAATCGGTTCGCTGAAGGAGAAACCAGACCTTGCCGGCGAAGAGGCAACTAAAAACGGATTTGAAGAAACCACCAATGAGTCTGATAAGTACGATGGTCAGCGCCGCTGGACGAAGGTTGAAGCAGGTAAGCGAACTACAGTTCTGCTAAACGGTGATGGCTGGAGAGTTAATCACCAAAGCAACGTAGACCCAGCAACTGGAACCTGGAACGACTCGCAAATGCAGTCGATAGACCACGACTCAGAAAAGAGTTCCAGCGCCGACGACGTGTTTAAGAACGCGGCTGACACCCACGAAACTCTCGGAGCCAAGGAAGAGCTTCCAATCGACGAGAGTGCTGTTGCCGCTGACGTAGCCGCAGAAGTTAAGGAGCTTAGCGACAAGCAAAAAGAGCCTGCCACCGATAAGCAGCGCGCGTTTGTTGATAGTCTTCTTGCCAACCCAAAGGTTCCAGCCGACGTAAAGAGTGACATCGAGTCTAAACTTGCCGCAAAGCCAGACATGAACAAGGCAGAGATTGGCGAGATTATTGGTGCCCTAAAGAAGCTCCCTGGCTCAGACGCACCTACCAGTAAGATGCTCAACTCAGTAAAGCGCGAGCTCATCGCACGTGGCGTTCCAGTCAACGAGGCGAATGAGACTAGAGCTAACCTAGACGGCATGAGCAAGAGCGAGGTCTCAGACCTAATCAGCAAGCTAAAGAGTAAGGACGATGCCGCAGGAGCTCAAGCAGCGGCTAACGGCTTTGTTGAGGCCACCACTCCAGAGGACCAGGCAGGCGGAGTTCGCAGGTTCAACCTACTTGGAAGTGACGATGAGCTTCTAGCTGCACTTACGCTAGACGGCGAAGGCTTCACCGTGAACCGCAAGGATGAGAACGGCGAGGACGACGAGTTGTTCCTTGGTCGCAACCTAGGTAGCTTTGAGAGAATCGCAAACGCGGCTAAGGCTGCGCAGGACCTAAAGAACACAGACGTCACTAAGACTCCTGGATTCGACAGTGAGTCAGACAGAGAAAAGAAGATTGCTACGGCTACGTACAACAGACCTGGAGACAGTGGCACCTGGATGGAGGGCAAGACTCCAGATGGACAGCGCGGTTGGTCGTACTACGATGCCGATGGAAATGTTACTGAGGTAACTGAAAATCCCGATGGCTCATTTACTAGACGCAGCAGCGACGCCCCTGAGCCTGTCACCTTTGATAGCGTAGACGAGGCGTTCTCGCTTGACAGTAAGCCAAGCGACACTGGCAGTAAGATGTCAGACTTCCAGGACGACTTTGACGACATAATCGAGGCGGTTCAAGGACTAGACTTGTCAGGAGACGATGAGTCAAGCGACGACACTCCTGCGTCAGACCTAAAGAACTACGTGTCTAATCAAGTTACGCAAGCGGAAGAGCTCATCAAGAAAGGTGACCTTCTCTCCGCGCAGGCCTCGCTGGCCCTTGCCGCGGCTGACGCAAACGATTCAGACGTCCCTGGAGCAGATGAGCTAGGAGACGCGCTGAACAACGCAGCTAAGTCGATAGCTGACATTAGAGAAGCGCAAAAGGCACTTGGCCAAGGTAGTGGCGGCGGAGATGAGCCTCCAAGCACTAACGCTCCTTCGTCTGCAGGCGACGACGACTTTGAAAACAACGTACGTGACGTCTCTGGCGACATCATGAGCATAGGCGAGGAACTAGACAAGAACCTCAAGAGCTCTGCGATAAACGCCATAGAAGAGCGCGAGGTTGCAGACGGTAGAACTATTCTAAAGAACGCAGAAGACTCAATGGGTCAGGCGCAGGAGGCACTTGCCGCTGGAGACACTGAGACTGCAAGAAAGCTTATCGACCAGGCAGCTAGTCAACTAGCCGACGCGTCAGACGTCTTCGAAAACATCTTGGACCAGTCCGATGAAGGCAAGGCGGTAAGAAAGCTTGGAAAGAGTGCCGGTGACCTCGCTCTTAAGATAAGAGAAACTCTTCTTGATGGACAACCGCGAGGCGGAGGATCTGCCGGTGACAGAATCTTTGGCAAGGCTGGAATCTCCGATGACAGAATCATGCAGGCCATGGAGGACGTTGACGACTGGGTGGCATCCGAGAAAGGCAACGAGGTTTCTGGATGGGATAACAAGGTAGGCAACCTAGACCAGATGATTTCTAGTTTCAACGACGAGCCAGAGGCGCGCATGCAGAAGACCGCAGAGGCTCTGTACGAGCTAGGTCGTGAACTTGAAGACAATGGCTACAAGGATTCTGCGAACACCTTGTTCGACATGTCCAAGGCACTTTCAGACGAGTTCTACGGTGACTCTGACGAAGACGAAGACGAGACCTCCACTTCAGGCACTGCAGAGTACGCGCCGGCGACAGACTGGACTCCTGCTGAGAACGGGTTTAACTTTACTGGCGGAGATGAGCCGGGAGAGGTCTCAGCAGCCTTAGCTAAAAAGAAGAAAAAGGTAGAAGACCTTATCGCAGATGGCGACTACGGAGGCGCGCTAGACGAGCTCTTCGACGGAGCGGCGAGCATTCCAATGAGCCGCGCCATGGAAGACGACCTCTCTGGATCGTACGACGGCATTCAAGATGGAGACGTCTTCTACCAAAACGCCGATACCATAGTCTATAAAACCAAGGATGGTCGCTGGAGAGTCTACTCTAAAGACGAGACGGACGGGTTTATCGACACCGGAGAGCCTGCCACTGACCAACTAGCCGACGAGCTTCTTAAGGAGATGATGGCGCCAAAGAGTGATTGGACACAGGCAAGATTCTATGACCCTCGCCTAAATGACTTGTTCCACGCCAACAACGCGCCTGGCCCGAGCGGAAACCCAGCTAACCACACGAGTACTCCTAACTACAAGATTAGCTTCGACGGTCTTCGCATGCCAGACGACTGGGCAGGTGACCTTGGTCTTCCTGAAAAGGGCGAGGAAGAAGAACCTTACTCTGACGGTGAACTAATCGACACCTGGCTAAAAAATAACGGTCTAGATGAGCTTGGCGTAAAGTGGGACCCAAGCTCAACAGAGACTACGTTTGGCGGAGCAAACGTCAACTTTGAGATTCCTGAAGGTGCCAAGGACAAGTTTGGCGAGGCCTACTATGGAGAAGGTGCCACCTGGAAGGACCTCGAAGACGACGAGATTCCAGAGGCCATCGAAGGCGGAGAACCCTCTTCATCAATCTATTCAGACACCGAGAAAGCTGCGATGAATCGCAATATCGGCGACAGCGTAGTAGTAGTTGGTAAGAAGGGCAAGGAGAAGCCTGGAAAGATTATCGGCGTCGTACCTAGTTCTATCGGACAGTACATAGTAGAGCACGATGATGGAAGCACCTCTCTTCCTTGGTACTTTGACCTCAAGCCAGAAGGCGCAGAAACTCCTTCCGCTGACAAAAAGCCTACAGAGGCCAGATTCAACGGCAAGATTGGCGACAGCGTAGTAGTAGTTGGTAAGAAGGGCAAGGAGAAGCCTGGAAAGATTATCGGCTACGTACCTGGCTCAATCGGGCAGTACATCGTAGAACACGATGACGGAAGCTCCTCTCTTCCTTGGTACTTCGACATGAAGGCAGACGGCTTAGAAACTCCTTCCGCAGATGGAGAAGGTACTACAACCTCTCCAGCAGAAACTGAGAAACCTAAAAAGGGTAACCAGATTGGCGAACGTATCGTCGTGATTGGTAAGAAGGGCAAGGAGAAGCCTGGAAAGATTATCGGCTACGTACCTGGCTCAATCGGGCAGTACATCGTAGAACACGACGATGGAACAACATCTCTTCCTTGGTCCTACGAAACTAAACCTGAAGGTGGAGAAACTAACCTAGGCTCAAGCGGCAGAAGCTCCGAGCAAGTGGCTAGAGACGCAGAAAACGCTAAGAAGACTGCGAACGAGCTTGCCGCGGAGTGGAACAGCAAACCTTTCCCTATCGCAGACCCAGACAGTCTTGCCAGTGAAGAGTCTCTCACTAAGATGAGAAACATACTGCTAGACGGCGCAACCAACTCTGATTACTTTGGTCCAGCGTTGAAGGCAATAGACGACCCAAATCTGTCAGGCACCGAGAAACTACAAAGAATCGCTGACGCGCTAACTGAACGTGGAGTTGGCTCTGATGGAAAAGGCGTCGACCTCCCTAATGCAAACCCTGGACTTCCTCTAAACGGAGACTACTCTGGAAGAGAAAAGGCCTTGTGGGCTAAGTCAAACATAACAAGGGCGCTAAATCTAAATGGAATTTTCTCTACCAAGGAAAAAGAAGCAGGAAAAGATAAGCTAAGTCCTAGGCTACAAAAAATCGTTGACGCAGAGCTAAAGAAGCGCAGTGAAGGTGACGAGGGCAACGAAGGTACAGGTGGTGTCGACCCAAAAGTACCAAGCCCTAGTAAGCCAGGGGGAGGTGGCGCAGAGGCTAGTACCAGCGAAAACTCCTCGCCGGAGCTCACGTCAAAGGTAGAAGGAACAAACGCGCAGCTCACAAAGCGCTTTGCCTCTCGCGACGAACGAGACGCCTGGCTAAAAAGCATTCCTAAAGGAGCAGAGGCCGGAATTGCAATATCTATATCCAGCCCGACTGACTTTGATTTTTACAACAAAAAGCGTGAACACTACGAAGTAAAAATCGACTTCGACACGCGCACCGAGGGGCTAGGCGTGCCTAAGGGGTTAGGCGCAGGTAGAAAGAAGGCTATCGAGTGGGCCGAAAAGGAAGGATTCGATCTCTCTGAGGGAGAGCACAGCAGCGAATCCCTGGTTCCAAAGGTTAACGTTGACGACAAGATTACAATGTCCAACATTAGATTTGATGACAAGATCGACCAAGCCGAAAAGATTGAGGCTAAACTAAAGCCTGGAGAAGAAAAGGACTCAGCGAGACTTAGAATTAAGTTGGCTAGAGACAAGATTTCTAAGGCAAGAAAGGCTCGCCTAGACGGAGACCTCGAGGAAAGCGAAAAGCTAACTGAGGAGGCCTCGGCCGAGCTAACCGCGATGGCTGAGGACATAGAAAAATACATGGTTAGCCCAAAAAGCCAAGACGCTAAGTATGGATTAAAGAACAAAGAGATACGAGAAGACGCAGCAAAGCTAGCCAAAGCAGTCGAAGCAGTTACGGCAAAAAGTAGAATAGCCTTTGCTGAAGAAAAAGAGGCTAAGTCGACTGAGTCTTCTGCATCTAGCTCAAGTACCATAACAGGCGACAAGTACAAGAAACTTATCGACAACGCGTACGAAAAGTACGACCCGGGAGTAGCTCAGCACAGCTGGGACACAAAGGGAATTGGCGAGTCAATCATGTCTCACCTTACCGGGATAGCTGACGACATCAAGTCAGGCAAGGAACTAGACGCCAAGGACGCCGCAAAGAAGATGCGTCAGCTTGCCTCGATGTACAACGAACTTGCTGACGCAGCAACTGGCAGTGAGGGAGAAGATGGAGCTGAGTGGAGCACAGACGACTCCTCGATACAGGACCTTATCCAAGGTGCCCAAGAACTTGAGAAGCAGGCTGACCTGCTTGACCCTAAGGCGGTCGATAGCCCAAAAGCTGAAGCGCCTAGCGAACCTGACAGCGGTGAAACACAGGAGCCTATTTCAGTAGACAGTGTACTTACAGATGGAAGTTTAGCCAGCAAAATTACAAAGAACGCAGACATGGACGCAGCTGAGCTCGAGCAGCTGAGCACCAGAATAGCTAAAGAGTTAGAGAACAATCCTCAACTAGCCGCGGTGCTAAAGCTTAGTGGAGATAGTCCTATTCTTAGCGCCCTTGAAGAACTAAACTCCTCTAATGGAGAGTCTTCACAAGGTTTAGAAGGCGACCTCAACGTTCTAAGAGACACCCTAGACTCTACAATAGAAGACAGCGAACTAATAGACTCGCTAACTAGGCTGCTAAAGAGCGTAGAAAAGAAAAACAACACCAAGAACCTAACTGGTTTTAAAAAGATTAGCGAGGCCAAGGGCTCTAACCCAGGTGGAATCTACGAGGACCCTAAGACAGGCGAGCGCTTCTACGTAAAGTTCCCTAAGTCAACACTTCATGGCGAAAACGAGGCACTTGCCTCAGCCATCTACGAAGAGCTAGGTGTACGCTCAGTCAAGGTCGAGCAGGGAGAACTTGATGGCAAGCCTGTCACCTACACCAGGATGATAGACGGCGCTAAGAGTGACCTAAAGGATAAGCTATCAGACAAGTTCTACATGAAGCAGCTGCAGGAAGGCTTTGCGGTTGACGCTCTTCTTGCCAACTGGGACGTGGCCGGCCTAGAGTACGACAACGTGGTATCTGACGCAGAGGGACTTCCTGTTCGCGTTGACCCAGGAGGCGCGCTTCTGTTCCGCGCTCAGGGAACTCCAAAGACAGACGACCAGTTCAATGAAAACGTACCCGAGCTGGACACCTTTACCGACAAGAACAGCTCGCGTCCTGCCGCCAAGATATTTAGCTCGATGACTGCAAGTGAAAAGTTGGACTCCGCGGTAAAGCTTAGTGACCTAGACGATGACGTTATCGATAACTTGGTGAATGAACACATCTCAGATGAAGCCGCGGCAGATAAGCTAAAGAAGCTCCTCAAGGCCCGTAGGGACAACATCCTAAGCAAACTAGTATCATCTAAGGTATTCGAAGACGAGGCCTCTAAGCAAGGCGAGAGCAGCGAACCGGACGAGGAATTCCCGCCGTACGCCTATGGCGAAAAGAAGTCGCACTCTGAAGGTGACCGAGTTGACGTGCTGTGGGACCCTAAAAATGGCGTAGAAATGACAGGCGAGGTCGTGTCTGGTCCAACTGAAGACCAGATGTATAAGATTAGGCTCGATGACTCAAAGGTTAATGGCGACCAGGCTGGCAATGTAATAACTGCTAACATAGTGTCTCTTCGTCCAGAGCAGGCAAAGCCAAACTTTGATGAAGACGAGAAACCTGCTGCAGCTCCTGAGGTGAAGACCTCTACAGGCGAGCTAAAGCCTGGAGACAAGGTTGTCTACAAGGACGGCTCAACTGGAACTATCGTCAAGGCGGACAAGAACCCTAAGTACGTTCACGTTGCGATGGACAGCAAGGGTGGAAAGCTTCAAATCAAGGCTCTAAGCAAGTTGACCAAGGTCGAGAGTGCGCCAGACGAAAAGGCAGCGCCTGCTCTATCTCCATCTGGTAAGAAAATCGTTCCTAAACCTACTGCCAAGACTGTGCCAACGAAAACTGAGCCAGAGCCAGCAGCGGATGCAGACGCCACCTCCACTGGATTCACTAACTTCAAGGACGCGAACGGCGTCACTTGGTCATCGTCCATAACGCAGAAGTCCAATGGCGACACTGTAATTAAGTGGGATGGCACTAACGGAGAAACGTTCCCGGTCTACCTAGAGTTAGATAGCTTTGCTGGTACTTGGAAGGTAATGAAAACTGACTGGGCAGGACATCCGTTTTTAGTAAAGGACACCTGGGACTCAGACAGCGCCGGGGCTCTTAACTTCGTGGCCAATGAAATTAAAGGCGGCCAGGGCGCGACAGACGACCTTGGAGATGAGCCGTCTATAGTTCCACTGAAGCCAGTTGGCAACGACATGCTTGCGTTCAACGACGGCAATGGAACAACCTATCCCGAGCTGCCTTCAGTAGTGCTGCTAAAGGACCCTGACTCTGCAGACTCTAACCCAAAGTATTGGATTCAAATTGAGCCTGCGGCAGACCAAAACTGGTCGCCATTTGAGGACCACATGAGCTCTCCCGCCACTCGTTCTCTTGCCGAGGCGATTAGCATAGTCAACTCTCATCTAAAGAATAAGGGAGTTACTAAGGAAAACGTCGATAGTCAAGTTGGAGACAAGGAAGTTGTAAAGTGGGACGTGTACGGTCCTGGTCTAGTGACAAGCAACGTGGACACCAAGGCCTTAGCTGAAACCGGATTGATGTCTCCAGTCGACCCGACTAAGCCGATGTTTAGGGTTAAAGAGACTCCTGAAGGGTCGCTGGACTTGGTAATAGTTCCGCCTGACACTAGCGGACTGGACTTAACTGCTATTACAGTTCCTGACTCTGAATCGCTTGACGTTGCCGTCTCGGAGGCTCTGGCTGCCGACTACAAGGAGACAAGCAACTATACGCCAAATGAAAAAGAGATTAACTGGATTCAGGCGCTTAGTGGAAACCACCTCAAGGACACGTCTAAGTGGGACGTAGATATGCTAAAGAATGCGTCATCAACTGGCACCGATGTAACTAAAAGTGGCAACGCTGGAGACGGCTACATCGTAGACTCTAAGCAGAGGCCAATAGGTAAGGGAGAACTTGTAGTTCTGTCTGACGGTAGAACTGGAATATTAGCCCACGTAGGTCTTCCAGATGGAGAGATAAAGTACGACGCTCCTCAACCTACCGCGACAATTGTTTTTGCCGATGGAAGCACTGAAGCTGTAGACTCAGACAAGATTAGAGGTATTGGAAGATCTCTCTCGATGGGTTACAACGCAGGCAGTGAGCTAACTAGAATTAAGAGACGCTATGAGCTGCAGAACATGGAGAAGACAGGAGTGGACCTTACTCCTGAGCAAAAGGCCGCGGCGGCTTCTAAACCGTTCTTTACTGGTCGAATCGTGAAAGACGCGAAGGGGGAGGAAGGCTTTATCGTCGAGGATAAGGGAGACGGCTACTTCAAGGTCCAATTTGGCGATGGCCACATCAAGTCAAGAGCCGGAAGTAAGCTCACCGCGACCGATAAACAGGTTAGGGACTACAACGGTCTAATGTACACAGCTACCCACGTTAGAAAAGGATACGTCAAAGGCCTAATGAACTACGGGCAGACTGGCGGAGAGGGACTCGCAGTCCCGGTTCAACTTTCTGACCCGGGACAGAAGACCACTGCCGCTGGAGTTTCATACGGCAACGTGAAGGTTACCAAGAACGCGCTTGGAGCTCAACAGGTTGTTGTCGACAACCCGTTGCCTCCAACTGAGTCCGGCTTTACCAGCATCCCATCTCTCTCAACGGCCGTAGAGACAACGCTAAACCCTGACGACCCGCAGGCCGCTCTTAGAGGAGCCTCCGCAGCCTGGGACTCAGACTCAATTGAGGACCTAGACGTTAGATTCATGAGAGCAATCAACGAAAAGGGTGAGGACTCACTGTCCGCGAAGTTTAAGCTAACTGCCTGGGCTGGAGACGCGTTTATAAATGACCTAATGAAACGCGCGGCAGAAGGCGACCAGAGCGTGACTATCACTGACGCGCTGCGCGTTCCAAAGCAGGTGATTAACTCCAACGGTGTTCTTTCATACGACCCATCTGAGCTTTCTGCAGCAGGCTTGACAGGAGCCGCGTATTCAAGCAGCGAAGGAACTACCGCCACGGTCACCTTAGACGATGGCACTAAGATTGTCTTTATGAGAGCTGATAACGCTACAAAGGCTAAGGGAGAAGGAGTCAACCTCTCGAGCGGCACCAACGTGATTGCCTTCCACAACAAGGTGCTGGTTCTCTTCCCAGAAGGAGCTAAGAACGACCCAGACGCAATCGCTAAGGTGCTGGCACAGGCTGGAGTCCGCGATTCCAGGCCGGCGACAGAAGCGGACGCTAAGACACTTATAGAAAACCGCCTAATCAGCATCTTTGCTGGAAAGACCAACCCGAAAACAAATCCAGGTGGCGCGACTAGAGCTACTCTCCTTGACGAGGTAAAGGCTAAGTTCGACATCGGACCGGAGGACGTGACCATGTCCACCGGCGGCGGCGGTAGAGTCGAGATGAGGCTGTCAGAAGAAAAGGCCAAGGCGCTTGCTAAAAAGACAAACATCGCTCACTTCAAGCACACGTGGCACAGTACCGGTCAAATAGCCCAAAACATGGGAGAAAGCGACGAGGACTTTAGAGATAGAGTTGCAGACGCGGTAGCCGCTAAGCTGGCGACTCCTCAAGGCGGACTTCTTTCTACGACCACTCGCTGGACAGAGGGTATCCCGACGTCAGGAATGAGCAGCGCCTCTGACGTAAAAACAGGCGGTGGAGACTACGTGTTCTTGACCCCACAAGGCGCCTGGGCTGGCAAATCTGGAAGCTATTACAACGGAGCGCCTACCATCTACTTCTCTCCAGAGAAGCTCTTCCGTAGACTTGACTTCTGGGCGAACGCGACTGACAAGTATGGCGCTAGGTCCGAGAGCAAGACAGCCATGACCGACATGGTTCCTGGCTCCTACGAGGCCATGTTCAAGCAAAGAGTTAGCTTTGACGACCTAGACTCTCTACAAGTAAGAACAGATGCGCATAGGGATGCACTTATAAAGGCGCTTAAAAAGCGTGGAGTCTACGACTTTGGCGGAGTGCCAATTGAGCAAATAATACAGGTAAGCTAAGGTAGAGATGATGCAAGGTAAGCCAATTTTTAGAAAAATAGACCGCGGTGGCGACAAAATCTACATGCAAGGACCGGCTGTCCTGCAGATAGGCAAGCCACGCCTAGACGAGATAACCGGCTACGTTCCCATTGTGTCCGTGCAGCTAAACTACGATAGGGTGTCAAAGGCCTACTCAGTGATGGCCTCGGGAGTCTACAGAGTTAGAGAGTACGAGCTAAAGTCTATAAATGACTTTAAGTTTATGCCTACTCTCAATAAGATAACATTTGAGTTTCAAGGTACAATGTATACTGTACGACCGTTCAAAGACGAGGACGGCCACTGGGCTTCAAGCACAGAAGGTCCAGTTCCTTCAGACATACTAGAGGACATCCTGGTCAACAGCTTTAAGGCGGAAATTGGAGAAGAGAATCTGTTCATGAACGAATCATTAACGGCTCTTACAGACGAGACAACTGGCGAGGTTGTCTACCTGTTGTACACCGGAGCAAAGAAGACCTTCACGCGTAAAGGCGGAGAATGGCTTGAGCTTCACGACCCTAAGGGCGAGCTACTTGATGGACTAAACCTCTTTGACGTGGTTCCGGCCTTTGTAAAGTTCTATGACGAGAAGAACGGAAAGGTCTCTGAAAAGGACATCAATAAATTTGAAATGGAAATGAGCTAGGACACGCCATGGCAAAAATAGCAGGGTACAATTCTTCTCTAGTTCTTTTGGTTGAAGGCGAGAACGCAGTCGTCGTTGACACCAGCAAAAACCTTGTGGTGGACTCTGGAACTAAGGAGGCTCTAGCCTCAAAGAAAAATTGGAAAAAGAGCAAGAGCTGCGAGGTTACTCCAGCGATGCTAGAGATAGCAGACGCAGCACTTTCGTCTCTAGACGTTTCGGTTATCACCGCGGCTGCTGGTAGACTGTACACTGTCCCTAGCTCAGTGCAGGCAGAGGCAAAGAAGGCGCTTGAGTGGCGCAAGGAGCACAAGCGCGGCGGAACTCCAGTCGGTCTAAGCACCGCGCGCACTCTTGCCAAAGGCGGTCAAATTGGACTTCAAAAGGTTCGTCACATCGCGAAGTACTTCCCTCGTCACGAGGTAGACAAAAAGGCTAAGGGCTACGAACGCGGTGAAGACGGATTCCCGTCTAATGGCCGCATTGCCTGGGCTCTCTGGGGTGGAGACGCCGGTTGGCGCTGGGCAAAAAACATCGTTGAGCGTGAGAACAAGAAGGCTCTTACCTCTGATGGATACGCTCTTCCGGGATACTCAATAGACGACGACACCTACGCTATTAGCGAGCCTGGCTACGGAGCAGATTTAAACGCATTTGGAGACGCGCACGCGTTAGACGATGGCGGTCCTGAGTTCATGGCTCGTGTTCGTATGGATGGCTCCGGCATGGACCGTCTATACAAGGTCGACGTCGATGGGCGTGTCTACTTCTGGGATGACGGAGGCTGGGACGACCTAGGCTCTATCGATGGAGACATTTACTTCTACGACAAGTCTCTTGATGACCCGTATGACGACTGTGATAAGTCTCACTTCATAATCGACCCTGACTCGGCGCTAATTATTTCTGCGCTTCTTCAACAGGACCCGTACACCAACGTGTCGGTTGATGACATCGACTCACATGAGGCCTCTCTTGCTAGAAACGCCATCGCCGAAGAAGACTGGGGCATGGTTGACCGAGTTGCGCGGGCGAGCGACGAAGACCCTTACTATCCGATGATGGCAGCCGCGGCTATGCCGGTAGACAAAGAAGCAGAAAAAGAGGAAGCTCCTGCTCCTGCCGTAGACACTAAGGGAATCTTAGGAGAGCCACATAAGGAGGACAACGCTCCTGCCGCTAAAATCGACAGTGAACTTCCTGCTCTTACCGCAAAAGACCTTGGCCTAATTCTAAACGACTGGCCTGGTTGGGTTATGGACCAGAGAAAGACCACGACTGAGCAAGGACTAGTTGCACAGCGCACGACTACCTCCGATGACTACTCAGTCAGCGATTCAGTAGACACGGACAAATCCTATGAGCACCCTCTACTAAAGCCTTGGCTAGACAAAAAGGCCGCTGGCATCTCAACAAAGTCTACTGATAACCCGGCGCTACTGTCTGCCGCTGAGCCAGTCTCAGCTAAGCCTACAACAGTAAAGGACATAGAAGAGGCTGCCAAGGAGACAAAACCTGGCTCCGAGGTCACTCCTGGCAAAACAGACGTGCAACCTATGTACCTAGCATTTGTTTCTCCTGATGACCCTCACGCGGTGTTTGACCTTATTGCACTTGTTCCAGCGAGCTCAACCTCTAACCAGCCGATGACATACCGTCGTCAGGATAAGAAATGGGTGCGCTATCCAAGTGCTCTGCAGGACCTAAAGTCAGCTACTCCTCCGCCAGTCGTGCCTCTTGATAAGGAAGCACTGGACGCTACTCTAAAGCAGATTGACGGCATGTACGAAGCACTAAACGCGTCAGTGTTTTCAGTTGACCACCAGCTGATGGTGCTTTGGGGTCCAAGCGCTGTACGCATGGAAGACGCGCTGGTCGCCGCAGGTGGAGTAGACAAGAACCGCGGCAACGCGGAAAGACTCCGCAGGTACTGGTCTCACGGCAAGGGAGCAGCTAAGATTCGCTGGGGCACAAAGGGTGACTGGTCTCGCTGTGTTCGTCATCTGTCTAAGTTCCTTGGAGTTAGAGCTAAGGGATACTGCCAGTTGCGCCACAAGGAAGCAACCGGCATGTACACCGCTACTCACGCCAAACTCGACCGCGCAAAGCATAACTCAAATTCAGAGTTTATTATGGAAGAGGTCTACGCTAAGAACACGGGAGTTCCGACTGCTGTGACTGAGCAGGACATGGCTAAGAAGTTAACCGAAATCATGGTTGAGCACGACGACGTGTACGACCACCACTGGAAGCCTGAGCCACAGATTGTCGATGACCTAAAGAGGCTAAATCTTCTAGACGACGAAGAGTTCGAAGCGATAGTTGCGGCTGGAGGTTTTGACAGAAACCGCGGAAACGCAGAAGAGCTTCGCCGTTATTGGACTGTAGGCAAGGGCGCTAAAAAGATTCGCTGGGGAACCGGTGGAGATTGGACTAGATGTGTTAGGCAGCTGTCTAAGTACCTAGGCCCACGCGCTAAGGGATACTGTCAACTTCGTCACAAGGAAGTGACTGGTGAATACACCGGTGACCGAGCTCACATGGAAAAGTATGGCCATCTAAAGAAAAAGACCTGGCGCGACCGTCTAAAGCTATTTAGCATCGAGGAAAAGGTTATTGAACTTGCCGAGCGAGACGCACTGGCAGCAGGCCTACGAGAGAGAATGGGTCTCACTGCTTCAGCGGTAGAGACAGGCGCGGGTTCGGCGTTTAGAATTCCATTGGCAATCCCAGAGGACGTCGAGTCTGGTGACGGCCGTCTATTCAAGAAGGACTCAATTACTGTTCGCGAGTTGCCTATCCCGCTTCTATGGCAGCTAAAGACAGGAGAGGGCCACAGTGGCTCTGTTGTAGTTGGTCGCGTCGACCGTCTTGAAAGAGTGGAAAACGGTATCGGAAATGCCTATGGTGTTTTTGATGACGGCAAGCATGGCAAAGAGGCTGAACGCCTTGTTCGTGCTGGCTTCCTTCGTGGAGTGTCAGCGGACATGGACCAGTTTGAGGCAAAACAAACTAAAAGCAAGAAAAAAGATGCTGCTGAGGACGACGACATCTCCGCTGAGAAAATCGTTATAAATAAGGCCCGTGTCATGGCCATTACAATAGTACCTAAGCCAGCATTTCAGGAATGCAAAATTCTTATCGACTCCGATGAGCTAGAAAATCCCCAGGAGGAAATTATGATTCTAAACGATGGAATCTATGTCGACGATGTCGACGCAAGTGACGCAGCTGCACTGGTTGCCTGTGGAGCAGTTGCTGGATCGATTCCAGTAGTGCCACCGGCTAACTGGTTTGTAAACCCTAAGCTGTCTAAGCCGACTCCGCTAACTGTCGACGACAGTGGTAGAGTATTTGGTCACATTGCCGCTTGGCACGTTGACCACATCGGCTTGACCGCGGGTACTAAGCCACCGCGCAGCAGAAGCAACTACGCGTACTTCCACTCAGGAGTTGTCCGTGCCGATAATGGCAAGGACGTGCCTGTTGGCCAGTTGACACTCGCTGGTGGACACGCATCTATCGAGGCAAGTGCCTACGACGCAGTCAAGCACTATGATGACACAGCATCTGCCGTTGCAGACGTGCACGCTGGAGAAGACGAGTTTGGAATCTGGGTTGCAGGAGCTCTACGTCCTAGCGCGCAGCCGGAGCAAATTCGTGCACTTCGTGCTTCCGCTCCTTCAGGTGACTGGAGACCAATCAAGGGCTCACTTGAGCTTGTTGCAGTGTGTCAGGTAAACGTTCCTGGATTCCCAATTGCACGAGCACGCGTTGCCTCAGGTCAGGTTATGGCCTTGGTTGCAGCTGGTGCAGCGGTTCTTGCTAAACTAAAGCAGGACCCAATGACAGAACTGGCCTCCAGAGTACGTGAACTCGAGCAGTTTACTGGCAAGGAGCTTGCAACCAACGCGGCCAGTGCCAAGGCAAGATTCGCGTCTATCGTTGACGAGATGCCAAGCAAGAAGCCTGTGACTGCAAGCGTGGACTCCATGAGAGCCAAGATTGCAGCCGCCCAGGAGGCCCTGGGAAAATAGTTGCGGTTGAGGCCAGCGCAGCTGGACTTATCAACCAAGAAGGCGATAAGTACAATGCAGACACTCAACCGCGGGACATCAAGGGAAAGTTTAGAACAGTGCTAGCACGTCTAAAGCAAGACCTAGGTGTCGCCGGCCTTGACGCGGCTGTTAAAAAAATTGCCGAGGCAGAAAACATAAATAACGCCGGCAACTACGTAGAGGCTGCGGCTCGTGCAAACGACGTCATAAGTCTCGTCGACCGTGTTCATAGTGGAGCCCTAACCGGTCCGTCACTAGAAAACATTAGAGAGTCAGCTGGTGCTCTTGGAGCTGCGATGGCCAACCTGCCATTGCCGTTTGGTCAAGAGAACCAAAAGCTGGCATTCAGCGATCTTCCTCCTTCACTGAAGAATCTTGTGAAAAGCATGATTCCAAGGGTAGAAGCGAGGATAGGAGATAAAGACGCGCGAAGTGCAATCAAGCCTTTGCAAGACTTTATGTCAGGCGGAGCACTGTACAGTCAGAGCCAATTATCGGCCGAGATGAACACTTTACTCCGGTTGCTTACTTAGAAGCAATATACAATAATGTACTAGGTGGAGCGCCTACATGCAAACGCGTGGAGTCCCTTTACCTTGAACTAACAAGTGGTAAGTGAAATACACTTACTCAACTGTCCTTAGGAGGAACAGTGGACCAGATTAAGTCACAGGTAGACAACCTGGCTGACCTTAGCGACGAGCAAGTCGCTGAGCTCCAGGCATCTATCATCAGTGAATTCGAATCGGTCGAGGGTCAGGAACCTACTCCACAGACTGTTGACGCTATGACTTCGCTCGCAGACATGCTTGACACCGTCCGCGGTGAGACCAAGCGTCGCGAAGCAGCTACCCAGGAGCTTGCAACGCAAGCCGCCGAGGCTGCTATGCGTGTTAAGGGCGAGGAAGAGGCACCAGCTGACGCTGAGGCATCCCATGAGGAAGCACCAGAAGAAGTTGGAGAGACTCCTGAAGAGGAGAAGAAGGAAGACGAGATGACTGAAGAGTCAGCTGTGTATTCTGCCGAAGCCGCTCAAGAAGCATCAACAACTGCTGAAGCCGGAACCGACGAACCTGTCGCCGATGAAGAAGTACCCCCAACCGAAGAAACACCTAGTGCTCCTCAAGAAGAGCAGAAAGAGCAGGCCCCAGTGACCGCTTCAGCAGAAGAGAGCTTCCAGGCTCCAGCTGACCGCCAGCCTGTAGTCGAAGTTAAGGAAGCAAAAGTGGCAATCACCGCTGGCGCTGACATTCCTGGCTACACCGCCGGCAGCACCATCGACAACCTAAGCGAAGTAGCTTCAGCTATGGAAAAGCGTATCCACTCGCTTCGCCGCGTTAACGGAGGAGACGGAGAGCAGCACATCGTTGCGTCCTTCACCACCGCGTACCCAGAGTCACGCACTCTAACAACCGACGCAGAGTCAAACTGGACCAAGATTCAGGCAGTCGCGGGACCTGAGGCACTTGTTGCTTCTGGTGGTCACGCTACTCCATTCGAGGTCAAGTACGACATCTTTGCAATCGGTTCTACCACCATTCGTCCTATTCGCGACTCTCTACCTCGCTTCCAGGCTGACCGTGGCGGTATCCGTTTCATCACTCCACCTAGCTTCGCTGGCGCAACATACGACAGCGCAGTTGGTATCTGGACAGCCGGTGTTGACCAATACGGAGCAAACGGACTAACTGCATTGTCACTTAGCGCGACTGCAATTTCTGGTAGCTCAGGTGCATACGTAATTGGTGTAACTAACAACACTATTCCAGTTGGCGCAAAGGTAACCTTTGGTACTATTGGAACTGCTACTACACTAAGTAACATCACAGCTAACGTGACTGCGTCAACAAGCACCACTATTACCATCGACACCACAACTGCTATTTCAGGCACTCCGTCTTCCGGTACCGTGTCTCCTGTAACAGTGAAGGGCTCATACACTGCATCTGCAGCTTCTGAAAACACCGTTGCAACTGACGCTGTAACACTACAGCTACAGTTCGGTAACTTGATGTCTCGTGCTTACCCAGAGTTGATTGCTCGTCACAACGAACTTGCTCTAGTACAGCACGCTCGTGAAGCTGAGGACAACCTGTTGGCTAAGATCAACGCGGGTTCTACTGCAGTCACCACGCAGACCAACCTTGGTTTTGCTCGTGACTTCCTAGTTCAGGTGCGTCGTGCAGCTATGGCTTACCGTTCACGTCACCGTATCGATCCTCAGACTCGTCTGAAGGCAATCCTTCCGGTGTGGGTTTACGAGGCAATGGCAGCTGACCTAACCTTGGCAATGCCAGGCGACGGCACTCTAGCTGTGTCAAAGTCAGAGATCGATGGTTTCCTATCGGCTCTAAACGTTGACGTTGTCACTCACCTAGACGACAGCTCAAACAACGGTGTATTCGGTACCCAAAGCGCCGGTGTACTGCTCGAGTTCCCGGACACCTTCCGTTGGTTCTTGTTCGCTGAAGGAACATTCTTGTTCCTAGACGGCGGAACTCTAGACCTAGGTATCATCCGTGACAGCTCTCTAGTTGGCACAAACGACTACAAGATGTTCATTGAAACATTCGAGAACGTTGCAAAGGTTGGTATCGAGTCTCTAGCGATTACCTCAACCATCAACGTATCTGGTGCAGCTGCGGCTCTTGTAACTGCAACATCAACAACATCTGCTGCTACATCTAACGACCTGTAAAAAGCAACGTCTTTTTGCTGGGGTGGTCTTTTATGGCCACCCCAGCAATAAGAGTAAGATTTTAAATTAAGGATTTGAAAAATGGCTTTTCCAAAGAATGGCGTAGTAGAGGCACCAAAGATTATGCCCTCCGCTTTTGGCCTACTTGCAGTAGTCAAGCCTGAGAATTCTGCAGACGAAGACATGTGGATTCGTGGGTTTTCGCAGGAATACGAAACTGAACTCTACGCAGCAAAAAACTGGGATGACACCGACACTACTAGTTCTGTAGTTGTAGCTGCAGGTGTCCCTAATTATTTCACTAAAATTGATCCCTTCTTTGTTGAAGTAGAAGAGCTTCGCTCAGGCTTAGGATTTCTAGGTCTTGACCGCATCGAACGTCTAAAGCGTCAACTTGAGGGTGTCACTCAAGACGCTATGGAGCAAGAACTTTGGGACGGTGGTATTCGAATTAGTGAAAGCCACCCTAATCGCGCTTTAGTTTCTTCTGGAGTTACCGTTCTTGATGGTACGGGACTTTCATCAAAACGTGCTTTGGCAGTGCTAGAGCATGGCATTGGTGCGGCATCAGAATCTGGCGAGCAGGGAGTTATTCACGCAACTCGCGATGTAGTTGCTCTTTTTTCAGCCAACTCAAATATGCTTTTTCACGATAAAATTAGTGAACACTTGCAGACCTATGGTGGAACGCCTATAGTTGTCGGCAGTGGCTACAGTGGTAACGGTCCTCGTATTGCGGTTGCTACAGCAACTATTAGCGGTAGCACTACGCTAACTATCAACACTTCAGGCGACCACTACCTACTTGCAGGTGACACTGTTCGCTACTCTGTAGTTGGAGCAAACATCAACCAGTCCTCTACTTCTACAGCAGTTGTCACTAAAGTCGACGCTGACACAGTAACAATTACTATTGCAAGTGCCACTAACCAAGGTCAAGAACCGGTTACTGGCTTTATTCAGCAGTTGGGAACCAACTCTGCAAAATGGATTTACGGCACAGGAACTGTTCGCTCATACGTGGGCAAGGTCGATGTCGTAAACGACAACTTAGCTCAAGGCTATGACGTGTCGGGTAACAAAAATGACATGCGTCTCAAAGCAATCCGCCCAGCGGCTGTTTACTTTGACACATCCATCCACCTAGCTGTTCGAGTCGATCTAACAGCCTAACAAGAAATAAGGAGAAAAGGCTATGCCTACTCAAGATTACGCAGCCAGCATCCAGGGTGTGGCCATCCGTGTCACCCGTTTGGACGCCGCTGGTAAGCTACTAAACGGACCAGGCGACAGCTACGTAACGTCAGCTTTCATGCGTGTTTCGTTCACTCCAGAATACGAAGAAGGCGACGAAATAACCGAGAAGTCGGCTAACGGCGCAGTTTGCGTGACCTATAAGTCTCCAGACACACTAAAGCGTATTACCATGGAACTTGCTATCTGTGAACCAGACCCAGAGCTAACTAACCTAGTTGCCGGTGGTCTGCTTCTTCGCAAGAACCTTGGAACAACACTCGCTGACGCAGCTACAAAGACCAGCTCAATTGGTTGGGCAGCTCCAGCTGTTGGAGACGACCCTGCTGGCTACGGTGTAGCTATTGAGGCATGGTCACTTGCAATCAAGGATGGAAAGAGGGCGACAAGCCTTCCTTTCTTCTACTGGGTATTCCCGTTCGTGAAGCTGCGCCAGTCTGGCGACCGCGTAATCGAAAACGGCATGCTTGCAAGCACCTTCGAAGGTTATGGTCTAGGAAACATCAACTTCAACTGGGGTCCTGATGGCCGTTGGGAATTCCCAACCGCCGCGGAGCGTCCGTACTCATACGCGCGTTCAGATTGGGCGCCAACTGGTCTAAAGGGTTTCTACACCTGGAACTACATCGGCGAAGGCTCTACTGAGCTCAACACTCCTGCCTACAACGCAGTTACCTCTCTAGACGGAATCTCAGCTGTAACAGCTACAGCTAAACTAAGCTCTAACGTGGTGACCTTGACTACTACCACACCTCACGGTTTCGTAAACGGTCAGACCGTTACAGTTGAGGGTGTTGACCGTTCGTTCGTAATCACTAAGAAGAAGCTAGACACTAACGTGGTTACACTTACCTTTGGAGCTAAGCACAACTTCATAGTTAACGACACCATCGTGGTTGCCGGAGTTGACAGCACCTTCAACGGCACCTACACCGTTGCAAGCGTGCCTGCCGGTGAAACTACTCTCACCTACGCGAAGACCGCGGACAACGTCACAGAGGTCAACGTCAGCGGCGGAACTGCTACTCGTACTCTGTTCGATGGTTCATACGCCATCAGCGGTGTACCGAGCACGACTTCGTTCACCTACGCACGTACTCACGCGAACGTTGCTGGAATGCTCTTGGCCGCAGGCACAAGCGGAAGCGCCTTTACCACTGCTTCAGCTCACGGCTTAGCGGTTGGAGACAGAATCAACGTCACTGAAGCTGTCTCATCTGTTGCAGGTGCGTATAACGTAACTAACGCGCTTATCACAGCAGTCGGCAGCACGACAACCTTAACCATCGACACGACACCTTCGGGCACCTGGACATCGGGCGGAACTGTAGCTCTTGTCGTACCTTCTGGTTCAGTTGTCTCAGTTCCATCGGTCAGCGGAGCTTCAAGCTACAACGTCCCTGGAAACGTCAACTTCAATGCTGACCTAGCAGTTGACCGCGTAATCAGCTCAAACGAGGACCCAACCGCGTAAGAGTATTAAGAAGGGCGGCGCGTCAAGAATAAATGCAATCTAGACGCGTCGCCTTCTTTCTTAGCTAAAGGAGACTAAATGACAGCTCTATGGGTAACACCGGCCGAACTTGGTCAATACGCTAACACCGAGTTTGCTCAGGAAGCCTGCGAGGCCGCTTCGTACCTACTCTGGGGAATGTCCGGTAGAAAATACACCGGAGTAACCACCGTCACCGAGAAATACGTTTGCGCGAAGCGCGCGTATCGCATCGGCGCGTCCTCTAAAAATTACTACGCCGCTCTTATCTCCGGCGAGGTATACAACATCCCAATCTCTGACTTCGACCAGTACGCCGAACTTGTCGCTGACGGGCTATCTCCAGAGTCTAGAGTTAGACTACGCGGAAGACCGGTCACGCAGATACATGCGATTAGAACTCGAGACGGTAAAATCGTAGACCCGAGCGGGTACTACTTAGTAGACCACTCAACAATCCAAGCCTCCTCAGGCGTGCCGTGGACTCCGTGTAACATAGAGGTCACCTATTCGTACGGCAGCGAGGTTCCAGCCGCTGGAAAAATGGCCGCTCGCACGCTGGCACTAGAATTTGCAAAGCTCTGGGCAGGAGACGATGACTGCATGCTTCCACAGCGTATTACGTCTATCTCTCGTCAAGGAGTCTCCTACACGCTGCTCGACAGCCAGGACTTTATCGCAGAGCTACGGACAGGTCTTTACGCCATTGACTTGTTTTTAAAGACCGTAAACCCCGATGGAGCTAAGTCCCGTGCAAGAGTCTTTTCTCCAGATGTTCCACGGGCGCGTAGGTACACTCCAAAGAGTCCTGTTCTTGCGGCTAGCTCTTTGCTTGACATCGTCATAATCAAGGACAACACGGCTAACTACTCTACGGTCGGCAAGGGACTAGACACGACTATCTTTGTCGACGAGCCAGGCTGGTCTCCAAAAGTTGTAGTGCACAACTGGAGTGGCACCAAGTCCGTGCAACTACCAGGCGCATTAGTCGGCGCGTCTGACGTATCTTTTTCAATCGACTATAAGAACGCGTTGTCTATTCTTGGAATGGTCGACCCGGGAACCTGGACGCTATACGCAACTAAGATTGTCGGCGGAGTCGAGAGTCTAGTAGAATTAGCTACAGGAAATCTAAAAATCCAGTTATACACCACCTAACAAAGAAAGAGTAATCATGACAGTATACCAAACTAACTTTACTGCTGACGACGTTATCTACGTTGAAAACGGAGTAGTTGTCGCTGTTGGCCAGCAGAAGGTAGAAGAGCCTAAGGTTGTAGAAGAGCCTAAGGTTGCAAAAAAGGCTGAGGTTGTTGAAGAGCCAGAGGTTGTAGAACCTGAGGTTGTTGAAGAGCCAGAGGTTGTAGAACCTGAGGTTGTTGAAGAGGCAGTGTCAGAAGACGCTGAATAGCATTGAGCCTGCCTGTAAACTTAGCTGACGTTTCGGTAGACGCCTTACATCTAAAAAACATGATGGATGGCGTCATCGAGCGCGTCTGCTCTATCTACCAATCGTACAACGTCCCACTTCCAAATAAGAAATACTGGACGATGGGAACGCCGGTTATAGACTGTGAACAGGTAGTTGCCTCATTTAGCCAGTTGTATTTAGGCGCGCCGGGAGACCAGGCCTCAGAGCCACAGCGCTGTAACGTGCCAAGAACTGTCACAATGACCGTAAGTATCGCTAGATCGTTTCCTACGTCTGGTCAAAACGGACGACCTCCGTCTGCTGAGACTATAGAAAAGGCGTCATCTCTATCTGCGATAGACGCTTGGATTCTCATAGAATCTGTTCGTCTCTTTGACATGTGGGACGACAGCACCTTTGGCCCTGGAGTAATTGCAACTGTCGACGTGGCAGAGCCTACCGGTGGAATCCAGTTAGTAAATATGCAGCTAACTATGGCGGTTCCATAATGGCTATTCAGGTAGAAAAAATAGGCAATTTCAAAAAGAATCAGCCGGCGTTCGACAACTTTTTCAACGAGCCTGCCGGGCAGACCGGAAGATTTATACACAAGAGAATCACTAAAAAGATTCTTGTAGGCGCTAAGGGCAAGGTCGGCGTAAAGTCTGGAGCTCTTAGACAAAGCATTCGTCCAACACACATTAGAATTCCTGCCGGACAGTTTGTCATAATCGGCTCTGGGCTAGACTACGCGTACCTACATCACGAAGGAACACGGCCACATCTTATAGTGCCTAACCAGGCTAAAATGCTGCGTTTCGTTTCCCATGGAAGAATGGTGCACACGCGGATTGTACGCCACCCTGGAACAAGACCAAACCACTATCTAACACTTCCAATGCTAGAGGCTCTTTGGGGCATAAGGTAATAAGTCACCTTTGCTGTACGATGGTACAATCGTTTAGGGACAACACCCATATCCAAATACCGTAACACACACCCTATACAGCAGATTGGAAAACGCTAATGACAGCAAATAGATTCAAAGACTTTGGCTCTGGAGTATCAGACATCACAAAGGAACCTCTTGTATTTAAGCTCTATGGAGAAGAATACAGATGCATGCCTAACGTTCAAGGAAAAGTTATGCTAGAACTTGTGGCCGACTCTTCCTCTGAGGACCCAGCGGTCTCAGCAAGAACACTTGCAACATTTTTTAGCAAGGTACTTTTAAAGGAAGACCTTGAAAAGTTTAACGAGCTTCTCGACAGTCAGGACAAGATTGTCTCAGTTGAGACTCTAAGCGAAATCAGTGCTTGGCTTATTGAACAGTACACTTCACGCCCAAATCAGCAGCCAGAGGTTTAGCAGGCTGGGCAATAGACCTCTGGCACATAGTTAACGGAAGAGCACTAGTGAATGGCCTTAGATTAGCGGACATGGATGCCGCAGACATGCTAGATGTCATTCACTACTTCTTCGACCAGGACATAAACTACGCATCGGGCGAGCAGGCGGAGGCGCACTCTCAGGTGCGTTCCGCTATGTATAAGGATTTATACAACATAGAGTACAAGTATGGAGTTAGCAGTAAGAACTCCAACAAGTACAGTTCTACTACATACGTAGCTGACTTCGACCTAGAGGAAGAAGAGCTAAAGCCTGTAGACCCAGTGAAAAAAGCAAGAGAAGTAAAGCCATACGTTGCTCCTACTACGGTCGACGTAGATGGAAAGCGCCCCTTTGGCTCGATGCTAGACGCGCCATTAGCTTAGGTTAGGAGGTGAGATGTAGTGGCCGGTAACATAGTCGGTAGTGCTTATGTGCACATTCATGCCATAACCAAAGGCATTGGTAGAGAAATTGAAGAAGGTCTAAATAAGACCAAGGTCAACACTACCGGCGCAGGCAACATCGGCAAGAAAATTGGCGACACAGTTTCTAAGAGCATCAGCGATGGAATGACTGGTGGACTAAACAGAGGAAGCGGACAGGCGCTCGCGGCGCTTCGTAAGACTCAAAATGAGGCTGCTAGAATGCAGCAAAAGTTTATTAGCAACGCTAAAAAGGGTCCTAAGTTTCTTGACGCTCTAATCGAGCCAGGCTCTGCGGTATTCCAGGAAGTTAAGCAGGCTAGAGAATCCTTCAATCAACTTACCAAGTCCGGTATGAAGATGACAGCTATCATTGGAACTGTAATCACGAGCGTGTCAGACCTAGTCATTGGACTTGGAGCTCTTATCTTTGGTGCCGCTGCAGCAGCTCCAGCCTTCGTGGCTCTTGCTGGAGTCTTTATTCAATTCAAACTTGGAATGCTTGCCACCAAACTTGCCATGCAGGGAGTTATGGAGGCTACCGGAGCTCTCTGGAAATCGCAGACCGCGCTGAATGACTCCTTCCGGGCGGCACGTCTTGAATTTAGAAATCTAAAGTTCGAGGCAGAGGGTGCAGCCTACGCAGAAGAAGGAGCAGCTCTTGCACTGCAGCAGGCTAAAATCGCGTTGCAAAGAGTTCAGGACCTTCCGCCTAATACTCAGGCAAGACGCCAGGCTGAGCTTGCGTACAAGCAGGCAGACCTATCATATAGACAGGCTATCGACAAAACAAAGGAAGCCACTCGCGCGGTAGATAAGGGTATTACCGCTACTCAGGCTTACCAGCCATTTGCCTCGCTAACTAAGACACAGCTTGCGTTTACTAAGTTCCTCGTGACTCTCCGTCCAAAGATGCAGGAGCTTCGTGGAATAGCGGCTGACAGCTTTATTCCTGCACTGCGAGACGGAATCAGCACTCTTGTTAATCGCGACTTTGGAATGTTTAAGACAGGAATTGGAAATCTGTCGAAGGGAATGTCAGGACTAGTAAAAGGTCTATTTGGCGCCTTTGACGACCCTAAGTTTAAAAAGAGTCTAAGCCAGGTTTTCGCTGGAGCAGGAGATACCTTACCTAAACTAGGAAAAACCTTTGGAAACGTATTTAAGCTTATAATGACGTGGGTTTCCGCCGCGCAACCTCTTATCAAAACGTTTAGTACCTGGCTTGAAAAGACCACGGGAAATGCGTCTAAGCTATTCCAGTCTAAGAAGGACAGCGGAGAGCTTACTAAGTTCTTTGAAAACGCGGGAGTAGTCGCAGCTAAGCTCGGCGCTATCATTAAAAACGTATTTACGATGCTTAACAGCTTTACCAAGGCTAACGCCGGACCAGGCTCTGGCGGGCAAATGCTTCTCGACTGGATAAAGGACGTATCCGGAAAGTTCGCCGAGTGGACAAAGTCCGCGCCAGGACAAAAGAGCCTGTTCTCCTACTTCAAGGATGGCGCCGCTAACTTCAAGCAGATGTCGCAGACAATCGGAAAGTTTATCAAGCCGCTATTCACGATGGCCGGTGACCCAGACATCAAGCAGATGTGGGCAACAATTGGAGAGGCTGCTCCTAACTTTGAAAGTATTCTAAAGAAGACACGCGAGGCAGCTCCCGCGATGGGAAGACTAGTCAAGCAAATCATTCGAGTAATCGACACCTTCACAGACCCAGGGCAAATCAAGGCGTTCTTTGACACGTTCACTAAAGCGCTAAAGATGGTTGGAGACTTCTTCAATCAGCCGTGGGTCAAGAGCATTATGACTTGGCTTGGTCCAATAACTGGTGTCCTGCTTGCGCTAGGAACAATCGGCTCAGTTGGACAAAAAGTCTTTATGGCCTTGGCCGGTCACATACAGGTGTTTGCCTCTCCAATGAAAAAGGCTATTGGGTACTTTACCGAACTAGATACTGGTATCATGAAGGTTGGAAGACACAGCAAGGCTCTTGACACTCTTGCCGCGCCTTCGGACGCGCGGTTTAGTAAGATAGCTCGTGCAGGTAGACGAACTGAGTACATGGCACCTACAAGCAGACGCGCCATCAAGGAAATCACTGGGCAGGGTCTAGCGATTGGCAAGGCAGACGCGATGGCTGGAATGCCGATGACGTCAGTTCGCGCAGGCAGCAGAAAAGAGCTTAAGGCGTTTAGCCAAGGACAGAGTCTTGCTGCTGGCTCAGGTCCACTAACTTACGCTAAGGGAATTCCAGCTACAGACGCAGCCACTACTGGATTCCAAAGAATGGGTATCGCTGCTAAGACCGCGCTGCGTGACATTGGCAAGGGCTTTGGAGCTCTAGGCGGAATGCTAAAGAGAAACTGGGTAATCCTAGCCATTGCCGCCTTGGTCGTGGCACTTGTTGCGTTGTACAACAAGTCTAAGGACTTCCGCGACCTTATGAACACCTACATGAACAGTGTAGGCAAGGTTCTTATGAAGACCTTCAAGAGCATCATGATAGCTCTACAGCCGTTGATCGACGCGTTCATGGAGCTGTTTGATGCTTTGTTTGGTGGAGAAGGCGGAGGAGGCGGCTTAGTAGGCATGCTTCTGACTGCACTTAAGCCTGTTCTTGGAATAATTATTGGCGTTATAGCTACAGTGCTTCAAGCAGTGGCTCCACTGATCGTTCTACTGGTCAAGGTGCTAGTTCCAGTTCTAACCTTTATAGTTGACATCATCACCGCCTTGGTCAACGGAATAAACCTTGTCGTTGGCGGAATACTTTCTATCTTTGGAGTAAAAAACGACATGGGCTCTGTAGATTCAACTAGCAGTCCTGACCTGACCGACGTCACCGAGAAAAATAAAGTTGACTGGGCGCAAATAAACAAGGACCAAAAGGAAGCTGCCACTCGTCAAATGGAAGCCGCTAACCAACAGTTAGAGGCTGCCAAGGGAACTAAGGACAAGGGAGACGACAAACTAGCGGCAGCGTACGCAAACGCTGTAGAGATGCAAAACGTTCAGAAATCAAGCGCGTTTGAGCAACTAATTTACTACTTTGAAAAGTCTAAGAGCGAGACCGACCCGACCAAGGTTCGCGCACAGCAGGCTAACATGATTGCTATAGCTAAAAAGATTCCTTTTGCTACGGCAGACATAAAGCGACTTAGTGGAGCTAAAAACACCGAGGAAGCTGCCTTTGCGGCGTACAAGGCTGCACTGGCCAACTTTAAGAAAAACTCCACCGATGAAAACGCAAAAGTAGTCGCGCAAAAACGGCTTGTCACCCAAAACGCAAGATCCACCTATCAAGGACTTCGCAGTCAGCTTACCACTAAATACGCTAGATACTCTATAGACCCTGCTACCGGAAACATCATAGACAGAGACGCTGGCGGCGCGCCGGTTGACACTGCTTCGACTCCTACCACGTCTTCTTCTTCACCAACTGGTACAAAAACTAGCACTGCTAAGACCACGACCACGACCACCGCGGTTCCTACCGCTGGTTCTGTTGACTGGACCGCCATAAACGCCCAGTTGACGACGCAGAACGGCACGCTAGTAAGCATAAAGGAAAACATCGAGGGTGGAAATAGGCTTCTTAAAACTCTAGTCACTCTAGGCAAGGAAGACGCCATCAAGCAGACAACTCTAACCACGTTGTACGCTGCTGGATTTGGATTGACCCAGAGTGCATACCCGGTGATTACGATTGGCGGAAAGAGAATGGGAATTTCTGAAACAAATGCTCTATCCCAGAATGTCCTAGGACTTTCTTACCAGGCCGTTTTAGACAGAACTGATGAGTACGGACGCTAATGCCAACTAACCTACTGACTAATTCAAGTTTCGACGTCGACGCTGCGGGGTGGACGGCGCTAAACTCTACTATAGCCCGCGTAACTACTCCAGCTCCAAAGAGTGGCGCGGGCTGTCTAAGCGTGACCAAGCAGGCAGCAGCTAACACCGGCTTCGCGCTTACTAACAAGATAGCGCTTGCCTCGGCTCAAACTAACCCGGCCGACCCTACTCGAGTCTACGGCTTTACTGGAAATCTTTTGGTAAATCAGGTCGGGCACTCGTGCACGCTAAACATCTACATAAGATGGTACGATGCGTCTAACACTCTAGTTGTCTCAACCACGCGCTCAGTCATAAACATCTACGCTGGCAGAGGCTGGGTGCCATTTGCTATGTACGCGACTGCTCCTGTCACGGCAACACAGGCCACGGTTGAGATTTCACAAGCAGACGCTCCATCAAACGGAGACATCTTCTACGCTGACGAGCTAAGTTTCTTCGCGCTAACACAGAGTCAAAAGACCGAGATAGTTAACGAAGTAATCGCGCCGCTGCCAACGTCTATTCAAAACCGTCACCTTACTGGACCTCAGTTAAAGGCCGACATCTCCTTTGCAGGGCTTACTTTAAATACGATAGACGCGAGCAACGTAGTGTGGGTCTGCACTGACATGGTTGGCTGGTGGGGAATGTCAGACATCGAACTACCTGACATTCCGCGTGGTCTAGAAGACGGTTCCTTTGATTCGAATCCAAGAAGACTTGCTAGACAGATTAGCCTTACAGGCTCGTTCCTGCCACGTGACGCGAGCTACGTGGATGACGCTAAGTCTAACTTATTTAGGGCGATAAACGCAGCCCACGGTGGAGCCTGGCTCATAGTCGACGAGCAGCCGACCAAGGCTGCGTACGTAAGACTTGCCGCTAAGCCAGTTCTTACAAACATGACAGCTCGTGGAAAGCATAACTTCGAGATTCCACTTAGAGCTCCAGACCCTATAAAGTACAGCTGGAACTACGCCGATAAGCTTGGCTACGAGTCAGTCTCTAGCACAGCTCCAGCGACTGCTATTCCAATAAACAATCTTGGAAACATAGCCGTTGGCGCTGTCTTTACTATAACTGGTCCTGCGCCTATAGGCGCCTTCGTGACCTGCGTGTTTGACAACGACAGCGTGTCGACTACTGAAACAATTACCCTCGTCAAAGCGCTAACTGCGGGGCAAAACTTGGTTATAGATACCTATGCTAAGAGTATAACTCTAGATGGTGCTACCGCTGGAGCAAGAGCGTACGTGTCCACTACCTTTGACTGGATAAAGCTACGACCTGGACAGAATAGTCTGCAGCTAACTAGCTCCGACAGCGGCGCTAGACTTGCGATTAAGTATCGCTCTGGCTGGACCGGATAAAATATAACTTGACCATGAAAGACGATTAGACGGAGATTTACATGAGCGTTGACACTCCAAAGTATCGATACCTTGTCGCCAATTTTATTACTGGTGAAGTTCTATTAGAGCTACAACTAACAAACGTATCGTTTGGTAGAAACCTAAAGTCTCCAGGACCGTTTTCTGGAACCATTCCAGTTCTGCCTGGAACAAACGTATCTGAGCTGTATAACGCGACTATGCCTGGTAAGACAGCGCTATACGTATTGCGAAATAACGCCGTTGTGTGGGGAGGGTTGCTTTGGACTCGAGAGTACAACATCTTTGAAAGAATAATTTCTCTAACTGGTTTGGAGTTTCCTAGCTATCTAAACCGAAGACTTATCTGGAAAACCTACTCATTTAGCTATAATTCAAGAGTGATTAGAGACTACACAGACGCCAGCGGAAAGGCACGCGTAGTTGTTGACAAAAACGACTCGCATGGTTTCATGCCTGGTGACTCAATAAATCTGCAGTACGACGGTGCGGCTATCTACTACAAGTACGACAATTTTAAGCTAAAGGTCTTAGCGGACCCTGTGCCAGTGAACGACGTAATTTATGAGTCACAGGTTGTCGTGCCAAACGTTACGTCAACTAAGTACTCATACAACAAGGGGTATAAAAAGGTAGTTGCAGAGATAGTCCTAAACGACGACCCGACTCTTCTTGCCAATCAGTGGTTCACAGTTTCTAATGTCTCTGAGTTCTACAATGGCAGCTACAGATGTATAGCCAGTCCGGGAGACGGAGATGACGTACCATACTCGGTAATCTACGACATCGGGAAAAAAGACACTAAGATAGCCATAAATAAGATAGTCACCTCTAAAACCAGCGTGGCAGCTGACAGAACTGTGACGTTCTTTTTAGATACTAAGCACGTTCACTTCTTTACAACTGGCACAGCCGTAAACATAACTGGCTTCGCTGGAAGCTGCATCGCTGGAACTGCAAGTGAACTAAATCTGTACAACGGAGTCTACGTGGTCACAAGCGTGGACTACGTGGGAAACAAGTTTACCGCTAAGGCTCCGACCGGCGCGGTGAACAACAAGACCTATACTAAATACAAGGTAGTAAATGGCAAGACGGTGACCAATCTTGCAGCCTCTAGCTCCTTTGGCGAGGTAGACATAGTCAAGCCAACAAGCAAAACGTTTACAACAGTCGTGGTGAGCCAGAGCGGCGGATTTGACAACTACGTGCTTACTCTAAACAACGTTACCGACCTCTACGTAGGGCAGTACGTGCAGCTCGCGGGAGTGCTGAACCAAGTTCCGCTCGGAGGAACTGGAACCTTTGACCTTGGAGACCTAAACGAGCAAGGGCTAATCGGCGACGCAGACGTGCTTCCGATAATCACAAACGTAGACTCCGTAAATAGCAAGGTCACGGTAAAGAACCAAGGTCTGTCGTACTCTCCTACGTTAGGAACGTACAGCGGCGCTAACGTGACGGGGTCAGAGCTGACGCCATACATTCTAAGACCTACGTTAGTCGACCTAAACGTGCCAAAGAACGCTATCTCGTCTTTAGTCACTACGGCTACAACCTTCTGGGTGCAGTCAAGATACAAGATAACTGCGTGCAAGATCGACAAGACTGGAACTGTAACTGCTACGCTAGATACTGCAAATCACAGTCTTATTCAGGGAGCAGGCTTTTACGTCTACGGGCTAACAGGTAGCACCACGACTCAAAAGAACTACGCCGGCTACGTAAATAACAACGGATGGGATAGCACCGACTCCGTAAAGGCCGTAGGATACACGGTCCTGGACATAGGAAAAAATTCTCAAAAGAACGTCATAAAGTTCAAGGTTGCCGGAGACCAGAACGATAAAATAACCACCGCCGTCGCGCTGCCTGCTCAAACGACTGCGTATCTAGAGGTCTTTCCAAACACGGTGCAAACAAGTAAGTTCTGGGGTTCACCAGATGGCTCGCTTAGCGCTACCGTTTTGGTTGGCGTAAATAGCTACGAGTACGTAAGAGAGTTGCTGCGCAACGTGCTCGAGGACTTTCAGTCTTATCGCTTTGCGAACAACCAGATTGAGCCTGGAGTCACTCTGACCCAGACCGGCATCGTTGGCTATGATACCACTACTGCAAGCGGAGGTCGCGTAAAGGTTGTGCTCACCTTAGACGCTCCAAGTAAGCTTATAGTTGGAGAAAAGTTTAGAGTACTCAACGTTGGAACTGCGGAAGGTAATTTAGTTAGCGGGTTCTACACGGTGTCAGAGGTAAGCAACGATCTAGAGACCGAGGTATACACGGTATCCTACTACGTAGCCGCAAGCGAGGTTAGCTCGCCAGATGCGACGTACGAACTGGCTGAGACGCGCTTGTTCCCTAGGTACAAGAAAATCTCTTGGGATGGAAAACTAAAAAAGACACAGTGCACTATACGAGTGTATAACCCAGACGCCGTGACTGACCTAATCTCAGACCTCTACACCAACATTTCTCTGAACATTGGAGACTACATAACCGCTAAAAGTATAGACCTGCCTAACAGTGGCTCTCTCCTATACGACACAAACGCGGCAAAGATAACACGCCTAGTCTGGAAGAATAGTGGCGCAATTTCTAGCAAGTACGTAGAAGTGACCTATAACTCGCCAGCTCAAAGCGTGAAAGGAAAGCAGCCAGAGGGCGTGCAGGCTGAAACAAGTAAGAGCATTCAATTTGACTACCTAAAATACGCAGTCAGCGGTGGAGTTGCGACCGTGACGTTGTACGTTCCTGGAAACTATAACCTGACCGACAACACCATAGGACTTAGAGAAGGTGACGTAGTTAACCTGAGTGTCACGACTGAAAAGGGCAAGACAAACTCTAACTCAGCGTATGACACCACTAAAAAGAAACGCGCTATAGTTATTTCAACAACTGATTCGATGAGAAGTAAGTCAGTGGACAATCCAGACAAAAAGAGCACTGACAAAAAAATTACAAGAACCGAGGTAGTGCTACAGTACGAAGAAGTTCTTGCCACTAGACAGTCTACTAAGAACGCCTTTATAAAGCAAAGTGGAAAGATTACGTTCTACCTAAAGCGAATCGACGACTACGCCAAGGTTTCCGCGGGGCACGTCGCTCAACTCATAAAGCCATACGCGATTAGGTCCAAGTCATTTGGAGAATTCCCTAACTCAGCGGACATGGGCGGACTAAACTTTTCAATTGAAAAACAGATACAGAGCGTCGCGCTATCGAGTGACGGTATCGCTACGATAACGACAGCAACTCCTCATAATTTCAACAGAGCATCAGTAGTCAACAACATTACGGGTATAGAGCAGTCTGGCACGACTACAACTATCTACTTTGACAGACGCCACAACATCTCTCCTACCGACACTGTAAAGATTTCTAACCTACAAATTCCTCTAAACCCGACTATACAAAATGAATACAACGCAACGTACATAGTCACCGAGGTAAATGGAACTGCAAACTACGACGCCGGTCCATGGTTTGTAAAGTTTATACATGGAACAAGCAGAACTCTTTCACAGAGAACCGCGAGTGGTATCTTGTATAGCGGAAGCTCGCAGATAATTGTACGAATAATCTCTAGTGATAAGACTTTGTCTATTTTTAATGGAGACTACATAATCTATAGCGAGCCGACCTCGACAAGTTTCACCTACCAACTTTCTAGAAGATGCGCGGTGCTACAGAATACTGAGATTATTAGCGTTGCTGGAAACGTGTCCAGGTTGAGATTTACTACTGACGCGACATATAACTACGCAGTCGGGCAAAACGTCAAATTGACTGGTGCGTCTGGAAGTCCATACAATGCGATAAATGGAGTCTCTCTTGAGGTGAAGGCTGTTGATACCTCTAGAAACACCTTTGACGTAGACTTTAATAACGCGACTATCGCGGCCTTCGGCGAAAGCTCGGTACTTGACTTTGGCAGCAACGTTTTTGTGAGCTACCCGCAAATGACTACTACAAACATTAGTGCTGTCACGACTACGCTTGCGACTGCCACTCTAGATGGAGGAATAGTTTCTGGCACGGACTTTATCAAAGGCTCAGACTATCAAAACGTGGCTAAGCACCTTGACACATACTCAAATTCAATAAATGGATTTGAATACCGAATAGACGCGAACTACAACGCGACTACTAATAAGTTTGAAAAAACGTTTGTGTTTATTCCAATAAACTTCTACGACCCAAAGCCGGGCGAGGTCTCTGACCCAAGCAGATTTGGCGCCGACCAGCTGCAGTTTGAGTACCCTGGAAACATAATCAACGTCTCTCTTGCGGAATCTGCTGAGGAAGGCAACACGAGGTTCTTCGTCGTTGGCGACACGCAGACAGGCGACGCAGAAACAAACCCGTACAGCTCAGCGGCTTCTTCGACTGACCTTCTTGGAGCCGGGTGGCCGCTGCTAGAGGGAACTGAAAAGGCGGAATGGCCTATCCTTGCCAACGCCTTCACCGGTAAAACTCCAGGCAACGTTGACCGCTGGAGTAATAACGATATAGAGGCTGACCTATACAAAACAGCTAGGCGCTATCTAACTCAAAGTAGACCACCAACTGGGCAATTCAGCGTCGTGGTAAACGGAAACTTTGAGCCGCAGGTTGGTACCTACGCTCCAGGAGACTGGTGCCAGGTTAACATCGACAATCCATTCCTAAAACAAAGACTGCAGAGCGGGCTGGAGCCAAGAAACACTACCTTTGTTAGAAAGATAGATGGGTACACGGTAGAGGTGCCAAACTCTCCGGCTGAACCAGAGAGAGTCACTTTAAATCTAAAGACCGAGTGGATGGTCGACCGGTTCCCGGCGCAAATTGCAGCTGACGATGAATACATTCAGGGGTCTTACTAATGGGTAGTTATAACGAAGATAGAAAAAGAAACGTAGCTGCGTACATTCTTGACATGCAGAACAGGCTTTCACAGGTTGAAAGAAACAGGACCAGGACGACTGGACTTGCCGCCAACGCGGTGTCGGCGACAAACCTAACGGGAGAAGTTGTTTTATCTGACAACACCATAAGAAGCGCTAACTACGTCGAGGGATACTCCGGCTGGAGTATCGACGGAGATGGAAACTCTGAGTTTGCAAACGTGTTTGTTCGTGGAAACATCAACGCAAACTCTGGAACAATTGGAAACTGGACCATCAGCAATGAGATAGTCACGCGTAGATTTAATAAAAAGGTAGCCACTATAACCGCGGTCACCTGGAGCGATGGAGTTATCAAGTTCACCGCTGCCAATACATTCAACGCCGGCGAGTACGTCACGATAAGCGGTATAGACCCAGATGACTATAACTTTTACGACATCGAAATCGATTCAGCTACGTCGACCTACTTTACTGTGCTTAGTGACGCCGCAGCAGACTACGTTAGTGGCGGAACTGCTGAGTTGGTATACGCTGGAACATACGTAGAAAACCTAGACATTGGACTTGATGACGAGACTACGTCGAGTGGAAGCTACGTTGGGCTCTACACGTCGCCAAATCTAAGAACCGCTGGTCTCTATTTGCGAGACTACTCAAAGAGAGAATTTGACTACGGCTACTTCTCAAACGCGGGTGTCTCCTATGTCTCAGCTGAGGACATTAACTTATTAGAAAATCCGACCTTTGAATACAAGGATTCTCTAAACGCGATAAACTACAGCGCGGCCTCCTGGACCGCTGGAACCGGACTAACTCTTTTGGCAGGTGGAAAGGACTTTACCGCTGGAACTCCGCTGTATGCAGCCTCGCCAAAATACGGAGCACAGGTCACGTGGACGACTGCAGTTTCAACGTACTTTACTGGAAAACTTCACTACACGGCTGGCAAGTCCTATGCCGTGTTTAAGAATAGAAGAAACCTGTACCTCGGACTAAAAGTCTTCCCGCTATACACTCCGGTCGAAAAAACCGTCACCGCGGTTGAAGGAGTACGAGTAAGTGGAACTGTCACCGGCGCAACTTCAACAGCGACAACGGTGACCTATACTGGAACAAGCCTACAGTTCGAGCTTGGCCAAAGGTTGACCGTCACAGGTTTTGGAAACGCAAGATGCAACGTCTCTAATGCAATAGTCTCGGCAAAGAGTGGAACTACCTCGGTGACGGTGCTATCAAATGGCGATAGCGGCATTACTTCTACCGCGTCTACCGCGGACAACGCAGTCACTGGACTTCTTAAGATTACCGCTGCCTCGCATGGATTTACTGCGGGGCAGGTAGTGTTCCTTGACTTTGATGCTGGGTACCTTGAGCCAGAGTTCGGTGAAGTAGTCAATATGTATTCCCCGCACACCATAGCCAATGGAACGAGTGGCTACACCTTCGTGGTAAGCACCTTTGGATTAGCCGCTGGGTCTTTCCACGTACCTGCTGATTTTTCTGACATAGAGGTCTCGGCCATGAGCGTAATTCCACATGGCTCTAGAGCGACTAAGGCGTTTAGCGTTTACGAGGCAGCCTTTGACCTATCTAGCATTCGTCTAAGGTACGACAATGGCAGCACTACGAATCTTTCTAGCGTACTTGCAGCCACGACGGCGGCCGAGTGGAGCGCCGGGACAAACAAGTATCTAATCAGCAACGCCAATTCATACATGCTCGGTAGACTTGACACCGCGGTAAAGATTCCGCCGATGACGCAAGCCAACGAGATAGTTATAAGTGGAGAGAAAGTCGAGGCAGCTTACCTGGCTGCCGACCCTACTGCCTATGGCTTAGACAAGGATATATTTATAGACCTTCCTGGCTGGCTCTATCCGCACGATGGAAACGGCGTTGTGTCGAATACGCCTACTAAGATTGCAAGCATTGGATACATACTTGACGAAGTCTATTTCTCTTCATCTAACTCGTTCTTCTACGGAAGCGGCGGAGGCTCGTACCGCTGGTACGCGACTACTGACACGACTCCCAGCTACGACCCGGCACAGGCCTCGGTTGAGGGAACGAAGACCTGGCTAAACATCGACCTAGGCAACCAGTCAGCGTCGCTCGACTACTTTGACTACATCAAGTTTAAGCCACAGGTGTTCACCAAGGCTCTCAAGGAAAGACCTTCGATTGGCGTCTTTGACGCAGTCGTTCCATACATTAAAACAAACGACCCGGCTCCAGAGATTACCACTGTTAGCTCTGGACAGTACGAGTACATTATTGCAAGTGATTACAGAAACGTAAGCTCTCATCTAAAAACGACTACCGGAGAGCGGTCTTCTGCGTTTGAGATTTCTGCACTGTATCGGGACATCTCGGCGAGCTCTGGAAGTGAGACTGGTCGCAAGGGAGCGCTTGTCGGCGGAGTCTACGACGGCCTATCTAACTCGACAACCTTGTACCTATCTAGCGACTCTCTGCAGTGGAGTTCTAACTACATAAGTCCAACTAATCCAAACTACGCGCAAGTGAGATTTGCTGACAAGGCGTACTTTAACATTCCGGTGCGAATAGCAAGCAACATGTCTCTCAGTGGAACCTTCTATGGTGCTGGAAGCATCGTCACCTCAAGTGGAAACATTAGAACCACCTCTGGCAACGTCTACACTACAAGCGGAAACATCTACACCACAAGCGGCAACATTTACTCTACGTCTGGAAACATCTACACCACGAGCGGCAGCATCACCGCAAGCACGTCACTGAACGGACAAACTCTAAGACTTAGCTCGACTGACAACATCTCGCTAGGAAGCAACACTCACGCATTCCAAATCGGCGATAGCACTTCAACTAACCTTCGTTTAGACACCAACGAGGTGCAGGCGCAGGGATACACGTCTCCTAACCGGACTACAGCTGACCTATACTTAAATAAGCTTGGTGGAGACGTTTTCATTGGAAACACTGGAACAAGCAACCTAACCGCAAATGGAACTATCACTAGCGGTGGAATAGTCTACAGCGGTTCTAACTTATACACCAACGGCATAACTACAACCACGTCGTGGTTCTCAAACGCCACAGACTTTACGGCTTTGGTTAACGGCGTAATTCACTCAAGTAACACTGGTGGAGAAGCTCTGCGTCTGTCTAGAAAGAGCAGCACCGGCGCTGTAGTTAACTTCTACTACGGTAGCGCGACCGTAGCGGGTCACATCGACGTTACCGGCACGTCGTCGGTTAGCTACATCACTAGCTCTGACTATCGACTAAAAGAAAATGTAGTCGCAATCAGAGACGCGGCGTCTAGACTTAAGAATCTAAATCCTGTGCGCTTTAACTTCAAGGATGAACCTGGACGAACCGTTGACGGTTTTCTTGCACATGAAGTTGCTGCGTACGTTCCGGAGGCGATTAGCGGTGAAAAGGACGCTGTAGACGAAGATGGAAACCCTATTTACCAAGGTATCGATCAATCTAAGATGGTTCCACTACTAACCGCGGCTTTGCAGGAGGCTATCGCAAGAATCGAAGTTTTGGAAGGAAGAGCATAATGTACATGATTCTAAAGGTGTTGAACGATGAAGTTGAGGAATTTGCGGTGTATGACCGAATCTCAAGAACCGAGGTGGCTAGGTACGCGACTTATGGCGAGGCACTAGAAGACCTCTTATCAAGATAACTAAGACTAAACCATATAGGATAGATAGGTAATACCCCACAGGACAAGGATAAGGAAAAGACAAGATGGCTCAAGACAACCAAGCCGACCAAGGCGAATTTTTAGGTAACGTTCTAGTGCTAACTAGAAATCAACTAGCGTCTGCTATGAACGCATGCACTGAACTAGAGGCTGCATTGACTATAGAAAGAAAGCGCAATGAAGAGCTAGCTGCTCGAGTCGCTGAACTAGAGTCTCAGACTAAGGCAGCTACGGATAAATAATGATTAACGTAAAAGATGGCGCCAGAACTCTTCAATTTGATGGAGAGCTTTTAGGTACGTCTTCTTCATACAGGAGAGGCTCTGTCCGCTGGATTGAGTTTGAGCTGTATAGAACCAAGAGCGGTTCGTATGTTTTGTCTCGTGTTGGAGTTTCACTGGTCTTCCATGGAGCGGCGTGTCCTCTAGTAAAGAGATACAGTCTTACTGAGGCGCCGGTTGAAGACCTAACTGAACGCTCTCTTCCTTGCGAGCAGTGCAACCCTACTGATGACGTAGATTTAGTGTTCCCCGAAAAGAGTAGAAGCTGGGCGCAGGTTAGCGAAGAGCCGCAGGCTGTTCTAGACGCGCTTTACAAGTACGATGACGGTGGAGCAAGGTACCTAACAAACGTGGCGCAAAGGCTATTAGAAGATTCAGCCGAAAAAGACTCCAAAATAGATGAAGTCTACAGGATAGAACTTATCCCATAGCCTGTTATAATTGAACAAAGACGCAAAGGACAAAAGATGTTTATAGTAATCGAAGGCACAGACGCCTCAGGTAAGAGTTCACTTACTCAGGCTGTCGAAGAAGAAATCGCAAGCAGGCTCCAATCAAGGCTGCCTATCAACTCATTCCATAAGGGTAAACCTGAGGAAGAGACTCGTCGTTGGGTTTTGCGTGATTACGTTCTGTCAATAGAAGATAAGTCATTCGTAGACAAGGCGACACTCGCTGACCGCTGGCACTGGGGAGAAATAACCTACGCTCCGCTAAAACGTCCACACACTAACAAGGACGGATACGGCCTTCTTGGAGAGGCTGGGTGGCGCTGGGTGGAACTTTTTATGGCTTCCCGTGGTATCCAACAGTTCTGGCTTTACCAGCCTCTAAGTGTCATAGAGGGCCGTCTAAAGGCGCGTGGTGATGACTATGTCTTGCCTGATGAGCTACCTTTTATTCTAGAACAATACGGCAAGGCAGCCGAGCAAATCATTGGCCTAAAGAAACTTCAACCTGCTCCAGACAGCCTAGATGAGATTCCAAATCTCGCTAAGGAAATTGTTGACCTAGCGCTTGTCAAGGCTGAGTCCGTTAGAGCTCTAAGAGACTTTGGTCCGTACATCGGAGTTCCTAAGCCTAAGGTTCTGCTAGTCGGCGATAGGCACAATGCCACTAAGCGCTATGGGCACGAGACTAACCTTCCATTTATGCCTGTTGATGGGAACTCAGGCGAGTATCTTCTCACTGCTCTTCCGGCAGATGAGTGGAAGAACATCGGACTTATAAACATAAACGACCATCCGGAGATGTTCCGTTCTCTTTGGGAAGCGCTAGGCTGTCCGCCGATAGTAGCGCTTGGTCGCCTGGCCGAGCGAGGCCTAGTTAAACAAGGATTCATAGATTCTCAATACAACGTTGCTCCGCATCCGCAGCGGGTGCGCAGATTTGCAAACTCTAGAAAACAAGAATACGGCGAGGCGATACTTAGATTAGCCGACACTACAGATAAGGAAGACAAATGGATACTGCGATAATCAACATCAAAGACGGAGTCAATGGCTACGTTGACCTAGTGCAACATGTTTTAAAACACGGTAAGGAAGTGGCTCCACGTGGGCAGAAGACCAGAGAAATTGAAGACGCCATCATTAGAATCGATGATGTCTACAACACTTTGCCTTTAGGAATCAACCGTGGAACCGTTCCTGGAATCGGTGCTGTAGAGGCTTGTCAGCTACTTGGAGGAAGCAGCATCCCGGAGCTAGTGATAGCCGTTGGTCCACAGTTCAAAAACTTTGCCGAGGATAACGGAATCTTTCACGGTGCGTATGGACTTAGAACCAATGGGCAATACGACGTTATTATCGAAAGACTCAAGGCAGACCCTGATACTCGCCAGGCCGTAGTCACAATCTGGAATCCAGAGTACGACCTGCAGCCAAGCAAGAGAGACTATCCTTGCACGGTTTTACATCAATTTAGAATTCGTGACAATAAACTAAACATGAGCGTCTACATGCGTTCCAATGACGTTTGGCTTGGTGCCGCCTACGACTTCTTCCAGTTTACCCGTGTTCAGTTGGCTATTGCTTCAGTGCTAGGAATCGAACCTGGAACTTATAACCACCACGTCGGCTCGCTTCACATCTATGAGCAGCACTACGAGGCTGCAGACAGTCTCAAGTATAGTGATAAGATTATTGATGTGCCGTTTATAACTGGAGCAACATGGGCAGAGGTTAGCGACTCAGCAAATGACGCTTTGTTTGCCGCCATGGATGTTAAGCCACTAGATAGCATAAGCCAAGACGCACGCTGGTACGCCGAGGCAATGAAAAACGCAATCAAGCGCAACGCTGAGAAGAGTGAGTAAATGCCAGAAGACGGCGAGCAGTACATAGACCTAGGCATTAGCCACCTACGTATTGTCGCCGTTCAACTTCACGTGGTCTACAAAGAACTACGCGAGGCCGGATTCGATAAAAGTGAAAGCTTATATCTAATCTCGCAGCTGCTTGTTGTGTCTACTCCTGAAGTAGACAGTGGACCTTATAGATACGACAACTACAACGACAATGAGAGAGACGATGACGATGATGGTGCAGGAGCCTAGGCCGTCCTGGGACGAAGTTTGGATGGACGTTGCTAGAACTATTAGCAAACGTTCAAGATGCTCTAGAGCGCACGTAGGCGCAGTAGTAGTTTCGGCTGAACAGCGAATAAGCGCGACTGGCTACAACGGCCCGGCTGCGAATCTAAAAGTACAAGGCGACTGCATAAATTGGTGCGACAGAGCTAAGGGTCTTACTCCACTTGACAATACCTATGATTCTTGTCCGTCTATTCATGCTGAGGCCAACGCTCTTTTATACGTAGACCGCTCGAGAATTGAAGGCGGAACTATCTACGTTACTGGTGCTCCGTGTATGCAGTGCGCCAAACTTATCAGCAACTCTGGACTGCGTAGAGTCGTCTCCATTGTTAGGCAGATAGATGTGCACAGAAAGCCAGAACGCGTGATAGACTATTTACGTAGCTGCGGAATAGAAGTATCTACCATTGAGGAGTGACAAATGACACGTGGATTAGAAGAAGTAAAGTTAGACCTAGTTGATAGCGTTGAAAAGGCAGGACAGTTTCTAACCTGGCTTGGAGAACGCAGGCCACACAACGCTATAGCCATTGACACTGAAACAGGAGAGCTTCCTGGTCGCCCGCGCTCAGATGCGCTTTCTCCTTGGCACGGCAGACTTCGTTTAGTGCAGGTTGGGGATGCGATGCACGGCTGGGCGATTCCTTGGGACGAATGGGCTGGAGTCTTCTACCAAGCAATGAACAAATACGATGGTCAAATCGTGTGTCACAACATCGCCTTTGAAGCTAAGTTCTTTGAGATTCAGTCTAAGTGGAGTATGCCTTGGCAAAAGGCGCACGACACTATGATTATGGCTCAAATTATCGACCCGCTTGGCTCTGGCGCTTTGAAGAGGCTGACATCACAATACGTTGACAGCAGGGCGGCTGCTTTGCAGTCTAACTTAGATAACGCTTTGATAGACAACGGTTGGACCTGGGGAACTGTACCTACAAACTTTGAACCGTATTGGGCCTATGGCGCACTGGACACTGTGCTCACGATGAGACTGTGGGAAAAGTTCTGGGAGAAATGCGGACCTGATGGACCTTATAGCAGATCGTACGAGCTTGAGATGGCTGCAAGAAAAATAGTCACTCGCATGGAACTCAACGGAGCGCGCATCGATTTAGATTATTCGCGTAAGAAATACGAAGAACTTAACAGCTATACTGAGCAAGTGAAGGCTTGGGCAAGAGACACGTACAATGGAGTTTCTATTACCAGCAACATTCAACTAGTTAGGTTGTTTGAAAGCATGGGAGCTGAGTTCACTGAGTTTACTGCGACTGGCCAGAAATCTGCTACTAAGGACCAACTAAGACTTCTAGTGCGAGACGGCTCCCCAGAAGTACAGAATTTAGCTCAAACAGTTTTGGCTCAACGTAAGGCAGATAAACTAGCCAACACCTACTTCCTAAACTTTATAAATGACAACATTAACGGATTCGTTCACCCGTCTGTAAAGACTCTTGGTGCGCGTACTGGTCGCATGTCTATCACTAATCCTGCACTGCAGACTCTACCTAAGGGCGATGACACTGTTCGCCGTGCATTTATTCCTAAGGACGAAGACCACGTAATCGTGACCTCTGACCTTGACCAAGTCGAGTTTCGTATGTTTGCGTCGATGTCCAAGGACCCTAACCTAATCAGCCTGTTCAACCTTGCTGACGCAACTGGTTCGGACCCGTTTACTGAGATTGGCCGTGAGATTTATGCTGACCCGTCTATGCAACGTTCAGATAAGAGACGTAATCTAATCAAAGGCGTAATCTACGGTCGTCTTTATGGAGCCGGAGTTGAGAAGCAGGCAATCACTGCTGGTGTTGCAAAAACACAGATGCAGGCTGTGTCAGACGCCTTTGACACTAGGTTCCCAGGCATGTCCGTCTTTCAAAAGCAAATCGATGACCTTGGCATGCGCAGACTGCGAGCTGAAGGTCAAGGATACGTTCACACTTGGACTGGAAAACGTCTTCCTTGTGATGACGACCGCACCTATACCTTAGTGAACTATCTGATTCAAGGTGGAGCTGCTGAGGTATTTAAGAACAACTTAGTAAAGTTAGACCAAGCAGATTTGACAGATTTGCTTATCGTGCCGGTGCACGATGAAATCGTACTAAACGCACCAAGAAAAGATGTCAAAGAGATTATGCAGACTGTAAAGGAGTGTATGACTACGACAGAGGGATGGGCAGTTCCGCTCACCTCGGGAATCGATGGACCACTTGAAACGTGGGGAGATAAATACTAATGACAAAAATGATTTTAGCAGTAGACCCTGGCAAGGCGACAGGAATGGCGCTATTTACCTTTGAGGTTGGCAGTGAGCCAGAACTAGTCTGGTCTATAGAGGTTCAACAGCACGAGTACGCTGAGCCTATTCGAAACACGCTGCTTCTTGCAGACTACTCGGGTGTCTCTCTTGAGATAGTCTGCGAAAGATTTACGATAAACGCGCAGACAGTAAAGAACACTCAGGCGCCATACTCACTTGAGCAGATTGGAATTCTAAAGCAATGCATGATGGACAAGTTGATTGACCCGGACTCAATTGTGTTCCAGTCTCCAGCTGACGCTAAGAGAATGTTTACCAACGAGGCACTCAAGAAACTTGAGTATTGGCACAAGGGTGGAGAGGGTCACGCTCTAGATGCGATTAGACACGGGCTTCTTCGGCTAGTAAAAACTGGTTGGAAGCCTCTTAGACTGCTCCAATAAAAACAAGAAATAATACCACATACTAATAGAAAACACAGACAAACTGTAAAAATCGTGTTAGTATGTTTTTAGTGACGAAAGGAATACACAGTGCCAGTATACGCTGAAATTGACCCAAATGGTAAGCACGTAGTGCTAACCGCTGACTGGAGATTCAAGGAGCTCTGCAAGAGCGTTCCAGGCGCAAGCTACAATGGCAAGGAACAAGTATGGAGAGTTCCTGTTTCTTGGGGAACATGCTTGGCCTTGCGTTCAACATTTAGAGATGAACTAATAATCGGCGAAAATCTTTCCACCTGGGCAAACAACGAATTAGCTACACGAATCAATCCTGCCAATGAGCTAAGAGACCTAGAGGTGCTGCCTGAAGGAGAAGGCGACCAAGACCTTTTCCCGCATCAACGTGCAGGAGTTAAGTTTTTGGCCACAGCTCGCAGAGCTCTTCTTGCGGATGAGCCAGGTCTAGGAAAAACCGCTCAGGCTATCCGAGCTATCAAGGAGCTACAGGATAGAGGTGAACAGGTGTTTCCTGCGCTTGTCGTTTGCCCGAACACGCTAAAGAAAAACTGGAAGCGCGAGTTTGAGAGATGGTGGCCTGGAGTCAACGTAGAAGTAATCAAGGGTTCGGCAACACAAAGGCGAAATCAGTTTGAAGCAGAGAACGTTGATGTCTATGTTATCAACTGGGAGTCTCTGCGCACTCATTCTCGCTTATCGGGATACGGTTCAATTGCACTTGCTCGTTGCATCGAGTGCGGAGGCCACGATGAAAAGGTCACGGCCAATCGTTGTGAGGTTCACCTACGAGAATTAAACAAAATCGACTTCAAGGCTGTGGTGGCCGATGAGATTCACAGGTCAAAGGAGCCTAAGTCTAAACAGACTAGAGCTCTGTGGGCCGCAACGGGAAACGCAGACATTAGATTTGCACTTACTGGAACACCTATAGCTAATAACGTGCTAGACCTATGGGCGATTCTTCACTGGATAGCTCCAGAGGAGTGGCCAAGTAAGAGTCGCTGGATTGACCGCATGATTGACATAATGCTAAACGCGTTTGGTGGAATGATGGTTCTTGGTGTAAAGCCTCTAATGGAGCCAGAGTTCCATGCGTCTATAAATCCTAGAATGCGTCGAATGCTAAAGGCTCGCGTGCTTCCATGGCTGCCTGAAATGATGTTCGAGAGACGTGATGTCGAGATGTCTACTAAGCAGAAGAAAGCTTACGAGCAGATGCGCGACAACATGATTGCAGAACTTGAAAACGGAGAGGCTATCACGGCTCCTAGCGCGCTGACTCAAACTACGCGTCTATTACAGTTCGCTAGTTCATACGCAGAGAACACATTTGACGAGGTCTCAGGTGAAACTAGAACTGTGTTGACAGCTCCGTCTGCCAAGGTTGATGCTCTAATGGAAGACATTAGCAATGGAGACTTTGGAGATGACTCTGTCGCAGTGTGCGCGGTGTCTAGACAGCTAATTGAAATTCTTAGCGCTGAGCTAACAAGCGCTGGAATAGCCCATGGACTAATTACAGGTGCTCAAAATGAAGATGAACGTCAGAAGTCAATTGACGACTTCCAGTCCGGTAAAACTAAATGGATTCTGTTTACAGCTCAGGCTGGAGGTGTCGGTGTGACCTTGACTGCAGCTCGCAGACTAGTTATGCTCCAGAGACCTTGGTCTCTAGTCGACCACAAGCAGGCTCTAGATCGAATCCATAGAATTGGTTCCGAAATACACGATTCAGTAGTTATAATGGACTATATAACTGAAAACACGATTGAGGAACGAGTACTTCAAGTCTTAGAAACTAAGGCTGATAACTTCGAGCAAATCGTGAAGGATAAAGACAAATTACTAGCGATGCTCAAGGACGACAAGGAAAGCAAATAATGACAACAGTAGAACCAATCAAAATCTCTAACTCTGAGATTCAAACATTCAAGGATTGCCGTCGCAAGTGGTGGTTAGCTTATTACCGTAGACTGCAACCAAAAAACAAAAACAAGACGGGCGCACTTGCACTTGGTTCTCGTATTCACGAAGCACTTGACATGTACTATTCAACTGGTCAGGATTTGCTCGAGGCTCACGCAGAACTTCTAAACAAAGACCGTGAACTGTATAAAGCGGAATGGCGCGACCTAAGTGAGCTTGAGTCTGAAGGCGAACTTGGCCGCATCATGCTTGAAGGCTACCTGCAGTGGGTAGACGAAGAAGGCATCGACGCTGAGCTAGAAATGATTTCCACTGAGGAGATTATCTCAATGCCTTTGATGGAAGGCCGCGTAGAGCTACAAGGTAAACTAGACATGCGTGTTCGTCGCAAGGGCGACGGAGTGCGTATGTTTAGAGACTTTAAAACCGTTGGCGGTTCTTTCTCTGACTTTGCAAACCAGGCTCAAATGAACGAACAGATTCTTACCTACATGCTTCTTGAGTCAGCTCAGAACAAAGAAGGTGAACGTTCCGAAGGTGGAATCTTTACCATGCTAAAAAAGGTAAAGAGAACCGCGAACGCAAAGCCTCCGTTCTTTGAACAGATTGAAGTTCGCCACAACGTGTTTACTATGCGTTCGTTTTGGCAGAGACTGCACGGCACGCTTACCGACATGCTTCGAGTGCGCGATGCTTTAGATGAAGGTGCAAACCCGCAGTTTGTAGCTTACCCGACTCCATCTAGAGACTGCAAGTGGAAGTGCCAGTTCTATTCAGTGTGTCCGCTAATCGACGACGGCTCTGCGGCAGAGCAGGCAATCAGCGAGCTATTTGAAGAATCTAATCCGTACGCATACTATGGTCAGGAAGACCCAAAGGGTGATGCGTAATGAAGACTTTATTGCAATTCCGCAATGAGAAAACAACAACAACAAATGAAGGAAGGATGAGAGTATGTCAGACGTTCAACGTTCACTAACCATAATGGTTTATGGCGAGTCTAAGGTTGGTAAGTCAACCTTTGCTGTTACAGCACCATACCCACGTCTCATGCTTGACGTAGAAGGCGGACACCGTTTCTTGCCTATCAACGTAAAGTACTGGGACCCACTGCGCGAGGAGCCACCAGTTGCCGACGGCACTTGGGACACCTGCGTAGTACCAGTTCGTGATTACGATACTGTCCTAAAGGCTTATCAATGGCTACAGCTTGGTAAGCACCAGTTCAAATCACTTATCATCGACTCAGTATCTGAGTTGCAGGTTAAGTGTATGGACAACATCGCTGGAGTAAATCAGATGCAGATGCAGCAGTGGGGCGAACTACTTCGTCACATGGGTTCTCTGCTTCGCGATTTGCGTGACCTAACGATGCACCCTACCGCTCCGCTAGAAGCAGTAGTTCTAACCGCGATGGCAAGACCTAGCCAGGATGGACGCACGCGTCCTTACCTGCAAGGACAACTTGCAATCCAGGCTCCGTATTTTTACGATGTCCTTGGAGCAATCAACGTTGAAACCATCCAAAATCCTGACCCAACTCAACCTCCATACCGCGCTCGTCGCATGTATGTTGAAAGAACTGACAAATACGAAGCCGGCGAACGCGTCCAGGGCCGTCTTGGTCAAATCGTTGAGCAGCAGGACCTCGGAATCGAGCGTATGCTCGACATGATTTTCGGTCCAAAGACCGAGAGCAAGTCGGTCTAACCAATCCCGGTTAGTCGATAACTACAGAAAGATAAGGAATCTCATTATGAGTTCATTAAACTGGGGAGACCTAGTAAAGGACGCCGGAGAATCTTCCGGCGGTCAATACGAGCCGTTGCCAGACGGTGACTACGACCTGAAGGTAATCGAGGCTTCGGCCGCGGTTTCACAGTCAGGTAAAACCATGTTCAAAATCACTACTGAGGTTCAGGCAGGTGCGTTCGCTAAGCGTCGTATCTGGGACAACTTGGTAGTATCTCCAGACAGCCCAGCTGCTCTAGGCATCTTCTTTTCGAAGATGGCCGCGCTTGGTCTGCCTCGCGAGTACTTCATGGGAAACCCAAGCAACGCGACTATTGAAGCCGCTATTCTAAATCGTGCATTCCGCGCGCAAATTGGCTCACGTGTGTGGCAAGGCGCTAAGAAGAACGAGATTAAGAAGTACTACGTTGCTCCTGCGGCTGGCGTTGCTGCCGCTGTAGCTCCTGCTGCTCCAGCACCCGCTCCAGCACCCGCTGCTGCTCCAGCTCCAGCACCCGCTCCAGCGCCGGCCGCAGCTCCTGTAGCTGCTGCTGCTCCACCTGCATCGCCGTTCTAAACGGATAGTTGTTGTCCTGGGTTCTCTGATAGAGTGCCCAGGACGCAACTCTAACTTCAAGGACTACAATGAAAATTCTTATGACAGGCTATACAGCCTTGCAGATTGGTAATCCAGTCCGCAGTATTCAAAAAATCAACGTTCCAGCATCTATCGTGAAGGCGCTGCGTGACGCCGGACACGAGGTCGATTGGCGGAAGGTCACCGTTGGCGAAGACCTATCTATGTACGATGTTGCCTGGATAAACTTGGCGCCAATGAACTCGCTAAATGGACGCCATGGAGCGATGGGTACTCTGTACACTTTAGCTTCTGGTCTACCTTGCGTAGGCTTCTTCGATGACTGGCAGTTCAACGCTGTGTTCAACGGTGCACGCGCGCTAAAGCGTGACACGACTAAGATGCTTTATAAGCACCTGTTTGGTCCAGCAGACGCTCGTGGCACTGAGGCAGCTACGCATTTTAGCCGCAAGTCAGTAGACGAGGCTATAGCTCGTATTGAAGCTGTAGACCCGGCTCGAGCAAAGAAAATCTCCTTCGAGAGATACTACATGTTAGACAAAGACGCAGACGTCGAGCCTTACGAAAAAATGCTCATTGAGTCAGCTAGTCTTCTTCTAAATGATCGTTGGGCTGAAGGAATGGTTCCAGTGTGTCCAATGTATGGTTTTGGTGATCGTTCACTTGTGCGCAAGCGTATGCCAAAGGACATGGGCGCAATCGAGGCGCTAGACCCAAGCCCGACTATTTATGAGCTTCTAAATGAGGTTGCTCCGGCTGCACCTGAAACCAAAAAACGCGGCTGGGTACTTGGCGCGCTTATGCCACACGACACCTGGTTAGATAAGAAAACTATTTCCTGGCCTGTAGAAATCGTTGGTAGTCGCAAACTTGTTCGTGAACGCGGCGGTCAGCGCTTTGACACAGAGAAAGAAGTGCTAGAGTTCTATAACCAGCACTGGGGAATTATGTCTCCGCCTTACATGCACTCTGGCTCAGGCTGGTGGCGTAGTCGTTTTATGTACGCAGCCCGTGTTGGTTCTATCCTGTTGACTGAGAAGGGTGAAGCCAATGGGCTTGGCTCAGCTTACAACGTCACTCTCGCTCAGGTTGAGAAGATGTCAGACGAGGAGCTAAAGGCTACAGCAGACGCACAGGCCCAAGCGCTTCGCGCATTTATGCCAACCTATCAAAGCTTCGCTGAACACTGTGTAAGAATCGTAGAACGAGCTGTGAAAGAAGACAAGGGCCTAAAGCTAAATCCTGACGGCACTCGAGCATGAGCAAGATTTTGGTGACTGGAATGTCAGCACCACAGGCGTCTCAAAAGGCTAACTCTCGAGGTTTAAGTTTTACTAAAGTCGTAGTTGACGCGTTGTCTGAGCTTGGCCACGAGGTTCACTGGTCTCTGCCCTCGCTAGACTGGACTGAGGAAGACTTGTCTTTATTTGACTCGGTTGTAGTTGGAGTTTCTCCGCTAACGAGTCTAAGTGCTAACTACTCATACGGTGGTCTTCATGCTATTGGAGAACTAAAGGACAGTGACAAACTTACCCTACTAATCGATGCTCCACAGGTTGCTCAAATAGGTGCGGGTCTACGGGCAGTTAGAAGTAATCCTGATAGCCTCACTAAGGCATTCTATTCGAATAGGCCAGGGTATCAGCGGGTGACGGATTCGAGTGTCTCTAAAAGGCTTCTAGCCACCGCCGAGTGGTTGCTGGACGAGCAGTGGCCAACAACTATCTATCCCGAGTTGCCGTGGAAAGATTCCGACTCGACAGAGCAACTTCTTCCTAGTGGAGCTAAAGGTGCGTTAGTTGGAATCAACCGAGACATCGCTCTAATCGAAAAAGACCTACTTACTGCAAGAAGAGAGAAGTGGGTAGTCGACAGCTACACGACTCCATGGGCTAAGTCTACAGTAAAAACTATCTCACTCCCGACTGCTCCTATGAAGTGGCATAAGGGATGTGACGACGTCATGGTCCAAACTCAAATTGCTCGGTCAATTGGAGCACTAATAACTCCTTACAGACAAGACGGCACTTGGTGGAGCTACAGATACGCTCAAGCGCTGTCTGCCTACACACCAATAGCTACAGGCTGGCAAGAGAGCGGGAAACTGCACGACTCCTGGAGTTTCTTAGCGGCAACTATTGAAAGTGCAAGTCAGAATATACGTGATGGTATTTCTATAGAACAGCGTGAGTCCTACGTGGCGGCCATTCCAAGTATAATCGAAACCAATAAGAAACTTCAAGACACACTAAAAATTACAAAAAGAAAGGTAATACTATGAGCGATAACGTGCTTTTTAAAAAGTGGCTCGAGAAAACAAGAGAGCTTCAAAAAGAAGTTTACAAAATAGACTACGCCTCAATGGAAGGCGATAGCCCAGAAAACATCAATAACCTAGTTGAGTACATTCGCTGGAACATGCTTGCCATTGACGATGAGCTAGCAGAAATGCGCCAGGCAATCTCGTGGAAGCCGTGGCAGCATGACGAGCCATACGCAGACCGCGAGGAGCTAATCAAGGAAGCCGTAGACGTTCTGCACTTCGTGGCTAACATAATCGTAGCTGCTGGAGGAACTGACGAGGTACTAGATGAGTTCTACGTAGCTAAGATGGAAAAGAACCGTGCAAGACAGACCGCTGGATACAAGGTCAAGGCCGAGGGAATCAAGTGCGTAATGTGCTCGCGCGCGTTAGATGATGTGGCACCTAGCGAAAATCATCCAAATGTATGCGTAAAGTGTGATGAAGAAGATAGGAACAAGTAATGGGAAGCGTAGATTTTGAATGGGTAAGACAACAGTTTATTGAGTCTAAAACTAAAATCGTAGTTGGTCTAGCCGTAATGAAGCTACTTGAAACTTGGCAAGAGATTGACCTAACACCAGACCAGGCAAAAGAAGTCTTTGAAATCCTAGGTTCTTTAGCGCAAGGTCACGCCATAGCAGCGAGCAAACCTGATGAGGTCTGGGTTGGCGCTAGACGTGGAGACCTAAAGGTTGGAGACGAAGTTCGTGTCAAGCGTGACGCCTACTCTGGAGAGCTAGGTACTCTTCACAATGGGCGCCGAGGAAAAATTATAGCAATTAGAAGTGGTGACATCATCATAAGAACTCTTGACAACAAGAGTCCATCATTAGATGGAGTACACTACGCTCCTGACCAGTTAGAAAAGAGAATCGTCTAATGACAGAAGAATCTAAAAATGAACTTCCTAGAATTGAGGCTTTGCGTGAGGCTGCAAGAATTATCTCTGGTGATAGAGACGTGCAGTATGGAGCTCCAGAAGATAACCTAGGACGTATAGCTAAGCTGTGGTCGGTTTTATTTGAAAAAGAGATTACGGCTCAAGACGTGGCGATGGCGATGGTCGCACTAAAGATGGCTCGCTATGTGAACAAGGGAGACTTCCAGCCCGACACCTGGATTGACATCGCTGGATACGCTGGAATTGGCTATGAAGTTGGCAAACCTAAGAACGAGAGCAATCTATAAAATCTTTGCAAATGTGACTATTTTTCGTATTTATAGTTTATAATGGAATTATTACGAAAGGACAACCATGCAAACATTCGTTCCACTGACAACTAAGTTCTCTGACATAGCGCAGGTTCTAGACAACAAGCGACTAAACAAGCAGGCACTAGAAGGCTGGCAGATTCTTATGGTTCTGACCAGGCTAAACCCAGACGGCTCACAGCGCGTAGTCAAAGGCTGGGCGAACCATCCAGCAGTCAAGATGTGGGAAGGCCACGAAGTAGCTCTTCACGACTACATCCAGGAGATGGTTATCGAATGGAAAAAACGTGGCTTCAAGTCGACCATCGGAGACAAGGCTGCACAGACCATGCAGCACGCCAAGGCTAACGGTTTTGACATCGATACGTACACTCTCCCGTCTTGGATGGTTGACCATGAAGTTCATGAACTCGTTGCGGCTAGTCACCGGGTAGCTCTTCTAAACAAAAACTATCAGTGGTACACGCAGTTCGGTTGGCAGGAAGACGACGGAATCTATCCTGAAGTTTACACGTATGTTTGGCCTAATGTTGACGGCACGTACATCATAGGTGAACCAAGAGCCACTTTAGCCAACAAATAGAGGTCACCAGGCGGTCGTAGAGACACTTTCACGCCTGCGCCCAGGTACTAATACCCCCTAAAAATTCAAGAAACACCGGGGCTTTTACCCAAAACTTTTGCTCTAAACCCTGTAATATTTTTATAGGCGCTGGAATGGAAGCAATGAAAAGAGAATCTCGCATAGGTGAGTCTCTGTGGCAGGAGTGGACCGGAGACGGCTACGAATCTGCTAACGAAAATGCCGTCGTGTTCTTTACAGAGGAGCACGTCGACGTCGAAATTGACGTAGTGCAACGCGCACTTGCTTCCGCTTTACAGCGAGACGGCTCTGTCTCCTCTCTCGGACAGGGCTACAAGGCGATTGAAGACGCCATAATCACGCAAGGATACGCTGGACAGGTTGACGGAGAACCGGACCTAACTCTATGCGATGACCAGGGAGAAACCAGGTATGGAGACTGCGTTGAAAGCGTAGTTGCCGTCACCTGGGTAGAGGTGTAAGTTGACAAAAAATAACGACATGTCTTGGCAAAAAGACGGAGTCTGCGCTAGACCAGAAAACAAGGGTAAAGAGACGTTCTTCTTCTCAAGTAAGACGGACGAAAAATACCAGGCAAAGAACATGTGCTTCTCCTGCCCTGTAAGACGAGACTGTGTCAAGTTCGCTCTCGAGACAAAACAAATCTGGGGTATCTGGGGTGGAAAAGACGAAGGAGAAATCCGCAGGACTCTTTCTGTGTCCTGGAACGGTCAGGAATCAAGAAGACAGAGACCGCCTCAATGTCCTTATTGCAACGCAAGAACTAGTAAGTTGCAGACTATAGTGGCTGACGTTCCCGGCGGTGGGCGATGGACCACGATGAAACTTGTAAATTGCACTGAGTGTGACTTTACTTGGAGAAGTAGAACTAGTGCTAACGCTGTAGAGACTTATCACATTCAAAGAAGCGAAAAACTCGCAAAGAGCGAAGAAGAAAAGAAAGCTAAGAAGCCTAAAGCTTTACCGGAATAACTCGTACATATTCTCGCGGGTCAAAGTCTCCGCCAATAACCATCGTCAGTAGACCTGGCTTGGATTCTAAGCCCGCTCGGTCTCTAAACCACTCAGACCCGGGGTCAGTTGTTGGCGCCTGTACCCAGAAGCGATGGCCGATGTCCATACACTTGTAGTTGTGGAAGTGTCCTGACACCCAGACGTCTGCCATTCCAAGTGAAGTCTGTCCTGCCGCTTGAGCAGAGATGTACTTCAATGGGTCTCTTGCCTGATGTCCATGAAACAGACCAAGCATGCAGCCGTCTATGTCTACTGTTAGAGTTTGGTGACCTGACGATGGGTAGCGAAACTCAATGTGTTGCAGCGCTGGATTCTCTGCGCAGGCGTCTTGGACTGCCGCTGCAATCTCAACGTTCCAGCCGTCTGCCGGGTCAGCCGCAACTAGCCTAGTGGCTTCATCGTGATTGCCGTTTACAACGGGTATGACCATTCGTTCCGCTAGCGGAGCAAGAGCCTTGACCTGTGCCATAAGCAAGCGTCTTGCAACGCGAACCTGCTCAGTTAGTCCTAGGTCAGAAGCTGCCTGCCCTTGAAGTCTTCCACCTTGAGAAACGTTTCCTTCGACGTGGTCTCCAGGTAAGCCTAGAACTATTGTTCCTAGATTTAATCCCATGCGAGTTAGCGCCTGATAGTGAGCAACGCTTCCCTCGGTTAGATGAAGGATTCTTTCAATGGACTGCTGAGTTCCTTGGCCGTTAGCTTTCTTACCGATTTGCTGGTCGCTTGGAAATACTGAATAAGCGCCTTGTCCGGTGTTTGGCTTAATTCCTTTTTCTGGGCGCCACTTTTTAATTTCGTCTATAAGCTGTTCGGCGTCAAGTCTATTGTCGTTTGAGTAGCCGGCTGGAGCCAGGTTTACTCTAAGTGACTCTAAAAACTCTCCATCATACTTCTGCCACTTGCCTCTTCTCATCGAGGTAATCACCCAGTCGTTTGGGTTTAGGCCAAAATCTTCTAGCACTGCTCTTGCGTCCTGCAGCTCACTCGCTGGGCGAGGAGTTGAGATTACGTATCCACCTCGCTGGTCGTCAAGGTCCATGCGAGCACGCCAGTCTTCTGGCACGTTCAACGACTTGTAGTCTGAACCAGAGTTTCCTGGACTAGATAAACTTTCAAAAAGACCCATGTCGCTATCCTTGCTTTTCCGGTGAGTAGCAACCGCAGACAGTTCTGCGATGGCGATCGATCATTGTTGTTGAGACGTGAATGCCTTCGTCTCGGAGAGCTATGACTATGTTCGCAGACGTGACCCTGCCCGGGTGACCTTTTGGAGATTCAACGGCTTCCTTGAGTCGTTGCTGGTCGTTGCTCTGTAGCCGCTCGTCTTCAAACGCCTTGGCTATTGTGCACTTGCGAGTGCTCCTAGTTGGAACGCTGTCAGCACCGCCGCTCTTGAGTCGCTCACTAAACGACATGTTGGTTCCTGTCTATCTGGGGCTTTGTACCCGTTTAGACAATTGTATACCTTGGAAAGTAAAATAACTATGCCACGAGGAGCATAATAATTGGAGCAGCTATTTGCGCTTTTTTGCTACAGGCTTGTCTGAAGCCACCATGGCGACAAGAATCTCCTTGACCAATTTGATTTCCACTGATGTCTCGCGGCTGCAGGCTTCGATGTTGTTTACCCTGTCTGCCAATGAGGTTCCACCGTTTTCCCAGAGCTGATGCTCGACTCTGTCTAATCTGTCGGCTATAGTTCGTCCTTGCTCGTCTTTTCCAATTGCATCTGAGACCTTGCGGGCTACGTTGTATATCGCTATTAGCGCTCCAACTATCACACCGATAGCTGTAATAACGGCGGAAATCATGAAAATACTATCGAACTGCATTAGGTCCTCTATCGCGTGTTTTTGGATTACCTATATTATACGGGCAGATTTAGAGGCCGTGCTCCCATATAATCTCTAAAACAGGCGAAGCTGTGCTGTGTAGGCTTAGGCAATGGATTATAGTAGACATACTGCAAACACCGCAAATTGAATAAATTGCGAAATGACAGAAGACATCTAAATAAAATGTTTAGCATCTGTAGACAGTTGTCACAGACGTGGGTTATCGGAGAGGCTCAAATGCAACAGACAAAAAGACGAATGAGTATAAGAAACGTGGCTATGACCTATGGTATTCCAGCCCGTACTGTTGCTAGAGCTGTAGAGCAGGGGGAACTGCCAGCCTTGCGCACCATAACCGAAACAGGCAGAGAACGCGCGTATATATCTGCGGAAGACGTAGAACGTTGGCTTTCCTTACTCTCAGTTGAAAATCAGGCGACTAGTAGCAGAAGCGCGCAGGGACAGTAATGACTTCATGGGAATCAGCAAAAGGTAGACTTCTTCCAGGAGCCGAATGGTACGCGCAACAAGGTTGGAGAATTCTTCCATGCTATGGAATAGTTGATGGCCGTTGTACCTGTAATGGATTACACACCGAGCCTAAGGACGTCGGTAAGCATCCAAGTATTAGTGAGTGGCAAGTCTACTCTAGCACTGACCCAGGCACAGTTCGCAAGTGGTGGGAGTCAGCGCCTGAAAGCAACATCGCAGTTTTTTGTAAGGCATCAGGTTTTCTAGTTATAGACGTTGACCCTCGTTCCGGTGGTGAGGCTTCGTTTGAAAAGTTTGAAGAGCTCGTAAACTTCAACTTGCCTAAGACCGTCGAGGCTCTAACCGGCGAGTATTCATACAAGGGAAAGCTTGCCAGAGGGCGACACCTATACTATAGGGTAGACCCAAATGAACAGCTAATTGGAAGACTTGACAAAGAGCTTCCCGGAATTGACATCAAGCACAACGGATACGTGCTGGTCGCGCCGTCGCGACACTTCTCTGGAAACACCTACGACTGGAAACCTGGCCAAGCTCCATGGGAAATCGAGATTGCACAGGCTCCCGAGGAACTGCTTCAAGTCTTACGAAAAAAGAACCGTAGAAGCGGAAGTGCGCTTGGCCAAGGTGACTGGTCGTTCATGGACAACCTTGAATACAGTGGCGAACGAGTAGACATCGAGAAGATGCTTGATGAAGGAATTGCCGAAGGTTCTCGCGCAGTTGACATCTATCGACTTGCCTGTGCACTTGCAAACAAGATGGGCGTTGACACTGAGTACAAGAGACTGGCTCTTGAAACTCTAATGATTCGCTTCAATCACGAGAAGGTTCGTCCGCCTATGGACCTCGAGGGACCTAACTCGTTGCTAATGCACGTGAGACGCGCCATGGACTTTGTAGCTGAGAATGGACATAGACGAGATGGAATGTTCCCCGGAGTACTCAGTGAGTGGGCTAGAAGGTCTCAGGCTGAGTCTCAGAGCAGTGCACAAGGTGGTGACACCGAACGAGTCGGAACGTCTGACCCAGATGACTCGCGTGATAGCAACGTAAATCAGCTTCCTGGAACTTTAGGTGGCTCAGTAAAGGCCTCGGTCACGGGCGGAATCTCTATAGCGCAGGCTTTTGCTGGCAGCAACGTTGATGTTCCTAAGGACCCAGACGCGCTTAGCGAGGCTGAAGGTGGTACACCTGGAATGCGTACTCTAAGTGATACTGGAAACGGCCGTAGACTCATTGACACCTTTGGCTCCGCCGTTCGGTACACTCCTGGACTAGGTTGGTTCCACTGGAATGGAGACTACTGGAAGCCAGACGTTGAAGAACTTGAAATGCGTGAGCTTGCAAAGCGCCTAGCGACCGTAATCGCCTCTGAGGTCGTCAACTACACTGACCTAAAAGAGCAGAACGACGTTGTTAAGTGGGCTCAACAGGCTAAGTCAAATGGTCGTCTTTCCGGCGCGCTAGAGTCCGCGACATCTGACCCTCGCGTGACTGTTGGAGTAGACACCTGGGACAGCGACTCTCACCTGCTTGGTGTTCAAAATGGTGTCATTGACCTTCGCACTGGAGAGCTACTAAAAGGTCAACCTAATCTTTACATTACTAAACGCGCTCCTGTGGCGTACACTCCTGGACTTACAAACGTTCGCTGGCAGGAATTCATAGACTTCGCTACAGGTGGTGACAAGGAGCTTCAGGACTGGCTACAGAGAGCTGCCGGATACTCGTTAACCGGTCTGCGTACTCAAGACGTTATGTTCTTAGTTTATGGTCCGCCTGGCTCCGGTAAGAACACCCTGGTCGAGGCTATCGTAAAGTGCATGGGTACTCAACAGTATGCGTGGCCTTTAGACTCTAGCATTCTTGCTCAAGGAGATGGACAGGCTCATGGTTCGGACCTTTATCACTGGGCTGAGCTTCGTGGTCGTCGTATGGTTTGGGTTGATGAGCTTCCAGAGTCTGAGCGCATGAAGGAAAACTCCGTTAAGAAGCTAACTGGTTCATCTGAAATCTCTGCTCGTTCTCCTGGAGAGAAGCCGTTTACGTTCCAGTCACAGGCAAAACTTTGGGTGACAACTAACCACAGACCGATAATCAACGATGACGCGATGTGGCGTCGTCTGCGTCCAATTCCACTTATAAAGACTCCAGAGAAGCCAGACCCAGACCTGAAGGAATACTTCTTCGACCCAGAAGGCGCTCTGCCTGCCGTCCTGTCTTGGGCAGTTGAAGGTGCTATCAAGTACCTTGGTTCTTCTGCTCGTGACCCACTTGGTTGGTGCGCAGCTGTTGCTGACGCCGCTGAAATCTATCGCAAGAACGAAGACAGAATTGGCATGTTCCTAAACGAAGAAACTCTTGAGGTAGCAGGAGCTGCGGTGTCTATCAAGGACGTCTACGCGGTCTACCGGTTCTGGAGTGAAGGCCGTGGAGAAAAGGCACTATCGCAGATAGGTTTCCATAGGAAACTTGCTGACCGTGGAGTTGAAATCCTAGGTCAGGGCTCAAGGGCTGAGATTTTAGGAAGAGTAATGGCGCCTAGGGCGGTTGAGCGCAGTGAAGTATCCTGGACAGAAAACGTGCTAAAGGCAAAGACATACTAGCTAAGAAACACCGGGTCTGCTCTATTTAACAATTTCAAGACGTTATAGGATAAACTAGCGTTAGCGACGTCTTTGGGAGATAGGCGTCTTGGAGAGCCGGGTTCGCGTAGACCCGGCTTTCCAAACAACAGTCTAAACCTCTAAATCGACTAGGTCTGTTTCGTAGAGATTTTTAGAAGTCGCAGTCAGCTTTCCTTCTTCGTTGAAATAGACTATCTTTTTTGTCATAAGGTAATCTAAAATTCTTTCTCTTTCGAAGATAGCGCCAATCTCAAACGAGGCAGTTGCCTCGACAGTGGTCCTGACCGCGTCTAACAGCGTGACAACCTCTCTTTGCAGCTCGTCTATCTCGGTCTGCTGGTCTTGTATAATCACTTGAAAAACTGCGTTATCAAGCATTAGGTCAGTCATTCTTTGTTTTCTTTTTGAGACTCTTCCAAACACGAGCACCTCCGGATGTTAACTACGTGATAGATTTATTCTATAGAAGTAATTGAATAGAGTAGGGCAAAACACCAGTGTCCGATAGCAAGTCTAAGTCGAACGCATGTCAGAAATGCGGAGAGGTTTACGTAGTCAATACGCTGGCGCGTTGCTGCGAGCTTAAGCACGAAGGACGCGTGTTTGTTAGAGATCCAAGACAGGAGCCAAGAAATAAGCGTGACAGAAAGAAGAGCGATGAAGACAAATAACTTAGTGAGTGAGGCGTTGTCCAATGGTGGAAAATTAGTTCCGCTCGTGATTCCGAGTGAGCTGCCGCTTGGAGCAGGAGTTATGAATCCGTCGGTGTTTGTAAACTCTAAAGATGAGATTTTAGTAAACGTGAGGCACATAAACTACACCTTGTACCACGCTGAAAACAACCAAAGATTTATAAGTCGCTGGGGTCCACTTGCGTATTTGCACCCTGAACAGGACATGGCGCTTAGAACTACTAACTACATCTGCAAGTTAGATGAAAATCTTGCTATGACTGGATACGGAGTTGTTGACACATCTAAGTTAGACGTTACGCCGCTGTGGGAGTTCACCGGAGAGGAAGACTGCAGGCTAGTTCAGTGGGAAGACAAGTACTACGTAGTCGGCGTGCGCAGAGACACTACTCCAAACGGACAAGGTCGAATGGAGCTAAGCGAGGTAGAGATAGACGAAAGCTCGTGGACGATAAAAGAAGTTTCTAGGCTTAGAATTCCACCGCCTGTTGACGTTCACTCTTATTGTGAAAAAAACTGGATGCCGATTTTAGACATGCCTTATCATTTTGTGAAATGGACTTCTCCGACTGAGGTTGTTAAGACCTATCCAAAATTGCCTCCTAGGTGCGAGCAGGTTATCGTCTCTGAAGGAGTAAAGGCAACTAAAGACCAAAGAGGCGGCTCTCAGGTTTTAAGGTGGAATGACCACTACATAGCTATAACGCATGAGGTTGACTTGTATAAAAACTACCTTGGTCAAAAAGACGCTGTGTACCGCCATCGGCTTGCGGTCTGGGACGACTCGTTTACCCTTGTTGGTTTATCTAAGCGTCCTATCTCTTTTCTTGACGCGCAGGTAGAGTTTGTGGCTGGAGCTGCACGCTACAAAGATAGCCTATTGATAAGCTTTGGATTCCAGGATAACGCTGCGTACATTCTGCAGACTCCATCGAGCGTTGTAGATAGACTAATAGAGGAAGCGATAGAGGATGAGCTACGATAAGCAAATAGGAAGTCTGGTCTCTGAGCTTTCAAATGAACCGTTCAGTCCCTCGCTAAACTTTAGAATAGGCTTAGAATACGAAAAAATAGGACAGGCTGCGTCGGCCGTTAGCTTTTTTCTTAGGGCAGCGGAGTATGGCTATGAGACAGACCCACTCTTAGTCTACTCATCGCTTCTTAAAATCTCACTGTGTATAGAAGAACAGAGTGACAGAAAACACACGGTAAGCAACGCTATTCTACAGGCCATTGCGTATAGGCCGGAGAGACCTGAGGCGTACTTTCTGCTTTCAAAGTTTTACGAAAAAGAAGGCAACTGGCAGGAGTGCTACACCTTTGCAAGTGTAGGCCTGTCGTGCCTAAAAAATTCTATCGTAAAGCTTCCGGTGGCTATTGGAGAGTACCACGGAGACTACGCTCTTGAGTTTGAAATTGCGATTAGCGCCTGGTGGATTGGCAGAAGAGAAGAGAGCATCGAACTTCTTAAAAATCTAAGCGCTAGACCTGAACTAAGTCTTTTGTATAGAAACGCCGTAGAAAATAACCTAAAAAACCTAGGTATTTATTAGTCTACCACTTACCAAGCGGGCACTTAGCTGCCTCTAGTTTTGTTTTAAATTCCATAAAACAGCCGCACTTCTTGCACTGGTCTATAACTTTGATAAGTTCTGGGCAAGCTCTGCAGATAGCCATACGCTCTTCAGCGTGACTCTCGTCAATCTTACGAGTCTTCGGGTTTAGCAGGTCTAACGGTGTTACACCGTTCTTTTCCTTGTACTGCTCCCAGCGGGACTTCTTAGGCTCCGTGCTCACCGTGGAACGGCTCCAATCCAGTCATGTCTCTTTCAAGGATTACAAACTCCCCATTTACAAAAAGTGCATTTGGAGACTCAACATATAGACCATAAGGATAATCAGTTAAAACCAATACCTGTGGATTACTTAGTAAGATACTTCCAAAATAGTCTGAAGTCTGAAACTCTTCCAATACCTGATTATCTTTTAAGAAACGAACCGTTACTCCATCATGCTCTGGATATTCATTTGATATATCCACTACCTCGTCTGCATCGGTAAAAATACTAGCATGTTGTTGCGACAAAGGCAAGTCATAAAGACATTGTGTGTCTATAACCCAAACTAGTGCAACACCTCTAGTTCCACTTGGAGTAAAAATTATTGAGTCATCAGTAAGCATATTTATATCCTAACAATCGTAAGTCCATCCACCTGGATCAACAGGAGAACAGGTAGCACCTACACCTAGGTCTGCTGGAGCACAAACAGATGTTGATTGGCAACAGCCAAGAGATACTTGTCCACTTGTGCACCGTTTTCCAGACCCACCTCCTGATGGAGTAACCGAGTTGCTTGGAGAAGACGGCACACTTAAGACGTTGATTCCAGTCCCATAGTTTGCTGTAGCGGTTACGGTAAAAGTATACGCAGTTCCACTAGTTAGTCCGCTAACTGTTATCGGGCTAGTTGCACTAGAACCCGTGATGCTTCCAGGACTGGAAGTAGCTGTGTAGGTTGAAATTGTATTATTTTTACCTTTGTAGACAGACGCAGTGAATGGTACGGTAGCACTAGTAGTTCCCGCTGTTGCAGTGCCTATGGTTGGAGCGGCTGGCTGCTTGCCATCTCCTGACGCTACGACTCCTATGTGTAGTGGCATTAGGCGCTCAAGTCTCCTGCAAGTAGCCAGGTGCACGAGGACGCTCCGCTTGCAAGGCATATCAGCGTGGCGACTGAGTACTGGGCTCTTATTTTAGTTCCTGGAGTTGAGTAGCCTGTTACGCCGGCGCCGGTAAACGTGACTGTTACGCCTGCCGTTAGAGCTACTAGAGTTATTTGCGTGCCTACTGGTGCGTTGTAAAGTCCTGTGCCAACAGTGAACGCAAACGCACCGTTCATTTGGACCACTGTGTTATAGTCAGACGTAGTGAGAGTGTACGCTGCTGTTTTAGCTGTTCCATTTACGCCTGGGAAGTCTCTACCTTGAATACCCTGTGTGCCTTGAATACCTTGTGTACCTTGCACGCCTGTCGCACCTTGCGCGCCTGTTGTACCTTGAATGCCTTGTGTACCTTGCGCGCCTTGAACACCTTGCGAGCCTGTTGCTCCTTGAGAACCTGTTGCGCCTGTAGTTCCTTGAATACCTTGCAGGCCTTGTGTTCCTTGTGAGCCTGTTGTTCCTTGTGAGCCTGTGGCACCTACTTCACCTGCTATTGCTAGTATCCAGTTGCTACTTGAGCCTGAACCGACAAATCTGTCAATAGTAACACTTATTCCAATACCTTCTTCATAGAAAGCACCAATCGTTCCTTCTAGGTATTGAGCGGCATTAGCACCATTAATAATCCTGATACGCATACCAATGTAATAAGCACCATATTTATTTAGGTCAAAAGATTTACCGCCAGTAGCAAAAGTATTAGAAGTTGTACTTAGAACTCCATCGTATCCAGTGCCAGTAGTACCTTGTGTACCTGTAAGACCTTGTGTACCTGTTGTACCTGTCGTTCCTTGTGTACCTGTCGTACCCTGTCTTCCTTGAATGCCTTGTGTACCTTGTGCGCCTGTTGTACCTTGAATGCCTTGTGTACCTTGCGCACCTGTCGCACCTTGTGCGCCTGTTGTACCTGTTGTACCTGTTGTACCTGTTGTACCTTGTGTACCTTGCGCACCTGTTGTACCTGTTGTACCTGTTGTACCTGTTGTACCTTGAATACCTTGTGTACCTTGCGCACCTTGTGCGCCTGTTGTACCTGTTGTACCTGTTGTACCTGTTGTACCTTGAATGCCTTGTGCACCATTTGTTCCTGAGGTACCTTGTGCGCCTGTTGTACCTGTTGTACCTGTTGTACCTTGAATGCCTTGTGAGCCTGTTGTTCCTTGTGTGCCTACTACTGTGCTCCAGGTAGGCGTTGCGCCTGCACCAGCTGAAGTTAGGACTTGACCTGAAGTACCTGCGGAAGTGTTAAGAATAATAGGTGAAGTAGTGCTAGATAGAGTTAATCCTGGGACACTTATAGCACCGTAAATAGTTCCTCCAGCACGAGGCATCATTGTCTGTGACCACATGTCGGAGTTGAAGTTGTACGCCCATAGATGCTGGAGTCTAAGTTGAGTGCTGTTAGGTGCTGAAATTGTGTAGCGAACTTGGTTGATACCTGTGGCGTTGCTGTTGGTTAGTCCAGAAACTGAGGTAAATATGTCTTCGCTGGTGTTTGACGTAGTTGTAGACACCGTGACCCATGAGCTGCTGTCTAGTGAAAATACTTCTATGGTTACGCTGTTAGCTCTAAAAGTAGTGCTTCCAAAACTAATTCCAACCCAGGCACCGTAGGTGAGTGTTCTAGGAAGAGGAACAGTAATGACAAGTGGGAAAGTAAATCCGCTGGTTGGGCTGATGTTGAAAAAGCTAGCCGTGCCGTCGAACATGGCGTCCCAGTTGGCATTTGAGATTGAATAGGCGCTTCCGTTTTGTGTTGCAGCTACAGCGGAGCCGCGGAGCCTAGCGTTAGCCATGTCGTTTGTAAGGTAGGTGTTGTACATCAACCTACCCTCTGGGTTATGACCAGCAAAGTAGCTAGACGTGGTAGAAATAAATGATGACGACCATGTTGGAGTTGTTCCAGCGCCTGCTGAAGTAAGAACTTGTCCAGTAGTTCCTTGTGCGCCATTCAAGGTTAGTGGCGACGTTGCTCCTGAGAGTGCGACACCTGCTGGAGTTGCGATGTTTCCAGTGAACGAGTTCGTGGCAGCGGTGTACGTTAGTGTTCCCTGGCCATTAGTGCCATTGCCACCAGAAGCGATAATACGAGAATCAAAGTCAATCGCTGTTGCGCCAGAGTGGAAGTCGATGAACGGAGTTGTCGCCGCTCCGCCTGTGTAGCCGATTTCGAAACCAACGCTTGCGTTTAGACCTGGACCAAGGTTTACAGAGTTGTTCCAAGTCTGGTTGCCTGTAAAAGTGTTATTAGCAGAAAGTCTAGGAACTTTAGCTGTATCAATGTCAATAGTTACGGCTGCAGAACCAGTGAAGGGGCTTGTTCCAGTTGTGGCTGTAAGACCTTGAGTTCCAATTGTGAGTGCGTTAGCTACTACAGTTCCTTGACTTCCCTGTAGACCTTGAGTTCCCTGTGCACCTGTTGCGCCTTGCGTACCTGTGATTCCTTGAATGCCTTGGATTCCTTGTGTTCCTTGAGAACCTGTAGCGCCTGTAGTTCCTGTTAGGCCTTGGATTCCTTGTGTTCCTTGCGAACCTGTAGTTCCTTGTGAGCCTGTTGTTCCTTGTGAGCCTGTGTCGCCTTTATCGCCTGTTCTTACAAAGGTGACTATAA